CCATTTTCAATCATACTGGAAAATTCACCGCCGCTCATAAACATGCCGCCATTGATTATCATAGTGCCATGATTAACGGCAGTATAATAGCCATTACCTGATACGTCAGTAGTACGTTGTAATTTACCATTATTAATAGTAATATTACCATTATTAAAAACTGCGGCATTATTATTTTTATTGCATTCAATAGTGCCTTGGCCCTTGATAGTTAAATCGCCGCCTACTTTGATATCTATTGGAGTTTTTTCATTATTGATAATATCATTACCATTTAATTCAATAGTTAATTCTTTATCAATAGAAACACTGTTATCAAAGTTAGCATTAAGACGAATTGTACTTCCAGCTGGAGCCTTCATAAATGCTACATCAATAGATTGATAAGGCACGCCATCTACAACTGCTGGATTGTCAGTGTATTCTTGAACATTAACAACTTTAGTTCCGCCTACATAAGATAGTTCATTCCAAGGGGTTGAACCATCGCCGACTTTAATCTAATGTGTATCAAGCTCTACGCCGATTTCACCAGCTGCAAGAATTATATTCTTTTTAGACCAACTGGTTGATTTACCGCGTCTTAACTTAATAATTTCAGCCATCTTGTGTTCTCCTTTCTTTAATCATCATCTATAGAGCCGCCATCCCAGCCGCCTGTTGACTTGGAAGTATCTTCTTTGTCAATATCGCCGCCATCTTTGCCGCCCTTATATGAAAGAATAAACATTTTCATATTGTCCTTCTCCTTTCATATTTAAAATTATTTTATATTGCTCTATACCTGTTGGACCGAAAATTTCTTAAATGGAATTTTAATTTAAGCATTTGGTTTTAATGGTCCAAGCCGGCCAGAGCAACTTATAACCTACTGTCTTTAAAATATATAAAAAAAAAGATGGACTGATTAATCTAATCAGTCCATCTTTATAGAAAGGATGAAATGCAATGAACGAATTTGAAACGAGTGGCGCGGAACTGAGGTGTCGATCCCCATCCCTGTCACAGGACCACTTGTTTTCAAGACAAGGCTTACCGCCGGGCAAGTTAATTCCGCATACCATAATTGGCTATAGACCCTTAACTATCTATGATTTAAATACACCACAATTACCATAAAGCTTAGCGATACCAATTATTTTAATAAACAAGACTCATTGAAAAGCCAGAAGAAAAAATGCGAAATTTAGTTTACTAAACTAGCTAAAAAGAAAAAACTTTTCAAAATATACTTTATTTTCTTTATTATACTTTTTCATCTATTAGTAATAAATAAGTATTGTAGAGCCTTTACAGGCAAAAGTTTGCTGAAAATGAGTCTTAATACGTATGGCATAGGAGCAAGGGATTCGAACCCTGGATGTGCAGCTACAATTAGTTTTGGAGACTAACCCAATCGACCACTCTGGCACTCCTACATATAATGGCGGAATCGCCGCGACTCGAACGCGGACTACCCAAGAGGTAGGATGGATTAGCAATCCATTGGAATACCATTATCCCACGACTCCGAATATAAAAAAATAGATAGTAAAAAACAAGCATTGCGCCAAGGCGTAAAAACTCTATCTATTGTATAGTTTTTGTTCCTTACATATTTAAATATATAAGAAAGGATTACCGGTAGCCTGCCGCCTAATGACAGGATTTCCTATAACCGGACTTTATATTCACACCGTGGCCTCGGTGGAACGAACTCTTACAAAATGTTCAGCCTGACGTTTTGGCATCCAAATCAGAGTACCATCATAAAATCTGAAAAGATAAGTCATGAAATTGTCCTTATCATCAGTCTTGCGGCACTTACCCTTGCCATACTTCTTACACCAGACCTTATCTCCTGGATTGAACTTCATTATTTTCTCCTTAACAATTTTAACAAAGCCCTAAAATCATTTGCTGGATTTGAACCAACTCTAAAAAATTTTTGCAGAATTTCTTATTTAACCTTATTAAAAATTGCTGTGTGGGCTTTTCATATGGTTGCGGGAGTGGGATTCGAACCCACGATAACCAGTTTATGAGGCTGGTGTCTTAACCACTTGACGATCCCGCAATATTAACAAGACAATTTTTATACGTTGCGCTACCAATTACGCTATATCCGATCTTCAACCAGACAGTAGGACTCGAACCTACAACACACGGCTCCCAAAGCAAATTTATAATTGCTGTATTGTCTTTCATAAATGGTGGAGCCAGAGGGAATCGCACCCTCGACTTTGAATTAAATTCAACGTTTTCCTACCATAAACTATGTCCCCAAATATGATGGTTATAAAACTTAATCTAATGCAGGCATCAGACTAATAGAACGCTCCATCAAGTTCTATGCACCAGTTGAGTTGTATGTTTTCCGCGAGTGCGGTGGCGGATGCAGAAGGGTATGATCCTCCGACCCATTGATTAACAGTCAATTGCTCTACCAACTGAGCTATGCATCCATATTCATAGGGAAGGCTTCTAGAAAACCCGTGTGCTTACCACCCTACGTGTTTGGAATATATCACACTTAATGGTGGAACTTGCGAGAGTCGAACTCGCTTTGCCTCAAGCTCCAAATATTATAAATTTTTCATAAATTAATAAGAAATAATTTTTTCCCTATTAATTAATTTATATTTATGAGAAGTTAATTTTTTATGACAAATAGGACATAATATGATTAAATTCTCTAATTCATTGTGTTCTCTATTTTCATTAATATGATGAACTTCTAAAATATCTTTATCTTCATCCCAACCACAGATAGCACATTTATGAGGATAATATTTAAAAGCATTTTTACGATAAGTATATATACTTTCAATATTATTTCCATAATGATTTGGTTGAATTTCTTTCAAACCAAACTCTATCCGTTGAGCTAAATCTTTATGTTCTCTACAGCAAAAATATATTCCACTTTTTGAATTATTCAATTTAGAATTTGGACGAATAAATTTCTTTCCACAATAAGCACATTCTAATTCAGTTCTATTTGCAGAAAATTTTTCATTTTTCTTTTCTTCTGAACATTTAGGGCAAGAGCATCTTACTTCTTTTGGACCTCGCATAAAACATTCTGCGGATGCTTGAAAAACAATATCATGAATATTGCATTTTAAATCTATTGGTTTAGATTTTCCTTTATATTCACTTATAACAAAATATTTATCCCCTACACATTTATAAACTCTTTGTTCAAATTCTTCTTGAGTTAATTTTCTAGGCATTTAATTCAACTCCTTTTTTCCTTCTATTATATTTAGCAAAATTTTTGAGGAGTTTAATTAACTTTGCCCGATTTTTATTTTTGTCCACTATTAGCATTACCCATCATCTACCTCGTGGCGGTTGTGGATCTTAGATGACTGGAACACATGAGAATCGAACTCATCTGCTTTTCTCCTTGCAAGGGAGACGACCACTCCATGCAGTCCCGTGCCCCAAATATGATAGTTATAAAACTTAATCTAACCAGATTAATAGAACGCTCTATCAAGTTCTATGTAACAAAATCGCTTATATCGAGAAAACGAATGGCGATGCTAAGGGGACTCGAACCCCTGACCTTCGGAGAGACAGTCCGACATTCTAGCCAACTGAACTATAGCACCATATAAGAATAATTTTAATTATTTTCAATAAATTTCCATTTATAACCATAAGCACTTTGTCTTTTACCTAAACATACAGCGCTTATATGAGTAATATCAGGTTTATTAATAGCTCTACCTGCACTTCCAATAGATGGAAATATATTTAAAATTTTTCCAGTTTTTTTATCACATTGAGCAACTTTTTTACCTGATTTAACTAAATTAACTTCTTGTTGAGAATAAATTTTTTCTTTTTTTTCTTTAAGAATTCTTTCTACACTATCAGAAGAAATTCCTAATTTACGAGCAGTTTCTTCAATATTTTTAATTTCTTGATAAGAAGCAATAATTAAATCATAATCAAGATACTTTTTACCATCTCCGCCTATTGTAGCATTATATCCCCATTTAAAAGAACCTAATTTTTCAATCCAATAAGTTTCTCGATTATTAGCATCATCAGTTTCTTCAATTAGTTCAATATGAAAATGTTCTACTCCATATTTTCGCATTGCTGAATATAATGGACGTTTTTCATTGCGCTCTCTAAAAGCATCTTTACAATGTTCTTTAAAACGTTTTTCAATAGAAAATTCAGTTTTACCAACATAAATTTTCTAATTTATATCATTAATAATCTAATAAATGTATGCCATAATTAAACAGCTCCTTTTTATTTACTTTATTCTACATTAGTTAAAACAAGATACACCGCGTGAAGGTTGTAGAATTTGTATCTCTACTCCCAGCCGGATTTGAACCGGCGACTCCAGCGTGAAAGGCTGGTGACTTAGACCACTTGTCGATGGGAGCATATTTATTCATCAGAAATCATTTTTTCAGATTTTTCTTTTTCCTTCGCTCTATCATATTCCATGCCCTTACCTTTCTTGGCAGGCACAATTGATCTACGACGGCGGAACAGAAGATACTCGTTCAACTCTGTGCTGTCCATTTTAATTGCAGGTTTCTTAGTAGTTGCCATTTCAAATATCTCCTTTATTATTATATATATATTATATAATATTTTTTTTAAATTTTCAAATTTATTGGTGCAGGATATTGGATTCGAACCAATGACCTCTTGGGTGTAAACCAAACGCTCTAACCAACTGAGCTAATCCCGCATACAGTCTATTTAACTAAACTACCAAGAAAAATTAAATAGACCTTTATAAAAATTCCTCATTGGGTATGGAGGGTGTATTAAACTGGCTTTTACAGTAAGCCCAGTAAAATGGACCTGCCTGACTTCCACAATAATGGTACTATCGGTCCATCTGTCCGCCTGATTTTACAGGGAGTTTATAAGATTTATACTTTTTAACTCAAATGGTGCGCCAGGCGGGGATCGAACCCGCGTTGCCCTGCTTATGGTGCGGAATATTGGATTTGAACCAATACATTAAAATGCTACTTACATCAATTCCACAAAGGCAGGTGCCATACCACTTGGCCACTGGCGCATATCGCATTTTAGAGGTTCCGGACCCTCTTGAGCAGCGTCACTCAAATAAGATTTTGCCACCTAATTTTTAAAATCTTATCAAAAAACAAACCGGTTTTTTAGCTGAACCTTTAACTCCCTTTCCGCTTTTACTTATATGTCAAGAAACAGCCAAAGAGTAAGTATAAAAGACAACATATGAAGAATTTGTTTATAGACAAGCTTCAAACACTCGTCTTGCGGTCATGTTATTTTATAATCAAGTAAGTAATAACTTTAACCGCTTCCTTAATCTAAATAATCTTTAATAATAATCCTTTATTTATTTAGGCGATTATCATTTCCTAGCTTTAATTACTCCTTCTATCGGGATCGAACCAATACCTCCGCCTCTTTCAGGCAGTATGCTTCCATTACACCAAGAAGTAATATACATATGGCTTATTTACATAACGATGGAGCCACCAACCACCGAGCCTTGATTATAATGAGTATAGCTACTACTTCACTGTTGGTACCGGTGAAAGGATTCGAACCTTCACACCTTATATATTAAATATTTTTCCAATCTTCATCAGAAATTTTTTTAATTTTTAATGACTAATAAGGTAAATCATAATTTTTACACCATTTTCTGACAGCATTATCAGAAACTTCATACATTTTCCCTATAGTTACAAATGGTGTAGTTCTAATTAATTCTTTTAAAATTTCTCTATCTGGAGATTTAGAATTTTGTCTAAATTTAGATGCACAAGATTTACATCTAATAGCTTTTAAACATATCTCTTTTCCACAATCACAACAATAATTTTTCTTTTGAATATGATTGGTGCGGGATGAGGGACTCGGACCCTCACACCTGTCGGCCTCACCGTCTAAAGATGAGTTGTCTACCTATTCCAGCAATCCCGCGTATTTACCGATATTTGCTCCACTATTTCCATTTTGAATTGAATGACAATTAGGACATAAAATTTGTAGATTATTTAAATCATTATCAAAATGGTTTCCATTTTTATGATGTAATTCTAAAGGTAATTTAATTCCTTGCCACATAGAAATACCACAAATTTCACATTTGTCTTTTTTCAATCCATCTTTTACTAATTTTTGTCTTAAAACAGAAGAGCTAATATACTTATGATTATCAATATAATAAATAGCTGGCTTATAACATCGAGGATTTTTATTCTATCCTTTTTTATAAGGCTATCCCTTATATTCAATATTCATTTTCTCCAAATAAGAATTTAAAGTTTCAGGTTTACAATGCAACTATTCACATATATAACGTTTAGATTTTTCTTCGTTTATCCACTAACGAATTTCTTTTTCTTTTTCTAAAATATCTGAACGAGCCATAACAATCTCTCCTTTCATAATATATTAGAAATTAAAAATTATTCATTAATGGAATTGAACCAAAAAATTTTCAGTTCAATTCCATTCGCCTATGCCATTCGGCTACACCGGCTTATGGTGGAAAGAAGTATTTCACCTTTTATAGCACGCTTCTCCCCGTTCCCGTGCTACCTCTCTCCCAATTAGCTTGATTACAAGAGGATTTCATTATGAAGTTCATCATAACTACCCGATTTCCCTTTGCCTCAGTTTATTTTTAATTGGTCTATTGCCAACGGCAGGTGACTAATCTGCCTAGTTCAAATCGGAAACCCCATGTGTAAGACCAATTGGTGGGACAGGGAGGTATCGAGCCTCCATCCTTTGGTTTTTCAGACCAATGCTCCGACCTCGTAAGCTACTGTCCCATACAAATGAGAATTTATTTCTCATTTATTTTGTATATATATTTTATAATATTTTTTTTAATTTTTCAATTTTTCTTTAATTACAATATGCCAAGTCATATTATTAGTATTACTTCTTTTTCTTAATTCACCAGTTGTTTTACTGATAAAATAATCAAAAGGATTAAATACTGAACAATAAGTACCAAATAAATTTTGATCAAAACAAAAAACTTTATTATTTTCTTGATAAAATGCTGTATTAAATTTTAAAAGAGTTTCTTTATCTTTAATTGGAGCCGATGAAGTACCGCTTCTTTTGCAATAAGGTTTTTGAATTTCAAAAGTATAATTATTAAAAAAATCATCAAAAGCCACAAGAGAAATATTATTATTATTAATAATGATAAAAGCTCCTACTCGTTTAGCTCTATAATGCTCTTTTACAAAATTTATACAAGTTTCTTCATCATTTTTACCCAAATAAATAGCTTCAGCATATGGGTTATTACTGATGGTACTTTTAGTAAATTGCCCGCATCGAGCACCATTAGTAATATCTTTTACTTCAATATAGCAATTATATAAAGGAGAATAAATATCTGAAATAGTAGAATCATTACGTCCTTGATAAATCGCATCATTATCATAGTTATTTTTAAACCATTCAAATGCTTTCTTTTCACTTTTCTCCCAATTCATCATAATATTGTTCCTTTATCCCTTTAAAAATATGAATTAACACATTTCTATCAATGGCATTGCCCAAGCAAAAACCCACTTCTCTAGGGGTTAAAACAGAACAAATCTTTTCTGCTTCTGCTTTAGTCCAACCCATTATTTTACAAATCTCAATTGGAGTAAGTTTATAAATACTATTATTACGAAGATACAAACCACCGCTTGATCCGGCTTTTCCTCCACCAGAAGCAGTTAATGTAACTCCTTGCCCAAATATAGAATAAATTCGATTTCCTTGACCACCATTTTTATAATCACAGAGTTTTTTAGCTCCATTATAATATGGTGTAGTAATATCACTTGGGCCATCATAACTATCAATGAAATATTCTTCGTTAATTGGCTCTAAAAAATCTTTTAAAGTAGTTTTAACATTTTCAGCTAAAGGGAAAATAAACTTTTTTAAAGGAGAAATTACTGAAACCATGAATACACGATCTCTAATAGTTGCTCCGCCATATTCATAAGCTTTTATTTTCTTCCAGCTAGATACATAACCTAATTCAGCTAAACTATTAATCCACTCTTGAAATTTTGGCATAAAAGTATTATTACAAATATTGGCCACATTTTCCATTAAAAGAATTTTTGGCTTTGGAGAAGAAAGCAAGAGACGATATACCTCATAAATTAATGAAGAATTTTTTCCTTGAAAACCTTCTTGCTTCCCTGCAATAGATAAATCAGTACAAGGGAAAGAATAAGTCCAAATATCTGCATAGGGTAAAATATCAATTTTTGTGATATCACCAAAATTATTATATTCACCATTCAAAACTTTATATGCTTTCAATGGTCGTTCATCAATTTCGCTAATACCTATTGATCTAATATTTGGATCAATTTTAACCAAAGCTGAAATCTATGTCCCAATTCCCGCAAATAATTCAATAATAGTCATTCTTTCCCTCACTCTCTATATAATATAATAATATTTTTATTAAAAATCAAATTTATTAAACTTCAGAATGACGAACAAAAAATTCAATAAATAAACCTTCATCTTGCTTACTATCACAAAAAAGTTCCAGTTCATCGCCATGCTGACCAAGTAATGCACCAAGTGCAATATACTGTGAAAGTGCAGATTTCATATTGTATCTATCGCCCTGCGGACTAACCAGCCATACATTACTATGAGCACGATTAACTGCTGAAATAAAATCTTCAACCTGCTTAATATTTGTCAACTTCATTATTTTAATTCCTTTCTATTGGAATATGGTGCTCCCGTCGGGATTTGAACCCACATCTGGCGATTTGGCCCAAAATGTTAGATTTGAACTTACATCTTTCTTGCGCATAAACTATTTTACCATTTAAACTAATTTTGGATAAGTCGCCGGCTCTGACCAATTGAGCTACGAGAGCATTTATTTAATTTCTTATTGATTACTTATATATTATATTATATTTTTTTAATTTTTTCAAATTAAGAAATTTACCCAAGACTTTTTATACTTGGCTCCAAGGAAGGAATTTGAATCCTTATTTTCAGAATTAACTCTGATGAATTATCCAGTTATTCGACCACGGAAAAAAGTTTAAGTTGCTGTAAAAGCCTTTCTCTTTTCATATAAATATTATATAATATTTTTTATTAAAAATCAAATAATTATTTTATTCAAACAAGACTTATTTGGTTTGGTTCCGCTGGGTTTAACCGCTTCCCTACCTCCGCCATATAGTGGTGGGGAGGGCAGGATTCGAACCTGCGTAGCATTCGCGACGGATTTACTGTCCATTTCTTTGCTGTTAAAGTCTTTATTTTCTTTATTTTGTATATATATTATATATTAATTTTTATTAAATATCAAATTTATAAATTTTTTCTTGTGAATGATTATCAATAATTTCAATTAATTCATTAAGATAATTTTTATTTTCTGCAACTTTATCAATTTCAATAGCTAAATTTAAAGCTGTATAACTAAAAGAGAGCTATTCTTTAATTCCAGGAATTTTTTTTATTTCTTCAGTAAATTGCTATAAATTACTTTTATTCAAATAAAAATTTCCCAACAATAAAAATAAATTAGTTTTACCATTAATTAAAAAATAAATCTAATCTAAAATTTTCCAAAATTGTTTATCTATTTTTTTAAAATTATTAAATAGTAATTTTAAACAATAATTTATATAACTAATATTTTGTTCAAAATTAAAATTATTAAAATCAGTGTATATTAACTAATTATCAAAATTATAATTATTATTAATAATCTACAATAATAATTTATATCTATTAATAAAAATTTTATCTTGAATTTCCATAATTTTATATAATTCTATACCTTTATATTGTTTTAATATATCTTTATGTAAAATATACTTTTGAAATAAATATTCATAAATAGATAAAATCTAAATATCCATATCATATTTTTGAAAGTTTATATTTTTATAATCACTTATACAAAATAAAATATTATTTTGTATAAGATACATATAATATATTTTACAATTATATATATTTTCAATAAATGTTTTTAAATTATAATGGTTCATTCCTACCAGTTCCACTACATGTGCCAGTACAACTTGTGCATAATCCAGAACAACTTCCTCCACACAATCCAGTACAATCGTTAGCACAATGTCTTGTACAGCTACCGCTGCATCCGCTACACCCAGTCTGGCATCCACCTGAGCAAGAACCACTGCATCCATCACAACTGCCACTACAACTGCTTCGACATCCGCCTCTGCAAGTGTTTTGGCAGCCTCCTTGGCAAGTATTCTTACAACTGCCTAAACAAGTTCCCTGACATTGTACTCCACAACTTTCACTACAACTAGTAGAACATAATCCAGTGCAATAAGCTGAACATCCAGTATTCGAATCAGTTAATCCCATAGCTTGATAAGCTGTAATTTTTGCCTCTAATGTACTTAAATCATCATCTTTAATAACATTTATATTTTCATTCTGATTTTCAATATTTATTGCCGCCATAGGTTCTACCAGTTTTGTTATATGTTCTTTTGAAATAACTTTTCCATTATTAGGCTAAGTAGTATAATCATAAGAAGTCCCTCCATATGAACTTACACTACCTATATATTTACGACGTAAACATTCAGCCTTTATTTTTTTCTTTAATTCATTGAATCTATCAGAAGTTATTGTCGTGCCTATTTTCATTTGTCATTGCCTCCTTTATTATATTATATTCATCCTAAGAGATAATTTTTAATGCTTTTTCCATATCTCCATTAAATTTAAATCGTTTATTCGAGTTTATTTTTTTTAAAATAGAATTTAAATAATATAAAGAAGCTAGAACTGTAGCATAATGCATATCACAAATATAAGTAACTCTTTTATTAACATTACCTGTTTCTTGATAATTATAAGCTGTACACCAAGAGCATCCTCCAGAAATTTCACAATCTAAACATTTTTGAGGAGATTGACTAATAACTGTTATTTCAGATAAATCTTTTAATCTATTGATGGTTAAATTATCTTGGCCTATTCCCTAATAAATATCTCCAATATAATATTCTGGCTGATTACTTATGCTATCTTCCATATAACGTAAACAGGGATAATATTTACCTTTCCAATTTAAGGCTAACATACGACCATTCCCGCCGCACCAATTATCATTAGATAAATTTTTACTTCCATCATTAATATAAAAAATAGATAAATAAACTTTATCCCACAAATCATTATTTAATAAATAATCAGCAATTTTTTTTAACTAATAATATAATGTAGTGGCATGGTTAAGTTCCCAACCTTTTTCATACACACAATTTAGATTGATTTGACTATAACCATTGTTTATCATTTCTAAAACAGCGTCATATAAATAATCTATATTAAATGGAGAGATAGTCATTTTACTCCCGATCCATTTGTTATAATTATGGCTATAATGTAATGCGGCGGACAATGCTTTATCATAACTACCACTACCATCAGGGAAAACTCTACAAGCATCATGTAATTTTTTATTTCCATCAATAGAAATTGATAAACTTAAATTTTCATTATTTTTTTTAATATACTCTTGTACTTTTGGTTCAAAATATAAAATACCATTAGAACTAATTGAAATTTTATATTTAGTGGCCCAAGGATGCCGCAATTCAATCATTTTATTAATAAAATAATCAGTAATCTAATCAATTAATTCAATTTCTAAAAATGGCTCTCCACCTATAAATTCTATTACTACTCCTGGTATTTTATAAGAGTCAATATAATTAATAACTTTACTGTCTCTTGTTAGTATCTAATCAATCATCTATTTAGCTGTATTAAAGGATAATTTATGTTTTCCTTTATGTCCTTGATAACAATAAACACAATTTAGACAACAATCATCTGTAACCTAAAAAGTTAATGTAAATACAGCCTAAGAATTTAAGCAATCATTAGAATATAAACGACTTATAAAATCAGAAAATTCTTCAGGAATATTAACTATCTTAGGAAATAACATCAATATTTACCTCGTTTGTCTAAAAATCTAAATTCCAATTACAAGTTTGATTTCCAATTACTGGTTTAATATAATTATTTTCTAATTCTAATTTAGCTAATTCATATTCAGCAAATAATTCTATATACTCATTATGATAATCATCAAAAGCTTTATTTCTAATATTTTGTCTAATTAAAAATTGACATAAATTTTTTCTAGCTTCAATTTCATAATTTAATTTCTAAAGATAATTTACTTCTTCTTGAGGAATTATAATCTTCTTCATATTTTTATTCCTTTCTTATATAAGAAATTTAATTATTTAATTAATATAATATGCCCTATATAAATAATTATAACATAAAAATAAGAGAAAGTCAATTTGACTTTCTCTTACAAACCAAGCTTTTCAATTAAAGCTTTTAAATTTTCTTCTTCTTCTGGACTAATTTCTGTAGCCTTTTTCGCAGGCTGAATTGTTGCTCCATCTTCAAAATTAAGTTCATTATTACCAAAATCCATAGAACCAAAAGATTCAACAGGCGTTTTTGGACAAGTTAGACTAATTGCAATCTGAATATATTGTCCATTTTCTTTAGCTCGCACATAATACTTTTTATCATAAGATCCAAGGAAATCTTCACCAAATGCTTCTGCAATTTTTTCTACAACAGCATCTTTAGCAATACTACCTTTTGCCATTATTCATTCTCCCTATCAAATAAAATTTCATCATAACAAGCTTCACAATAGTAAGCATTGTTTTCTTCATCATAAATTAAATCTTTTTTATCATAATACATATTACAATTATCACATATCTAATAATTGTCTCCGCAATTGCGACATACATAACCATCATCATCATCTAATGATATTGCTTCAGGAATATAGATACGTCTACCACATTCTCTACAGAAAGTAAAATCTTCTGTTTCTTCTGTACCATATTTAAGTTCGCAATCAATACAAAGCATTGTATCTGTTAAAACACAATCATTTTTACCACAAATACAACATTTTACATCATGTCCTATATTAACTTTAGTAGTAGTACGAGTTCTTGGAAGAATTAATTTATCTTGCGGAATGCCTTCTTCATGCCAATAAGGTTCACTATAAGCAATACTAAACCAATAATCATATACAGTAGAATGAAGAGGATCATTATAATGTAAAGGATTTTTTGGATCAATAATAATCTTAATATCTGGGGCCATAATATATCCAGTAGGCAATAAACGACAATCATTAGAAATAATCTTATCATTTACTGTAAATGTATTATATTTTTCATGACACCAATCAGTAAAACTATATCCTTGCCCAAAAAATGTTTCATACAATTCAAGTGCAAAATCTTGTAAGCCTTTACTTTCATAAGGATAGTGACGACCTGAAATAATCATAGTATCATCATTAGATACATGAAGAAGCATACGCCACTTCTTATCTGCCCACGGCACATCATCTGGAAATCTGGGCAGAACTGCGTCATGTTCGCTCTTAATATAACATATAATTGTACAATTATCAGTCATATAAGATAAATTACCAGCACGATATTCTCCATCAAGTGCATGGCATGACCGCCAATTATGTGTGTTTTCACTTAGGCTAAGATAATCCAATGGATGAACTGACATACAAAAATATCCATTAATTTTTGTATTTTGAATAAGCATACTTGCCTTATCTTGTATTTCAGTAAGAGTTTCTTTATCTTCTACAAAATATTTAAATGCTTTAATTATTTTCATTCCTTTTGGAATAATAGTTCCATTATCCATTGGATAATCTTCGCTTAAAATATTATTATAAAAATTTTCTCTATTATTTTCAACAAAATTTTTTAACTCAAATAAGTTATAACGCCAACGAATATTATCAATAAAACAATCTAATTCAGCCTTTTTATCATCTTCTGAAATAGACATTGTAATAGGCGTATGACTTTGATAAATTAATTTATTGCCGGGAAGTCTACTATAAAATTTACATTTATTTTCTTCCCAATCGCTCATTAATTTATCAATATTTAAAAGGTTAATATCCAGCCCCTATGAATAGGCAATAACCTTCTTTACTTGTTCTTTAATTTCATTTAAATTACAACAGGGACTCGACATTTATTACATACTCTTTCTTTCATATTATTTGAATAAAATAAATTATAACATTTTTCACATTGATGAATATTAGGGTCAAGAGCCAAGCATTCAGGACATACATGAACCTTTACTCCATCAATATCAAGAGGGAAATCTTCCCACTCATAATACAACTGATTACAAAAACTACAATTAAGAAGTTTATCATCATCAAAATCATAAGGCATATGATATTTATTAGTTAATGTAATCCACTGAAGGTATTCTTTACTGGGAATAAACTTATATTTATCTGCATTTTCAATATCATCGAGCATTTTACATACTTTATTAATTGTATTATACAATGTTCTAATATGTAAATCTTCATTTTGAGTATGTTCATGATGATAGCCAACTGATAAATTTACTCCGGCAATTTCCCATTCAGGCATAATAATACTAATATCTGTGAATGAGCCTAATGCTTGCCTAAAACCAAAACTTTCAACATAATCTACAAATGTAAAATTTTCACACTCGTAAAAGACACAATCTCTTTCACCAGCTCTATCAAGCTCAATCATGTACTTAATATTTGGAGCTACTGGATGTGCTTCAACAAATACATGTGCCCCATAGCCGCCCATTTCTTCATCTGTTGTAAAAAGAACATAAGGTCTATACTTTTTGCGTAAAATCTGAATAATCGCAAAAACACCTGCTCTATCGTCTGCTCCAAGACCTTCCTTGCCTTTATAAACTGCTCTTTTCTCATTATAAGTAAATTGACGAATTGGCTGTCTAAATACAGTATCTACATGTGCAATAAGCATAACAGGAATATTACCTTCAGCATATACATAATCTTCTGTAATTTCTACATTAGAATATTTATTAGATACAAAATCACCAAGAGCTTTCAAAAGACCTACTTCACTAATCTTAAATAGCCCTTCCAAAAGCCCTCTACAATTTTCAGTAAAATCAGGAACTAAAACTTTTTTACCCATTTCTTATTCCCTTCTATTATTATATAAATATTATATAATAATTTTATTAAATAATCAATTAGGGCTTATCCGTTCCTGGTCTTCTCCCTCATGCTCGACAATATACTCCTTGGCCCATTGACGTCCGGCCCGTTCAAAATATAATACTTTATCACACATTTGACAATAGGGCTTAGGTGTTTCACATACTTGTTTACAATTAAGACGCATTTCATCAAGACCTTCATACACCAATCTATCATCAATATTAGTATTAAGTCCAAAAATTAATGAATTCATGTCATTTGGCCAAGACTTATCTTCAAAATAAATGCGGTAGAAGGCTCTTTCTTGCGTAGGTCCATCATTTTCAAATTCACAAACATCAAAATATGGTTCATAAATATCAAGTTTTTCCGGACGAACCCAAGTGCCATGTAACCCACTCATTTGTGGAATATGCCCTTGAATATATGCCCGATTTGGCACAAGTCTTAATGGAATATCTATTTTTTTTACTTCATTTAAATCAAAGAAAATAGGAGCATCAATATAAGCATATGATACACCTAATTTTTTTAGATTATACAGCTCATAATATGTTTTTGCTGGTTCACTATAAAAAAATTTAAAATCGTATTTCTCCATCCAGCGTAATGTAAGCAATGGATTTAAATCATGTAGCCGGATATAAAAGGTATGACCCTAATGTAGGCCGGCCTTACAAGTGGCTATACTTTTCCAATCCATTGGTTTGCCTTTTGGAGCATCTATGACAAAATCTTTATCAGGATATTTTTCTACTAAATCAAGAAGTTGGTCAATATATGCCCATTTAACCTCAACCTAATCTGCCTTTTGGAGATATTGTTCTTCTTGATTATGTCTTAAACAAACTTTCATTTTTATCTACTCCTTTTTTATATTATTTTACCATATTATTAGCATTTAGTCAAAAAAATTCTTAAAACGCTTTTCAATTTGGATGTTCGGTATAGACGCTTGACCTTGGCCGGAGCAGCACCCTAAAAGGGCAAAACAAAAAGGCCGGTTTCCCGACCCTTCATTTATTAAGCCTTTGCGTAGCACATGGCGTGCCGCGTCTTTTCACCCTCGCCACCGGGGACCTTCATCTCCTGCTTCTTCACCAGACCATCGCGGACAAGACCGGCCAGACGATGACGAACCTTACCAAGGGTAATCTCTTCATCATCAATGGTATCGTGAATTACATCAGCAGTGCGGAACTGCTCATCAACTGCGGCAAATACCTTCTCACGTGCAACATCAGGCTCAGCCTTCTTAGCTTCACGCTTCTCACGGTCCTTGGCATTACGCTGATCAATACGATCAATCTCTGTCTGACAGAAATCAACCAGAGTCTGTGCATCAACTTCGACCTCTTCACCACACAGCTTGCCAATCAGAGCATCATACAGCTCACGCTTTGTAAACTTCTTTTCCATAATTTAATAACTCCTTTTATTTTTCCTTTATTTTATGTATATATTATATTATTTTATTTTAAAAATTTCAATTAAATCGCAATTGACTTATTGTAACTATAAAAACGCTCAGGATAACGACGAATAGCATAAGTATAATCAGTAATTATAGTAGAATAAGGATCATTAGAAATTATCTTTTTAGCCTCTACATTTAAATCATCTTCTTCAATTAAGAGAGCCACCCTACCATAATAAGGACCGCCATCCAATCGAATTGTTTCAGCTCTAATATCAGTATCTCCTAGATACTTTAAATATTCTTTATTGGCAAGACATTCATTACAAATATAATGCTCATCATAATCAATATTAATAGTTTGATTGTCAATATGTCCAACAAATACAGTAGTGAAATCTTCATCAAAATGAGCATCCTCACAGCATAAACATCTATGTAAATCATTATAACAATCTTCGCAAACCCATTCACCATCTACTTCAATTGCATCATTTGTATTAACTCGTTCGCCACAACAATAACAATAAGTAGGTGGATCACAGTCTTCACAAACTACCATTTCAGTGTCATCAGACCAATAACCATTTTCGCCGCAACACATACAAGTCATTAAACCAGAATAATTAATTGCGAATGTACGATATTTATTGTCTGGTGGATTAATTGAAAAAATTCCATAATTTTCTGTATTACCAAAATCATTATACATTTCATTTGTTTCAAAATCCAACAGGAAACGATTATCCTTATCTTCTTTATCTTGCCAAGCTTCGATATAAGAACAGCTATCTAAACTTTCTTGTGGCTTTTTTCTATTATAACGCTATTCGGTTTTTTCTTCAACCAAATTAGCAAGCCAATTTACAAGAGCTTTATCAAATGCAATATTGTAATAAGGATAAGATTTTACAGAACAAATAGCTTTTGGATGAACAATAATCAATTCTCTCCAACTTTTGGAAGTCCATTCAATAGAAGTATTTGCTGGATAATAAGGTTTAGTAGTAATATATGCTACAACAACTAATGGACTATTCATCATTTCAATAGTACCAGCACGATAACTTCCCGGTCCTTGAGTCCAGTTCATGCAACTTTCCCAACAATTTGCATTATCGCTCATAGTCATATAATCCAAGGGATGAATAGACAAAGTAAATTTAATTTTAGATTTACGTACTTCAGTAATACGTGAAATATGATTGCGAAAAATTTCAAAATCAGGTAAATCAAATTCTTTAGCCATTTTCTGAAGAACTTTCATTACCTTAGCTCCTTCTGGAACTTTAACTATTTTACCATCTTTATTGTGATAAGTAAATCCTTTAACAACTCTATTAGTAAAAAGTTGATAAGCTTGAATTAAATTATATATTGCATGCCTTGTTGCATAAGTATTTTCAAAATAAGTAGTATCAGATTCAAATAATCTACGAAGATTTGTAATAAAATTGATACCAGGATTAGTGCTATAAAGATACTCATTAACTTCTCTTACTTTTTTGTTATCTCCATCTTCAACCTGGATTTCCTTCTCCAACATTAACTTTTCGCCAAAAATATTAAATAGAGTTTGTTTACTCTTATTCCATTCTCGAAGGATATAATCAAGAGATGCTTTGAGTTTAATTGGGGAATTAACGCCACCCCATGTTTCAATATATTCAGTAATATATTCCTTATCTTGTGCAGTCAATGCTTCATAAGGTGTCATGATTATTTACTCCCTTTATTTTTTCTATAAATATTTTATAATATTTTTTTATAAAAATAAAAAAGGGATAAAGAATCAAATCTTTATCCCTTTTTATCTATGTTTAATTATCTTTTTTCTGATTATATGTCACAATAGGTTCACAAACGAAGCAACACATAGCACAAGAAACTTTAACAGCTTCTTCTGAATCATGTCCAAGATGAAGTGCTGTCAAAGCATAAGGAGCACCAGCACCGATGGCATAATAATCTTTAATTTCTCTAACCAAATATCCACAAATCTGGAAAAGATGACCTTCAAAAGCCATTAAATAACTATTCTTAATATCACGAGTATTAGCAATATCGCCTTTCCATTTACCAAATTCAGCAAAATAATTAAGAATTTCTCTCTCTGTAGCATTAAGCGGCTGATGATTTTCCATATATAGCCACATAAGGCTACATTCATCTGCATTACCAACACTACCAACAATCATATCATTTAAAGAAATAATTTTAGTAAAGTTAGTATTGGGGTCTTTTTCCCATCCATTAGTTAAAATACTATCTGCAGACATTTGAATATTATTATCATATACCTTCGCGGCAACTACGCTCATTTTATATTACCTCATTTAATATTATTTTATTTATAAATTATTCCTTTTAACAAATCGGGTAATTCATTATTAAGGACTTCTTTCCACCCAATTATGTTACCTTCAAAGCCTTCAAGGTCTTTGAAATTGCCAGTTGGGCAAGTTTGACTAATCTTACTATCTACAACAAGCTCAATTAATTCATCACAAATAATACCGTGAATTAAATCCCAGTTTTTTGTATGGCGGTCTTGCTTTTCATCAGCTTTAACTACCTTAATTTCTGAACCATCTTCACAAATAAAAATCCATTTTGAACCAATCTTACCGAAATACCTTCCAAGAGCACAAGCAGTATAGCCATCATCAGTAGCTAATGTGCCGTTTTCCTAAACAGTTAAATAATTATGAATTAAATCCCATTGAGGGCTATCAGTAGATGTAATATCAGTCCACCATTCAAAGGGTTTATTAGTATGGTCGATTCCGCAATTACAATATTCTGTAGGACCGTATTCGATTTCTGACCTGCTTCCGCCATCAACACTATAACTTATTACGTTAAAAGCATTTACTGGCATCATCATTAAAGCAACCATAGCGATTACAAGAATGACATTTAAGAATTTTCGCATATTAATTCTCCTTTAATATAAAATAAATAGCTAGTAAATAATACTATATTTTATATGAAAAGTCAAATTTAATAGCTAAAAAGAATTGACCGTTTAGATGCGGTCAATGTTATTTACAGTATCATCCATTTTATCATGCCAGAGAAAAATATCCTCTAATGAGTCAATGCAATTAAAATAGAGAATATTATGCTTATTGATAAATCGGTCAACATGATAATGCCCACTAAGCCATACATCATATGTAATCATATTCTTAATAGTTTCAAGCCACTCTTCCATAGATGTATCTACAGTAGATTGGTCTACTACTGAAAGAAATTTATCAACTGGCCTAAGAGAATAAGGGCAAGTGTGCGAGAGCACAAGGTCAAAATGCTTGTTAGTCTGCCGAATAAGTCTCTCTACTTCTGACTTCTCTGCATCAGTCAACTGCTCATCTTCCCACCAGAGCAGATTATTTTTAAGACGGTAATATTTATCAACAGAGTAAGCCCCGCAGATGACCAACGTGCGATATTCTCTATCTTCTGTTTTAAGATAATAAACCCCATAATTATCAAAATATTTAATCAAAGGGTAGGCCGGCTCATACCATACGTTAGCTTGGACATTACTATCCCAAATGCGTTCCATACCTTCAACATTCTCAGGACGTACCTCATGGTTACCACGCACGCAATAGATAGAATATCCAAACTGGCTTGCATACTTTTTCTTCATATCATCCCGGAATGTATTGCCACTATTGAAACCTACGTCACCAAGGATAATAATTGCGTAGTCTTTTGGATTTAAAATTCTAAACATTCTTGCGTTAAGCCATGTGAAATCGCCATGACAATCGCCTCGGACAACCCAGTCCTTGAACATTGAAGTTCCCTCCTTACGTATTTTCTTCTTTAGCCAACTCTTCCTTTAATTCTTCTACTTTTTCTATAACTGCACTAAGCACAACAGCTTGAGCACCAAATCTGGTAAAATGTTCAGTCAGCCATTTACCAAGATCATCAAAATTATTTTCAATTTCTTCAATATCTCGACTATCAATTTCAATAGTCATATTATCTTCAGACATTTAACATTTCCTTTACAATTCTTTTTTTCATAATAAGATAAACAATCTTATTCATAAAATCTTCAAGCTCTTCATTACCTTCATCCTTGGTCTTAGAACAATAATCATCAGCTACTCTTGTAATATTACTAATAGCAGTATTGGCTACAATTCGTGCAGTTTCAAGATTATAATGATAATTTTTTACATCAAGAAGATAATCACCCATTGGGGCTTGAAGACAATCTGCATATTTAACACCATCAATATAACGTCCAAGGTATCTTTCAATACGAAGCAGATGCATAAGCTGCTTGCTATCATAACCATATGTATCAATCAGATGGGCCTTAGTAGGATATCTATGTTCCATTGCATGGTATTTTTCCATAGCAATACCCTTCATTGTCTTAACTGCCTTGTAAGGATTATAGCGTGCAATAGCTTCACGCTCATTAAGCAGTGCCTGCCACTCATTCCAATACGTACTTGATGCCATTTTATAAGGCGTGAAGATACATTCAAGATAAGCCATATTCTGTTTCTTCAAACAATCAATGAACAAACGAATATCTTTAAAATCAATGTGTTCATCATTAGAAAGAATCTTGGTATAAGATACCGGCTTCTTATTCAATACAATATCTTCAAATGAAGGAAGAACAATAAGGCGGGTATCTACATCAGAATTTTGAGTATCAAGACCATAATTCTGGCTACCATAAGCCATTAAACTAACCCAATTTTCGCTTCTAATATTAGCTGCTTCTAAATGAGTTTCTACCTTATCCATAACCCATTTATCTGAATGGTAATTCATAATTATCACTCTCCATACATAATTTCAATTAAATCTCTGGTCAAAGCCGCTTCATTTTCAAGGCTATTAACCTTATTCATATATCCATCAGCATCCCAATCCAAATCTCTGGCTCTGGTACGAAGCTGAACAGGTGTCATATCCAGAAGTTCAGGATGCTCTTTAACCGAATCAAGAATATCTTCTTTCTGATATTTATTCCAATCAGTTTTTTCAACCAGTTTAATCAATTCTGCTATATTCATCGTCTTCAAAAATCCCTTCATATACAAATCCAATAGTATCAGAATAAACATTATCAATAGCATCATACTCTCGCACGTGTGAATAGCCCCAATAATATCTACTCTCTCCAGCGGCTTTCCGAATAATTTGATTAGCATATTCAGCATCAAGGGCAGCAACTAGACTAAATCCATGCCAACCTATCTGCGGCGGAACCAGATATACTTTACATTTATATTCAGTCATCAATAGTCTCCTTTACAACCCATTTGTATTCATTTTCCTCAGTAGCATTTCTGCAATGGAAATCTGGACAATAGCCATAACTTTCAGCAATCATTTGATGGTCACTATCTTTATGGAGAGAACAACCATATGGTCCACCATTTACAATCTGCATATTTCCATCTTTATCTTTCTCAAAAAAATAATCTAGAATAACATATTTACAAACATTACAACAGGCCAAGCGGAGACATTCTTCTGAGCATGCAATCATTTTATGAATCATTTTTCTTCTCCTTATAATAAGGGCATTTTGAACAAGTCCAAGAAAAAATTTCTTTTTTCTTTTCATTCTTTAAACAATAATACTTATAATCAGGATGATCAAACACATCACCGTGCCAAGGAGTCGTATCTTCATAACTAAAATATTTACATTCAGCCATATTACTCCTTAATAAAATGAATAATTAAATCATATCCATCTTCTGTTTCAATCATTTCATAAGGATGCATTGTATTAATTTTATAACCATCACGTTTCTGAATTTCAACACCCTGAGAACCAAAGGTATTAGGAAAAATACGAATTTTATTAGAAGTATATTTCCAAGACGAAATAAGAAGTAATCCAACAGTTACAACTAATAGAATAGTTACAATACATTTTTTAAACATCTGACATATCCTTCCAAGAGCAAGTATTAAGCCAATATCTTGTATGGTTATTTTCATCCTTAGAACTACCAGCCAAGCCTTGACCAATGAGACCACGCATTACACCCGAGGCACCCTGTGGTGTAATGTCAAAATCATACTTACGTTTAGCAAATGCAGAAATCTGTTTTGCGGTCAGAGTACCGCACTCACTCAAAACTTTAATTACAATCTTTTTCTTTTCCATTACATCCAATCCTCACTTGTTCTGTCATCATCAGGTCTTTCAAGATTTTCCATATCATTAATTCGGATAGGTTCCCAATTATAATGTGCGTGATGCAGCCAATCTTCCTTGCTCCAATTGACTACTTCTTCTTTAATCTCTTGGATTTGCTGAAGTCTATTGCGTGTTTCTATAATTTTTCGTTCACACTGATTGAAATTATTTTTAGAAGCTTCTTTACTTAACTGTCCATGTTTTGGAGCATGAAGATAGAAATTACAGCTTTGAATATATCTATCAAAACTTTCTTTGTAATCTTTCTCTGTCTCATTGATACCATCAAGATGATTATGCTTATGCTGTTCCATCCAAGAGCTATTGTAAACAGCATTGAGATATTCTTCCAACTTATCTTCTGTAAGATAAGCAATGTCATATTCATCCCAAGCATTGCCGCGGCTTACCTTATAAATTGTCATTAGCAATCCTCCTCATTAACTTGTCTGATTACATTAAGTTCAATCGGCTCCCAATTATAATCAGCCCAATGAAGCCAATCAACTGCCGTCCATTTCTTGCATTCCTCAAGCAGCATATCCGCTTTCTTCATTTGCCATTTACAATCAATGATAATGCGTTCATATTTCTTATATTCTTTCTTGGCATTCCTATATTCAGGACTTGCTTTGCCTTCCTGAAGGATGGGAAGATATTTATTCATATCCTGAATAGCATTATAACGCTTGGTTGCATATCTAATCTTTTCTGCTCGGAGAGTTTCAAAATGACTATGAATACTATCTTTCATCAGAGTTGAATGAAACAACTCTTCAAGATAATCATTCAGCTTATCTTCTGTAAGATAACCAAGTTTCTGTTCTTCATAGTCAGAACCATAAGTCAATTTATAAATGCGTTCCATATCTCTCCCATCCTTTCTATATATATTATATCAAATTTTTTATAAATTTTCGAGTATTCAATTTTGGCAAGAATTTAAACTAAACATAATCATCAGGGTAAGTTGCCTTTAGCCGCACCTTGGCATCAGCAATTCTTTCAAGGGACAGAAATGGCTCCCATACCTTCTTATCTACCTTGTCAACATCAATATATTGAAAATCTCCCCACAAGTCTGGTTCCTTTGGTACATCATCGAAACAATAATCTTCATAGCAATCATCACAGACATCAATCGGATTTCCAATATCTCGACGATGCTTACCATTAGGAGTTTTTACTTCAAACATATATGGAAGAGCCTGCTTCTTGAAATCATAATCAAGCCATTTAGTTTCTCCGCAGCAGCTACAAACCTGGGTGCGGCCCTCTGCACACCAACTACAATAAGTTGCACCATCTTCACTACAAAACCAAGCATCTTCACTATCAATCCAAGCACCGCAATCATCGCACTGGACTTTGCCTTCGCAGGTTGCACATACGACTTTATCACATTCTACAAATGCATCTACATTTCCACTCGGGTCAGCTTCGTAGCCTTTGCCGCAACACATACATTCAGCTACACCAGAATAACAAACTTCTACTTCTTTGACTTCTGGATTGATATAAGCATAATGATTATCATAATAATCATTATACATAGCTCCGGTCCTCATGCGGATATAAACCTGACCAAAATCAGTATCATTATTCTGGTTCTGCCAAACCTCATACATTTTATCATCATAATGCCAGCCCATATTCTGTTCAGCCAACTGCTTAATCTTATTCAGCACATAGTCACGCAGATAAATGTTATTATAAGGATACTGTTTGATTTCAGTGATAATATCCTTATTAACAATATAAAGACACCGCCAACGCTTATTGCTCCAAGTTCTATTATCACGATCAATAGGACAATAAGGATGCTCAGACTCAACATATGCTTCAAGGATAACAGGGGAGTTCATCATTTCAACAGTACCAAGACGATAATCGCCACCCTGATACCAGTTCATACAGCTCTCCCAATCACAAGCATTGTCACTCATAGTAAGATAGTCAAGCGGATGAATAGACAATGTAATATTAGCATTAATCATACGATCATTCAAAACACGCGAATGAAGAATACGGAACTGTTCAAATGCTTCTTTGTCCAGCTCAAACCAATCGACAATTTTAGCCATCATTCGCATCAACTTCATATCACTCTTCAGTTCAAGCGGCTTTGAAGTATCTGCATGCGGACCACGGCGAATAGTAACAGATTTGCGACCCCAATCAAACATATACACATTTTTATTGGCTACGAGAGATTCACTATCAAGGCAATGCTCAATCATGCTACAACAATTAACACGTTCATCCTTATCAAGAGTGGCATCCATCCAAGAATAATAAATATTAGTAATCTGCTCGTAAGAGTCAATGAATTTTTTAACGTTTGCTAATTCAGGATTATTATAAATTTCTTCATACATTTCACTGAACTTATCCATCAAATCCTCTTCAGATGCCTGATAAGCAATATGGTCTTTAACCATCAGGTTGTTGCCCAACAGCTTATACAGGTCGGGCTTTTCGACAGCCCAAAACCGCAGAAGATGATTAATTTCATCTACTGTACAGTAATTATCAGAATGAAGGTACTCTTTAATATAATCGTGCAGCAGGTTCTTTTCTTCTTCTGGAATAAGAGTCCTCAAATCTGTCATTTTAATTCACCTTTTCCTTTTAATTTATATATATATTTTATTATATTTTTTTATAAAAATAAAATAGACCCCGGATAACCGAGGTCTATTTCGTAAAGGAAGTGATTTTCTAAACTGGCAAATATTTAGAAATATCTATACTAACCTTACTTCTTCATATTCATCATAAGAAGAAGAGGAAGCATACTTTCATCATCACCCTTGCCGTCCTTCATCATGAAGTACAGCATCATCGGGTCCATTGTGCCGCCGGCATTGCCATTCATCAGCATCATCATCGGCAGCATATCTTTCATAGAGGACTTATCATCCATCATTGCAAACATCCACATATTACCGAAGGGATTTTCAGCAGAAGGAGTACCGCCAAGCATGCCATCAGCCAGAGACACAACCTTCGTAATGAAATTAAAACCGAAAGGACTACGTGTCGGCATAATAGTCTTCTTCTCACCCATTGCAATATCAATTGCAATTACATCACCCTGCTCAGAGAAACCAAAGACAAAGCACGGACGTCTGTTGAAAATAATTACATCGCCAGCTTCAATAGCGTCAATACCAACAGGCATCTTGAAGAACATATTATCAGCTTTAAAGTTGAAAATATCAACATCCATAATTTCGCCGTTCTTCTTATCATATGCCTGATAAGTGCCATTAACATTCTTAACAGCCAGACCATACGGCGACATACGGACAGCATCATTATCCTTAATCGGACCAAAATCAAAATTAAACATCTTCATATTATTTCCTTTACCTTTCACATCATCATTGTTTGTTTCAAGTTTATTAATTCTTTCTTCCATTGTATCAAGACGGCTAGTTAAACCACTATCAATTGAAATAGTTGTTGCATATGAACCATCATTGCCAATTTTAATAGTATTTTCCGCAACGCCTCCACCAATAATAGAACTAGCTGTAGAAGCGGTTGGACGATATCCCCAATCTATACTAACAGAAGCAGTAGAAGCTGTTGCATCTTTAGTATCCAGTTTAGCTGGATCAATAGGGCTAACATTAATAGTTGCCGTATCAGAAAATGCGGTATTTTTTACTCTATCTACATCTTCATATACTTTATTAAGCCATTCAGTATTTTCGTTAATTTTATTATAACAATTATTAATAATTTCAGTAGTTTTATTAAACTCGCAATTGAGTTTCTTTATATCTTTTTTTACATCACTAAAAATCACTTGACCAGTTGTACCCTCCACCGCGGGATTAAGTGCCCAATTAATAGCACGCCAACCGATACTATCCTCTGAACCATATGCTCCTAAATTATTCAAGCCAAATAATCTATAATCATCTGTCTTTCCAGTAGTTTCCATACAATCAAAATAATCATAGAATAGCATATCAGCCAAATATGCACCAAATGAATAAGCCTCAGAAGTATCATACTTCTTATCAGTACCTACCATTCTAAAATTATCTGAATCTTTTAAATATTTAAATTCCTGAATATGAGCTACCGTAGGAGCCAGATATACATTATCAATTTCAAACCAGACTACCTTGTAATCTCCATCCATCAGATGAAGAACTCTCCAATCAGCATAAGGTAATTTGCTATAAGTTCCTACTTTAACATTCTCGTTAAAATCTTCTAATAGTTTTTCCCAAGCTTCTTTATCATAAACCTTAGCATCATAAACTGGACTATAAGTTCTTTTCTTGTCCATCGGCCATATGTCTTTTAAATAAACTTTCATCCTCGGCTATACATCTCCCATACCATATCTTCTTCGGCAGGTGTAATATCCTCAATCCCGCACTCTTCACACATAATATTAAAATTTTCCTCAACATACCATCGAGGACTTTCTTGCATCTTACGTACCAGAGTATTAATACATCCAGTACGAGTGTTTACCATTCCAGTACCCTCTGCTTCATTCATGAACAAAAAATAGCTATCATCAAAACCAAACATATTAATTACTCCTTATCTTTTATATAAATATTATATAATATTTTTTTATTTTTTTCAAATTTATGAACAAGTAATAGAACCTTCCGGCTGTTTACTCAATTGTGCAGTTGCAGTATAATCATATTTAACAAGTTCAACAGTGCCATCTTCATTAACTACACACTTATAAATATGTTTAAGTTCAGCATCATTTTCAACCGTTTGCTTAATAAGCTTGGCACTATTAATCGCCGCCTTACGAATTGCCTCTTGGCTTTCTTCTTTAAGGGCTTGACAATCTTTTTTCATAAGATCGCAGAATTCAAGACCTTTAAGCAATTCGTCTTCTTGTTTTGCTTTAATCTTTTTATTTTCCCACCATTGGATAAATTTACGATATTCCTTATAAGAACTAAAATACACATAAAAATTATTTTCGCCACCATTACGAGTACGCTTACCAGTCTTATAAGAAATGCTATTACCAGTAACACACCATTTATCAGGTTTAATAGCAGAGTATTTCATTACTTCATCGAAGGTAAGCTCAACAGTTTTTTCATGCCATTTAATAGCTCCTTCTTTAAAACCCTTATAATTTTCCCAGTCTTTGAAATAACTAAATACTGTAAAACAGATAATAGCAAATACAATAAAAATACCTAAAACAATTAAAAACATTACTTATTATCCTCCTTCTCCTGCCGCAAGTCATGGTCTTCACCATCATAAATTTCACGATATTTAGTAAACAGAGAGCCATCATTATAATAATATCTAATATTATTCCAACCATTATAATGGTCAGTCAAATTAGGCCAGTCTACAATACGTGCCTGCCGTTCAAGCTCCTGCTGCGGCACTACTCTATGTCTCTGGGAGTTCCATTCCTTTGAATTTTCTACGCTAGCAATAATAACCATAAGCTGATAGTTATCGAAATGGGGGAAACGGCTTCTGATTTCTTCTCTCTGTCCAAGAGTCAAACAGTTAGTATCAATGATAATATCTGCATTGTCCAGTTCTGCACAATGTACAATCTGATACAATGTCTGCCAAACTTCGAACTTATGACTACGGTTGCATTCATCACCATTAAAGACAGCATACAATTCATCAGGGTTTACATACCGGATGTGATTCATCTTTGCGAAGGATTTCGCGAATGTAGTCTTTCCATTTGCACTCAAGCCGCACATCATATATAGAGTCGCCATCAACTTCATCTCCTCTCATTCTGCTTGCCAATATATATTCCATATAGATAGAATCTACTGTTGGATTTTCTATTCTTTCTATACTAATTACATCTATTTCTGATATAATTACAATATAAAAATCATTAAGACATTTAACTAATGCTTTATACCATTCATGACCATGCCAACACCAATAGTCTTCAAGAATAACTCTGCCTGATTTAAGAAGCATATGGTATTTATTTAATGTGTCTTCTTTCTTAATACGACCCATTAAAAAATCCATCTGATTAAATACAAAAGGATTGCCTGGACCAGACATTACCTTGCTCATGTCAAATTCCAATTACTCATTTCAATCCTTTCATTATAACTTTTCTTGTCAGAAATCGGCTCACAAAAAATAACTATTCCATTACGCATCCAATCTGCATAAACTATATCATCCCAAAGGATTATACGCAAACGATAATAGTTTCCATTCTCTTCACTCTGTAAATCAATAGCAATCTTACCATATTTAAGAGCATTAGAATGCTTTTCAACAATCATATGCTGATAAACTTCTTCAGCATATGCATCAAATACGTCCATCCAATTATCCAACTTCACTACACCTCGTCAAATAAGTAATTTTCTGCTTCTGGTAAGTTCCAAGAGACTTAATAGTTCCCTTAATGGTAAGTTCTTTACCAATTTCCCAATTCTTGGCTGCTGTACTCCAACAGTACAGATTCTCATTGGCATCAATGAATGTCATAATATGGTTAACACCATAATAATTTTCTGCTTCAATGTTTTTAATTACTTTTACATCACGCTCAATCTTGTCCCCAACTTCACCCTGATAGCGGCTATTGCCTTCATCATAAATAAGGTTTTCAACTACCTTATTAATAACTACTGTATCTTTCAGAGTGCCGTCGTCATTACCTACAAGCTCCCAAGGCAGCTGCACTGGCGTAATGCCGTCAGGTACATCGGCAGGAACTTCTTCTGTAGAAACAACATACCACTTAAACATAGTGTGGAAACGAGCATTAGAGCGTTCAAACCATTCAAGATTCTCATAGGTATTACCCTTAAATAGAGTAATATAGCCATTATCAAAACCAAGAATATGCTTACGATTGCCAGGTTTAATAACTTTCACAGGAGGATAATAGCGGTCATACTCTGCTGTGGTATACGATTTAACACGCTTGACCTTGCCATCCTTGGTCCGCACATCACAATAACGTTTACCATTTTCAATATAAGTATCACGGACAATTTCCAAATCCTGATAAGATTTAGCAACAAGAGCCATTATCTGTCACCCTCCTCAAAAAGCTGCTTATAAAGAATATCAAGAGCCATGTCAATTTCTTCTGCTTCATCATTGTCAATATACTCATAATTACTTACACAGAGATCAACGACCTTATTATAAGCATTGACAACTTCTTCATTTCTAATCTTGTCCATAGTATCGTCTCCTTTAAAATTCTTTATATCTCTCATTTCTTTATATATATATTTTATAATATTTTTTTATAAAAATAAAAGAGGAGTCTCTTATCAAGACTCCTCTGTATAATCAATCAATTCAATTTCTGACCAAAATGGCTGCTCATACCAGCTTGTCCAAGGATTACTCCTATAAAACTGATGAATACGCACTTTTTCATTGAACTCTTTTACTTGAGTATAATACAATTCATTCACGCCGACTCTTGAAGTTTCAAGAAAACTATCATGATGCTCTACCTGATAAACAATAACATCACGTTCGGCTTCAATATTTGCGTGCTCAATAGGTTCTCTGACTCCCTGACTAATGAAAACAATGGTACTAATAAATACCACAAGAGCCGTCATAAAACCTACGGTGAATGGAAGAACACTCCAATCACTAAAATTATCACTTAAAATTTTTCCAATGATAAAACAAACTACGCAAATAACAATAGCAAGAAGATACAATAACATAATTATTCCTCCACTGTTCTATAACCTTCAACATCTACATCAGCCATATCGCTAATGTCGAAATCATCATCATCTTCTGGAACATTATAATCTGCTTTGGCCGCATCAATAAAATCTCTAATAGATGCACCGTACCAATCCCAATTGTCAACGCCGCCACAGTCTAACGCCTGAAGCCGCAAACTATCATAGAGCAAATCTTTTAGTTCATCTTTTGGAACGAGGCAATAAATCATATTAATACTTGGTTCCTTTCTTATAGTTATAAAAATACAATCCGCCAATGACAACAATAGCAATAACCAGAATAATTACGGGGTCCATATTAGTTCTCCTTTTTAAAATCAAAAATTGTTTTTAATTCTTCTACTTTATCGAGCTGTTCCCAAGGGCTATTGCATTCAATGCGACCAAAATGACCGAAGCAAGCATAGGGCAGATAACGAGTATGCTTTAAATCAAATTTATGAATAATACTGCGTGGTGCAAAATCAAATGTCTGATTAACTGCATCAAGAATTTCAGCAATAGGTTTCTTCTCTGTGCCAAAACAATTAATATCAATAGATGCAGGTTCTGTCTGCCCAATGATATAAGCAACTTGAATCATGCACTTATCGCAAACGCCAGAAGCTACAAGATTTTTAGCTACATAACGTGCCATATATGCACCACTACGGTCTACCTTACTGGGGTCTTTGCCACTGAATGCTCCACCACCATGCGGAGCGTAGCCACCATATGTATCTACAACGATTTTACGTCCTGTTAATCCAGTATCAGCCTGGGGACCGCCCTTCACAAACTTACCTGTTGGGTTAATATAAAATTTACAATCTTTTTTAATGGCATAACCTTGAAGGGCAATATTACAAATGTTCGTAATATCGGGCGTTATTTCCTTAATACTATACTTGTCTTTGTGTTGGGCCGATACGACAATTGTATCTACCCCTTCAAAGTTGCCATCATCATCGTATTGGACAGTTATCTGGCATTTGCCGTCAGGTAATGCCCAAGGTAGCAAATCATTTTTATACTTACTAAACATAATGACCGAGATATTGTTAGCAAGTTGCTGAGCGATAGGCATATAATTTTCTGTTTCATTGGTTGCATAACCAAACATCATGCCTTGGTCGCCAGCACCATCCCTATCAACACCCGCAGCGATGTCAGGGGATTGATTTACTACATTAATAATATATGAACAAGTGTCGCAGTTAAATCCTGCTTCATCATTGTCATAACCAATAAATCTTAAAGTCTCTCTTGCAATTTCCTGATAAGGAATAGATTGTTCTGTTTTAGCTGTGATCTCTCCCATAATATGGAAGATGCCTGGGCTAATAGTACATTCACAAGCTACTCGTGCATCAGGATCAAGCTGGAGGACATAATCCAGAATAGCATCACTTACCTAATCACAAACCTTATCAGGATGACCGGCAAAAACGCTTTCACTGGTAAATAAATAACTCATATAATATTTCCTCCTTTATTATATAAATATTATATAATATTATTTTTTATTTTTCAATTTTTTCTATTACACAATAACAAGCGTTATAGAAATCTTCCTTATCATCGTATTCATCACGATGCTCCGGCCACCAATCAGCTGTTAGTTCTTCTTTCATCCAATGCTCAAATTGCTCTACACTATTAGAACCATTAGCAATAAGCCAAGTGCTATATTCTCCATAAGGAGTATAACCTGTAAGTCTAAAACAATCTTTATCCTTTTTATAACAAGCTTCATCTGTAATTAAAGTTTTAGTATAATAACACTGACTCAATACATCAGCTACATCGCGATACTTATCTGAATGTTTCTCATAGCAATCACAAGCTACATCCATTAACATGCTGCCAGTGATATCATATCTTCGTGCTTCGGCAGGTGTTGCACACACTTTCTTATAATCGCCTTCTGGCGACCAAAATTCATATAAATAGTCCTATGACATATTGTCCTCCTTTGCCCAAAATGGTTTGACATAATTAAAATTTTTTTGTATAATATATTTAGAAAATAGTTCTATATAAAATTTAATCTTCTAAATGTAAACGTAAATAAATAGCTACTCCTAATAGAATTAGACCCGGAATGAGAAACCATAGCGGGTCTATTGTAGAATGGATAATTGCCAACATTAATTTAATGACCAAAATACAACCACCACTTTGCCGTAGATACTTCTGCAAGGGCAAGTTTACAATTCTTAATGCTCACTAGATAATTATTGTAAATTTCCAACTGCCGTTTAACTAATTCACTACTGGACAATTCAGGATAAATAGATGCGAAGATAATAGCATTTTCAGGAGTCAATGCAGCATATGTATCTTTTTCGTGGTCAAGATAATTAGCGACTACATCATTAATTGTCACTTGGATGGTTTGCATTTCAGTTTCATATACTTCAATTTTCTTATTGTATTCAGGCACTTTACTAATTGATAGAGCACAAACGATAATGCCAACAGCTGCAAAAAATGCAAGGATGCCGCCAACTACTACCCAGCCTACGCCTTTTTCTTCATAAGAGCCATATCTTAAATTAAGCATGACACCAACAATAATAAGAATAATGCCAATAACAAAAGCCACAATAGTCATTTATTTATCCTCCATATTGCAATCACAAACGAATTGATTTACCCATTCCCAGAAATGATACCCATTGAACATAGTAAAATCAAGGTCATCAAATCTTTTACTGCCAAGTAGTTTCTTTTCTTTATCCCAAATAGTTAGATATACAATGGCATAATTGCCGCTGCCATCTTCATAAGTTGCATGAAAAATATCGTCACAACGGATTTCAAATCTGCCCTGCCACAGAGGATCATCGTGCAAATTCTTATTCATCTTCTTGATACGATGAATAATCTTACGTTTCAGATTGTTCTTACTGTTGGAGCTATGAGAACTATTCCAATATTTACAATTCTTATCCATTACTTTTTCCACTCCTTAATTCTATACTGATACATACCCTTAGAATAATCTACTGGGTCTTTAATTACAACAAAAATTGCATCGTAATAAGGCGGATTATCAATAACAGTATAATCAATATCCTTATGACAGCTGCATCTATCAAGTGCAATTTTAATTGTTTGTACCATACCTTCACGTACAATCCAAATACTATGAGTATTAGTCAGATTTGCCTGTACCATCATAGCACTATCAGGAATAGATTTCAATGCCTTATAAATAACTCTACTCGCACTATCTTTGGGACCAATTACCCCTTCAATAATCAATTTATCCTCGTCAGTTATTACCATTGTTTCACACCCTCCACATAAATAAATTCAATAAATTTGTCTACATAAGACATAAATGCCAATTTACCTTGCCCAAGCAGGCAAGACGTTTCGTATAGGAACCACTGTTCTGCCGCTTCAAGACTTGTTTCATAGATTTGCTTCTGGATATAATAGATAAGGTCATCTGCTACATCCTCCACAACCGTCCGCCGCACTTCTTCAATCTCTTGGAATGTTTCTTGCCAAGTAAGCTGAGGCGTTAAGGCAATAAAATTATATGTATCCATAAAATCATAATTGCCTTCATCAAGCGGCAAATGATTAATAATAATTAAGCCATCCATTAATATGCCCTCTCTACAATATAGCTACTAAAAATTGGCGGATATTCACCAAATACTTCATTAAACTTTTTTTCCATTTCATGTTCTTTATTTACATCAATTTCAAAATGGTTAAGACGATTATAATTGAATGATGAATCAAGGTCAATACTAAAAAGACGATAACCAAAAAAGATATGATCCAGCCAATCATAGCCATAGCAATCAGAAATTACAAGGTCATCTTCTTGAAGAATTTCAAATGCTTCATTCGGGTCAATCTTTACTCGTTCGCAATATTCTCTGAAAGTAGGAGTTCCGTCTTCACCAAACATAAAACCACGACCGACAAACGCTTCATATTCAACACTCATGATATATGCCTCCTTGTTAATTTTTTTATTTCTCATTTCTTTATATATATTTTACAATATTTTTTTATAAAAATAAAAGAAGCCGAATGGCGTTAACCAATCGGCTTATGTAATAGGTTTATAAACTCCAGGAGGAAGTGTAATAAATGTTTCATTACTAAGGGCATTCCAGAGACAGAGCCATTGACGATAATCATTATATTTTGTATAATTAATTGTTTTTACATTAGGTACTTCGCCATCGGCACAGGTCTTAATAAATACTGAACTATTATCAAGCTTATATGTCTGATAATAACCATTATCTAAAAGAACAATTGCGGAATTGTCGCTACCCCATTGGATATAAGTACCTTCTGACATAGGCTTAAGTTCATGATAATTTTCTATTTTAGTTACTGAATGTTCTTTGCCACTGGGACTATCACAATAAATAACAGCTAATAGTCCACTGATAGCGATAGCGACCATACAAGTACAAACGGCTGCCCATAGAAATTCGGACTTAAACCACTTCCAAATTTTTGAAAAATTATAATATTTAATATACTGCTGAATACTATAAACAATAGTGATAGCTATGGCGATCAAGAAAAAAATCATTTTTCTACTTTTCCTCCCATAAATTCAATAAAATCGCGGTTTTCGAGAGCATTAATAGTAAGTTTATACCTTTTTGATAAAGATTCAACCATTGTTAATTCGTACAAATTTTTTTCAATTTTAATGATATACATAATAGGAATAACAGCAGTATTAACATGAATAGGATATGGATATCCTTCAGCTTTAATTTTATAAATCATATATTACTCCCACAATTTTTACAATAGATTTTGTCATCCACAATAAGGACTTGATTATTTTGAAGGATAGTGCCGCACCTGGTACAATGCGGCGGGTTAGAGCAGAAGAATTTGCAGCCTGGGTCTTCATCATCGACACGTAAGCCAGAGACGATGCGGCATTGGCCTTGAACACGATAGCCGCATCTGCCGCATCGACGCAAATTTACCACAGCACATTCTCCTGAATTGCATCAAGTGCTTCGGCACTTACTTCAAGGCAATCATCAGGGGCGAATGCTTCAAGCTCTACCTTATTGATGCTATCAAAATATTGACAAATTTTTTCCATAGCATCAGTATATCCTTCATCAACGTCATTATCAGAATACACAAGTCCTGTCTCATCTTTTGACTTGTCATCAAAATTCCAGTTTACTTTATATCTAAAATACATATTTAATCCTCCAAACTTGGAATAGCTCTAATGTAGTAATTAATTCCGCCAAAGAAAAGAGCAATGCATTCATTACTACATTGATATTTCTTCCACCAATCACGTAATGTATCTGTATATTCTTCAAGAGTATCGGCATCATCAAGTTTGTTAATGCCATAATTATATTCGATAAATGCTTCTTCCTCGGCGATAGATAGAACAAGTTCTTCGGCAGAAGCTCGGTTATCACAGCAAATTAAATCATCATTGCAACTATTCCAAACGACGTATTTCATTAATCCGGTACTTCACTTTCATAAATTTTACGGAGGAATAGAATAGAACCTTCACTTAGACCATAGCATTCGAGACTCTTATGTTGAGTGGCAGCTCTATCTTTCCAATCAGACAAAATATAAGCACCACTGGGAACAGGAGCATATGCAATATCACTATTAAATAGATTTAGAGCATATTCTTCGGCACTTGAAAGAATAAATTCTTCTGCATCGCCACGAGTTTTAAAAGAGTAAACATTAAGGATAGTTTCATAGTCAGCTTCAATAACAGTATAAATTTTCATATTAATATTCTCCTAATTCTTCAATAATAAATCGACCACTCATAAACCAAAGAGCTGTGCCATAATGAGTTTGGCATTTCATTTCTGGATGTCTTGATTTTCTAAATTCAAAGCTGTTATTGAAGAAGTTATCTACACCTTCATACATTGCTTGATAATATACATCTTCTTCAGTTAATGTAAGGATAGCTTCTTCAGCATCTGCTCGAGTGTTACAAATATATCGAGGGATTTCACAACAAGCATCATCATCAATTTCAGAAATTAAATATTTCATTTTTAATACTCCTCTCCAATAGAATAGTTATAATATTCACTAGCCATAAGAAGAGTCCAACCATAGAAAGAAATATTTTTATCATCAAATGGAAATCTAAATTTATTATACTCTTTCCAGTCAAGAATTTTATCATTGAGATAAACTTTCATAGGGTTTTCACCAGGTTCTACTGTAAATCCAGTTTCATCATAATAATAATCATCAAGGAATGCCCTATATGCTTCTTCTTCGGCGGCGGCAAGAATCAGTTCCTGCACATCAGCTTCGGTATTGCAAATACCAAGAATGCCAGGATAGAAATTATCAAAATAATCATAAGCAACATACTTCATAATTTATTTTCTCCCTCATTTTTATATATATATTTTAACAAATTTTTTTATAAAAATAAAAGAGCCAGATTTGCTCTGGCTCTTTGATTATTTATTTACTTCTTCAACGATTACAATAGCGTTATGAATTACAATACGATTACCATTATAATCAAAGAATGTTTCATTTTCTGACTCGCTAATGTCAATCATTGCCGGACCATATTCCCGCAAGAGATTACCATTGTAATCATAGACAGACACAATACGATAAAGGCCGCCCGTGTAATTACTTCTCCAACTCTTGATGGTACGTTGGAAATTCGCACCACTGAAAGTAAGAACCAAAAGGCCAAGTACAAGAATAATTACAACAAGAATTACTGCGACACTACCACTTCTACTTCTCATATTAATTCTCCTTATAAATCGTTTGTTTTACAAAATAAATACATTACGAATGCAATGATTATAAAACCAAAAATAAGTATTTTAATCATTATATAAACTGCCAAGAGCATAAAAGATAAGACAAATAAAAATGGTTAAGAAAAATAGTCCCATTAATCAGTAGCCCTCGCTAATACAATTCCTACAATTGCACCAATTAAGACGCAAATCATTCCAATAATCATTAATTATCCTCCAGAGTCATTTCTTCTTCAATTTCTTCCATGTCCGGCACTTCGGCATCAACCTTAATTAGATTCTCAAGTACCTTAAAATTATAAGATTTATCTTTTGCAACGTCGAAACGTGTACCATTCATCTTGCGAATAACTACACCTTCAATTACATGAGAAGAATCAATCGTAGAAGGAATATCCTCATACTTGGCAATCCGTGCGAGGAAATCCTCTTCAGTGGTGTAGATGAAACGTTCCAGTTCAGGCACAGTTTCAAAACCCATCTGTTCTGCACGCTGCTTAACAAGGTCCCAAGGATATTCAATTACTACACCTTCAGGAGTAGTATAAGTCATACGGTAAACAAAATAGCGGTTAAGCGGTCTTTCTTCATGAGTACCATCACCATAAGTGTAATAACCAGTTTCAGTACATCCATAAGAGAAAGTGGTAGTCTTACCATACTGCTTAATAAATTGCTTATCTTTTGTTTTAGTATTATCTCCACGAGACATGATAGGAACTGCACCGCCATAATTATCTTTGTAGAAGCCTGCAATTTCACCGAAGCATTCCTCATTAGGCAGAAGCTTACCCTTGAAACGCTCGCCCCAAGCCTTACGGAAGTCATCATTGTCATAAAAGCCGCCGGTGCTATTGTTAGTAAGGACAGTGCGGCGAGTACCAATCAGATAACGCATTTCAGTTTTAGGGGTAAGGTGAGACTGTGCGGACATACGCCACTTCTTCGGCAGCCAGTTGCTATGTGCAATAAGCTTGGTAAGGAAGAAACCGTTTTCGCCAACAATTGCAGTCTGATATGCGTTTCGAGAACTGGTACCATGGACCTTCTCGGTCAAGCAGATAATGTCGCCCGGCTTAAACATATCCATATTAAAACGAAGCTGGGGAGTATCAATATGTTCTGCGAAGAATGGATACTTAATGCGGCATTTCTTTGCAGACTTATGGTTGTGTTCGCCGCGTGCAGTAGACTCTGAAACTCTGGGCTTATGCATCGGCACATACTTCTCGGCGATTACATGACCATTGAAGGTAGATACAATATCACCTTCGGCCAGATTACTGATGTCACCAAAAGGTGTAAGGCAAGTAAGTGGAAGGATAAGACCTTCGGACTTATTACCGCGAAGACGAATTGCACCAATATTACGCTTCACAGGGTCAATGAAACCGCCCGCCGGATTACCATTCTCATCCTTGCGGCGGAAGAGGTCATTTGCCTTACCAAACTCTTCACTAATTTGACCATCCGTGGGGAAATAGACGTAGAGGTCATTTTCATTCACGGATTTATCAACAATGGTAGTAATACCAAATACTTCACAGGCATTCAGACGATTAGCATTCTCCGCAGGTCTAATGTTTTTTACTTTACAAACATATACATTATACATTTACGTCTATTCCTTTCTTAATTTTAGTTAGTTTTCTACTGGAGTAAAGAAGTTGAGGCTTTCGGTTAGCCATCTATTTGCTTCGGGATCAAAGTAAAGGACACGGAAATATCCGCTATCGTCTCGGAAGATTTGTGCGATCGTGTAAGTCTTACCGGAGACATTGTTTTTCATTTTCATAATTAAATCCTTTCGTTATAGGGGATGCGGCTATAACCCATAATCATAGGCCATAACATCTTAATCAAATCTGGATAAGAAGTTAGAGTGCTTAAATATTCTATCTTCTTTTCTTCTACTATTGGTGTATATGCCGGACGAGAATGTTCTTTTTTAAGTTCTACCAAGTTTTTTGCCAATTGAACTCTTTCGTCCAAAAGGCGTACTATCTTCTCATCATATGCGGCAATCTCGTTTCGCATTTCAGTTGCACGATCAAGGTATTCATCAAGGTTCATGCGTCACGCCACCTAACAATCATTGTATTATCTTGGAAATATTGAGTTGTAAAGTTATTAGAATTAAGAATTTCTTGAAGTTTCTTAACGGTATAATTGTTCGACGAGGGAGTATCATCGGGAGAAATGACAATGGTATAAGCATAAGCACCATTTGTTGCCGCTTGCAGCATGGCTGGGGTATTATTTGCGATGATTTGTTCTGCCTTTTCAGTTGCCCGACGCTCTTTATTGACTTCTGCTTCTGATGTAAGAGTAGTAAGCTTAGCGAATAAGGTTTTATCCATTTCTTATTTCTCCTCTATTCTTTATATATATATTTTATAATATTTTTATTTATTTTTCAATTAAAACGGATATTGAATGTTTCGGCGAAGTCTCTCATATGCAGCAATATAATAGATTCTATCATCACATTTGTATTTAGCTTTTCTGCCGCTCCAAAAGGTAACATAAATAGTATTAGTAGTATTGTTGCCTTTTACGAAGCGAATGTCATTTTTTACCTGATGTTTGCGTTGAAGGCCTGTATAGATAGTAATTACCATGGGTCAACATCTCCATAACTACCATAATATCTCATACTGGTATTATTTGCTGCTTCATTACGGGCCGCACGCATAAGGTCCATCCATTTTTCTTGGGCAACATCCCAATATTTTTTATCTTGGAAGGAATAAACAGCTATAGTTTCATCAGTATCTCCTGTGACTTGGATTTGCATTTTATATTTTTCATTTGGGTCAGTATAGAAACTAACGTAGATGATACTTGATGTTTTATAGCAGCAGAGGTTTTTATTATCTGTTGTAAATGTGAAGTAAGGATTAATCATAGGTCATTAAATACCTCAACTGCATATTCCCAATCTTTTGGATTATCAAAAACAAATGTTTCAATGCCATGAGATTTAGTTGTAAGGTCCATAGAGAGTTCTGAACCATAGTGGAATTTTGCACTCATAACATCATTAACAGCATAGAAAAATGTATCATTGTCATCTGTTGTAAATGTTATAAATCTTTTCATGCAAGGGCCTCCAAGTATTTATCTACTGTTTTAGTATAGTCGGCATAATCAATCTTTGTATTCCACTTCTGGATATCGGCAAGAATGGCGTCAATGGTTGTAAGAGTAGGTGCGTCGCCATAGTTAGTAGTATCTACTTCAAATGTGGTTTTAGGAGCAGGCTTAGGGGCGAGTGAGAACTTTTCGCACGCTGCGATATTTTTCTTGAAATTCACTTTTCCATAATTGCCCATAGTGCCAAGGCAGTAGAGGTTGTCGCGGTCATTAGGGTTAATCATATAGGCGTACATGCAGTCGGGCAGTAGCTTGTGATAGGGGTCATATTCTTTAAGGCAGTAAATGGTAGTAGCATTAAGTCCGCCCTTGGTGAGTAGCTTCTTTTGGAACTCATTACCATTAAGGACCCAGACTTTTAAGTTGTTGTAGCTACCAACTTCGCCATTCTGTTCACGATAATTTGGCATTTAAGATTTTCCTTTCTTATCTTTTATCTTATATATATTTTATCAAATTTTTTTATATTTTTCCACTATTTATAAAACCAATAGGTATATTTTTATTTCAACTTATATCAATTAAACTTGTTATAAATTACTTAAAATTTTTTGGGCCACCGCGGTTAAGAATATTGATTTAATTTTTATATATAGTAGATTAATAAAAGAAAAGGAGAATATATATGCCAAGTAAACGTGAAGGCTATCATAATATTGCAACTCGTGTTAAGGATGAAGAGAAGGCACGTATTGATGAATTCTGCAAAGAAAATGATATGAGTGTTTCGCAATTAATTAGAAAAGCCATTAAAGAATATATGGATAAGGAGAAGTAATATAACAAAATGCCAAATACAAAGATTATTTATTCACTAAAAGTCCATATTTATCTTCAAGGGTTAGGATTTAAATATATTATTGAAATGTAGAATCCTCAATATGAATGGTTAAATTGTTGGGTTTATGAAGAAACGCCTGATTTAATGTAGGCTCTTGATACGTATTTCAAGGAGGTACAAAATAATGATAAAAGAATTTAAAGATACTCCTTGTTTAAAGAATAGTGGTATTATTTATGAAGATACATTTAAATCAGCAAAAGAACTATATGAATTAGACCCTGTTAGAGGGGGAGAATTAGCTATGGCTATATTAGAAGTAGCTATGACTGGTGATTATAGTAGTGATGATGCTATGTTTAAAATTATATTAAATCCATTTATTACATAGACTAATAAGACAGATTAGACTTATAAGAAAAAGAAAGAAGAAGGCAAAGCTAAACAAGTAGCTGAATTATCATTAGATAAAATTGCTGAATATTATAATTAGGGTATGACATAGAAATAGATTTCAGATAGATTACATGGGGCTATTACTCAACAGACAGTAAGTGCTCGTTTAAAAAAGATTAAAGAAATGTATCCTGAAATGATAAATGAAGAAGAACATAAGAAAAATACAAGTAAAGCGAAGGTTTTACAAGATGAAAAATCTTGTATACAAGACGAAAATGCTTGTAAAAAGGCGGATTTTAATTTTTAAGCTTGTTTTACAAGGATAGGAAATTTTTGCTTGTAAAAGTTCTTGTAAAAATCTATTTTTACAAGCAATTTTGCTTGTAAAAAATTTTTGCTTGTAAAATGCTTGTAAAATTTTAAATGAAAGACTTGATTTTTACAAGCAATTTTACAAGCATTTTTATCTACTCCTTGTATTACAAGCATTTTTATTTATTTTACAAGCAATTTTTACAAGCAATTTTAAATGTTTACAAGAAAATGGATTTTTACAAGCGATACAAGCACAATAAGAATATAAATGTAAATAAGTATTGTTTGTAAAAGTTTGTATGCTTCGCATACAAGCTTTAGGGTACTTCCTTTGTGGCGGGTGTCTTCCCCGTGGTAGTGTAGGGTTGATGGGTGTAAAGAAATATTTTAAGAAATGAATTGAAAAACGAAATCAAAAATTGAAAGGAAAATATGAATTGAAAAATTATGGATTTCATAAGAACATAAAGAACTATTAGAACTTAATGAATATATATAAAACTCTTGAACCATTATCTAAATTTGTAGAGTATAGAGAATAGGCATATGGTATTCCTCGTATAGCTATGATAGTACCAAATAATTATAAAGAGATATGTTTAGAAGATTAGAAACAATTGAGTAAACCATATTGGACTTATAATTAGAATTATTATAGATGGTTTGGCACATAGAAAGAATTTGATGCTATGATAGCTAAAATTAAAAAAGAAGAATAGAGATAGATAAGGAAAGATAAAGGAATAAAAGATGGTGGAGTATATGGTGTATATAAAAATGGATAGTTAATTTATATAGGTAGTACTACTGATTTTAATAAGAGATGGAATGAGCATAAAAGCCATATAAGAAATAAAGATTATAAGCTATATTTTTATAAGTTAATTAAACCAGAGGATAATATAGAATTTAAAATATTAATTGATGGTAGTAAATTAAAGGCAGATAAAGCATTAACGGCTACTGATTTAAAGACTATGGAATTTGCATTAATTACCTTATCTTAGCCTATTGGAAATATAGCAGGTAGATTGTAGCCGTTTAGATATAAATAAAGTAGGCTAATATAATAATTAGTCTACTTATCTTATAATATAAAATAAGAGTAGTATAAGGTATATTAAATTATATTATAATCAAACATTAATAAAATGTATATAAAATTATATAATTATATTAAAAAATCATTAAAAATTGTATTAAAATTGAGCTAAATTGTGTCAAATTACTAAAAATTGAGAAAAGGGTGGCCCTACTGCACCAGTGGCACCCCTATTATTGTTATATCGACCGACAACAAATAATCACTACCCTAATGCAATTATATCTTTTTTTAATATTATATCATATTTTTTTATAAAAGTCAAATTTGACTTTCCAAAAATTTCCATTTTAGGCTAAAAAGAAAAGGGCATAAGCCCTTTTCCTCACCACCCCATCATATCAAGGAACTTATCAATGACTTCATCAGCAGAGCCATTGACCTTGTATACCTTAGCCTTTACTTTCTCAGCAGGCTTCTCAACCGTCTTACCAAGGTCTTCAATAGCACGACCAATCTTATCAGCCATATCAAAAACCTTCATCAGGTCTTCCGGCTTAACCTCAATGTCATAGCCATAGTAATCCTTTGCAAACTTCGCCAAGCCAGTGCAGATAGCCTCTGCATCCGCGGCCATTGTCTGATCTCTCTTGGACTTTTCAGCCTGAGCCTTCAACTCTTCTGTTCTCTTGGCCTGTGCCTTGTTCAGTTCATCAGTGATGCTCTTGGCAATATCCTCTGCGGATTCACCCTTCATCAGACGATCATAAAAATCATACATATGTATATTACCTCTTTATAAAGATTTTCAGAACTCTTTATTCTGTATATATATTATAAAATATTTTTTTAAAAATTGCAAATATAGTGAGCGAAGCGAACCAGTTTCGGGAAAAACATGCGGCATATGAGAGGCCGCTAGATTGAGCAAAAAATTGCCATATGGTAAGTTTTTCTAGAATTCCGGTCATCACTGCCAGTGACGACCGGCTGAAATTACCATCTGTTCCAATATTTTCCTTGGAAAAATTTTCCAATTATAATTCCAAAAATTGGAATGGGAGAAAATCCCATTCCAATTATTTCCTTGGACGCATCAGGGTCAACCGGTATTTAATTCCATTGTAAATAAATTCCATTTCTCGTTCTGGATTTGTAATGGTAATATTACCCAAATCTAAATCAGGGTAGGCATCTTCCAAGGAACTTTCCAAATACTGGATTAGCTCCCTTTTATCTTCATCAGGTTTGCGTTCCCGTTTTACATTTTCCACTTTCTTCCGGTCAGCACGTCTTGCCTTTTTCGCTCCTGCTTCAAACTCCGGCGGCAACTCAAACAACTTTTCGCCCCTATCAATTCGCTTATCCATTTCCAAAACTTGGTTAGCTTCTTCAATGGAAATTTTAAGCGAATTTGCCAACTTTTCAGCGGTCATTGACATTTTACCGTCCTATTAGAATTTTCTTTGCTGGGAACTATCTGGAATTAGCTGGGAGAAGTAAGGGGAGAAAACTCCCCTTACTTCTTTTTCACTTATGCCTTGGTGTAATAGACACGCCGCTTTTCAGTAGTCTTGATAACCTTGCCATCTTCCACGAGGGTTCTGAGCAGATTCGCCATTCTCTGCGTGGACATATCATTCTCATGGTTGGCATTGAAGTCAGCCACAACCGGCAGTTCCTTAATCAGTTCGGCAATAGAGTAGGTGCGGTTGGCTTCCATCTCCTGATAAATCCGCTCCACCATCTCGGCGTTCTCCACCTGCTGTGCAGTTTCCTTTCTCTCGCCGGACTTCTTGGAGACAGAAGCAAGCAGAGCTTCCAGCTTCTCCCGCACATCAGATGCAAGGATGATGTTCTCATTGTTCAGAACGGTGTTCAGAGCCTGAGCATAGGTAATCTTCTTTTCCATAATTATCAATTCCTTTCTAGCGGTAGGTCGCAACCCTTATTTGTTTTGTGTTCCTCTCTTGGAACAATTATATTGTATCACAAACCTATTGATTTGTCAATACCTTATTTTGAATTTTCCACGATTTTTTTTCGACTTGAATGAAGTATCGCAGAACGCTGGAAGTATTTGTCAGAATGGCAATTTCAATACCGTAGCTATGAAAATTTTGGGAGGGATGGGAGCCTTTTACAGCTCCCAATCACTGTCAAATCTTCCCAACTTTTTGTAGGGGAAATATTCAATACCCATCTCAAACTTGTGCTTGGTCTTTTCTCCAATGAGGGCAAACAGCATGGATTCAATGATTGCGTCCTCGATTGCAGTATGTGCTTCTTCAAAATCTTCCTGCTGGAAACAATAGGCAAATGCCTTTTCCGCGTTAGTCGGATAATATTTGCCGCTTGCCGTTCTCCACTCATTATCATAGCACATCTGCTTATAGTCAGGATTATTCAACAGATGTTCACAAGACAAGCCCCACAGGTCAAACAGCGGATACGCCTTGCCATGGAAGCGGAAAATATCAGGTTCAAACTCTTTCTGCAAATGGGGCTTGCTTCCATGGGCGATTGCTTCACATCGTTCATTCTGATAAGATTCCCATTCAAAGAAATCAGGCGAGTACAGCTTGGAAACATACAGGTCAGTGAATGGAATAGCCTTCTTAAAGTCGAACATACTGTTATATGCTCCAACAGCTACAACAGCGTCCAAATCTTCAATCAGTTCTGCGACAGCCGTATTCCAGTCCGTCAGCTTGATTTCTCCGGCTTTTAGACGGTCAAGATAAATCGGACGCTTGCTTGCATAATATGCAGTATTGAAAACGGCGGGAACACTGAAAATCTCAGAAATGAGATAGGACGCACGCTTGTAGACCTTGCCCCGAATATCCACAATCTGCCATCCCAAATCATAAATCAGCGGCTTGGCGATTGCTACATTCTTCTTCATATCTGCGGGAAACTTTGCGGCATACGGCAAGGTAGCCGTCTCACAATCCAGAATCAGGTAATACTTTCGACGCTTATCAAGTTTAGTCATAGGGTTTCCATCCTTTTAATAATGTCAATCAGGGTTTGCCATCGCTCCCTCATTGCTCTTATATATTATCACACCTTGCCCAAAATGTCAAGAAGAATATTTATTCATTTTCAATGAATATTTATGCACGCTTTAACACTTTAATGTGGTAAAGTGCGGCACTTTAAGGATTTAATACTTTAATCAAATGAAGCAGGGTTTTGGTAAAAAAATTGGTAAAACTGGTAAATATTGGAAATTCTGCCCGGCTAGGTCGTGGCCGGGCAGCTCAAAATAAAAAGGGGCATTTCTGCCCCTATGCGTTCGCCATTACCAAATTGTAATTATTTTCAAAAACTTGTAAATCTTCGGCAGTCGGTTCAAACGCCTCGAACCTATCGTTTGGAATAAATTTCCGAGTTTTTCTGAAATAGGCTCTCATTAGGTTTTCCAGAACTTGGGCAAGGTCATCATTCGGCAACTGGTAAGACTTTACAATTTCAATGTTAGAAATCTTTACCCTGCCGCCTCTTTTGTATTCACGTTTAAGAAGCCCTTGCATCCTCTTTACAATTATATTAGCCTTACCAATTTTTGTAAAAACCCATTTGCCTGCTTCATCAAACATTTTGATTAGGTAGGTGTTACTTGTTCCTTCTTCTTTTGGCCGTCTCTTGGTAACAAACTCACCAATGATAAGGATTGCTTGATTTACCTTGTCCAGAATATACTTTTTTGCCCAATCCTTGCAAGCGTTGAAGATTTCTTCGCAAGCTTCAAACCAATGAGACTTCCAACGCTTGTTTGCATTGTCAAATCTTTCCTTTGCACCCTCAAAATCGTTGGACGAAACATAATCAGAATACGTGGGATTTTTTGCCATTTTTATCACCTTTTTCAATTTTTTTGGAAGAAAATGGGGAAAAATCCCCATTTTCTTTAACTTTTCGGCTTTCTTTTCTGGATAAGGGTCAATTCAAACCGTTCGCCGCCACTTGTAAACATTATCGTCCGCTCTTTGTTGGTGATTTCTTCATCCAACACTTCAAAATCTGCCATTTCTGCCAAATATTTTGACAAACCGGCGATAATCGCACCTTTAATTTCATTAGGCTTACGCGGGCGGTACACATTGCTTTTCTTGACCGTATGCTCTTTGACATTAGCAAGTTTCATTGCTTGCTTATGTTCTTCTGGACTTAAATCAAAATCAACCTTTTGATTACGGTCAATAGCTTTGTCGGCGTCCAGAATGTCAACTGCTTCATCAATCGAACATTCCAGCTTGTCAACAAGATTATCGACTTTTGCCCATTCCTTTTCAGTCAATTCTCTCATAGGCTCTCCTTAATTAGTGGGGCGGATTTCTCCGCCCCCCCTTGGTTTATCACGCCTTGGTGTAGAACACGCGACGCTTCTCCGTGGTCTTAATGACCTTGCCACCATCGACAAGCGGCTTCAACAGACTTGCGAGCTTCTGAACCGACAGCTCGGTTTCATGGTTGGCGTTCCAATCGCTGACAGCCGGAAGCTCCTTCATCAGCTCTGCGACGCTGTACTTACGCTCGAATGCCATCTGCTCATAGATTGCATCAGAGTAGGCGGCGTTTTCTTCCTGCTCTTTGGCCTGCTTCTTGTTTTCCTTCTTGCTGTCCAGAAGCTCAATCTGGTGATTGACAAAATCAATCAGGGCAGTATCTGCTTCATGTTCTGCGAGGAAATCAGAAACGCGGGTGAACATTTCCTTGCGGGTGGGGGCTTTAATCTTTTCCATGGTATCAATTCCTTTCTGGTTTTTAAGTGTTTCCTTCACTTGTTGACTTAATTATAGCACATCAGGTGGGGATTGTCAAGAGGGAATTTTATTTTTTTTACACACGAACCGCGGAAGTTGTGTAGCCCGGCTAATGATGCCAAGCACTTTTAGTTGCTGTTCCCTCTTGACATTATGAATTATACCATGTTTCAGGATTCTTGTCTATTGGCAAATTGCACAAAATTTGCATGAAAAAATTGTGCAAAATGCTTAAAAATTAAAATGCCGCCCAATTGCGTTGGTAATTGGGCGGCTCAAACGAACCGCCCATTTTTTTTTAGGAATTTTCATCCAAACCGCAAGCAATTTCCAGAAGATTACAGATGTTCAAAACATCATAAATGTCTGGCTGTTCAAAATCATCATCATCTTCCCACCATTCCCAGCAAATACAACCACAGTATTCACCATTGGCATTCAATGGATAACAATACCAGCCATTTTCAATTTTTGATGCTTCTCCTAAATTTTTTGGAAACCAGTAATCTTTTACCGTGGTATTATAACTTGTAACGGGAAGACCATCTGCACCATAAATTACAACTGGCATTTCATTTCTTCTAAACCAAGCCATAATAACCTTAATAAAAAAAGCCATTTTCAATCCTCCACCAGATTTTCCCTGATAAATTCATCATCTTCATAGAAATATTCGCCCCAAGAGTATTGGCAAATCCACAAGGCGTCTGTATCATCCCACTGGATGACTTGGGCGGTATAACCGCCCTTATTAAATCTCTTTCCTTTCATTCGTTGAAATCCTTCTTTCCATCAAGAATTGCTTCAATTTCAGAGGTAGTTAGTCTATCGACCTTTTCTTCAATCTCATTGAGAATTTCTCCGTCATCCCCGCAGATTTCATCGGTGATGTTCAACCATTCATCATAGATGTGAAGCAGGACAAAATCGCCCGATTCGATTGTTGCACCACAACAGCCGCAGATAATTTCATCTCTGTCCTGATTCCAGATACCCGTCTGAACAGTCCCTTCATTGTCCATGAAAATAACCTGATAATTCATTGTATCATTTCCTTTCCTTTTGATAAATCAATTATATCACAGGTCAAGGGGCTTGTCAAGCCCCTTGATTAAATTTCTTGCCAATTTCCTGAATATCTTCAAGAACTTCTTCATAAGACCGCCACTCGCCATAGTGGTATTCAGGGTCATAATACCACAAGCCATAGTAGTCAATCAGTCCCATGACAATTTTAATGGGAACTTCATAGCCCATTTCATCAAAATAATCATTGATGAATTGTGCTTGGGCATAAGAATGAATTTCCACCGCTCCAATTTCATCACATTTAGGATAATCGAAACCATTGATTTCCTTACCTTCAAGGTCGAACAGTTTCAGCGGTTCGCAATTTTCAGATTTACATAAATCTTCGTATCTGCATTTCCATTCGTGATGAATACATTCTTCTTCATCGTCGAACACCTGCCCACAGAAGTCGCACTCATAGGTTGTAATTTCAGTCATGATTATCAATTCCTTTCACTTAATTTCACCATTTTTGAAATATCCAGTTGCTGGTACTAACTTTACTTCTTTTGGATTTATCCAATGCTCTTTCATGTATTTTTCCGCTGTTTCTTCATCTTCAAAAACAAGCCCTGTGAATCTTAATCCACATTCGTATTTCATCAATGCTATCATAGTATCAATTCCTTTCCTTTTGGTACTATTATTATATCAAATTTTTTTTAATTTGTCAAGCCGGTTGGGAATTTTTTTTTATAATTTTTTTCCCAACCGGCGTTTTTTATCTCATGAGTGAAGAAAATTCTTCTGTATGCCCGCACTTATCACAAGTGTAATAATAGTTTTTTGAACCACGCCAATTTGTAGCACTTGAAAATTGATACTCGCCGCCGCATTCACAATAACCATTATTCCAGCGGTCATGATTGCTTTCTTGTTCTTTGTACAATAGAGTTGCAACGCCAAAACCAATAGCAATCGCAATCAGAACAGCAACAACTCTACCATGCCAAGTTTCAGGAGCAACAATGGCGATCATTAAAGGAAGAATGGTTAAAACTAACCAAGCAAAATAAAAACCCGGATTTGTAAGCATTTGTATCACTCCTTAAATATAAATGATTCCATTGCCACCAGCAGGCGGATTCAGATTGTCTACGGTGATGTCAGTTGCCGCGTCCTGGCCATCTTCGTCTTCATACTCAACATGGAATGTCAAATCTCCAACATTATCCAGATAATCCTGAACAGATTTGATGATTGCGGCCATGTACTTTGCTTCTTTCTCTTGGTCTAATTGGTTAATCCTTTCCTTGGCTAATGCAATTAGGGTCTGTAATTCTTCCGGCTTCCTGTTATTTATGTAGTCGTTCAAGTCCTGCAAATTCATTGCTTTAACAATAGCGGCGTCCATAATCATTTTTATCAATTCCTTTCTTAATTTGTATCTTAATTATACACGGTTTCAGGATTTTTGTCTATTGGCAGAATAACCAAATTTGTGAGTAAAAAATTGTGCAATGTGCCAAAAATCTAAAAATCCTCGCGGCTGGACCGTGGCCGCGAGGCTCAAAAAATAACACAAGGGACTTATTTTATCAAGCCCCTTGTGTTATTTTTTTTTAATCCTCAATTACAGTACCAAGGTAGCGGGCAATCATCATCACTTCACAGCCCATGTCTTGTGAATCGCAAACCACATATCCCACGCGGTCACCATCTGCGTCAATCGGGTAAACGCCGTAAGTGGCATTGTATTCAAATGGTTCGTCTTCATCTTCCCAGGTCTTTGAGACATAGGACGGAAAGTTTTCCATACCTCGCAATTTTGTATCAGCGTCATAAATTGCAATAGGACGCAAACCGGAATTTGATGCCATTTTAATAGCAATTCGTAAGGGTTCTTCTGCAAGGGAACCAAGTGTTGAATACTTCTGAAAATAAACGCCGTTATTTTCAATAAAGATTTCAAGTGGGTCACCCTCATGAATCTTTAAGCTACGGCGAATTTCTTTCGGAATAACAACACGTCCAAGGTCATCAATTCTGCGAATAATGCCAGTTGCTTTCATTTTTATCAATTCCTTTCTTTTGATAGCCCTATTGTATCACAATAGGGCTTTATTCTCTTTCTTAATGGTATAATAAGTTTTATTTCTTTTGTGAGTACAGTTAAGTTTGTTATCAAAATAGGCAAGCTGAATAGCATACCATGCGATAGCCTGACAAGGAATTTCTTCGTTGACTGCTCGGTAAATATCAAACTGCATATCTGTCGGAGTCAATGCTTTATCTGCATGATTCAAAACCAAAAGGATTAGACCCTTAATCTTTTCAGCTTTTTCTGCCTGAATAGCGTGCCGACGTTCAAGTTCTTCTTCATGCTTTTGACAAGCTCTTTCAAGAACGTACTTGTCATAGCTTGATAATTCAGAACCCTCGGTGAGTTTTTTCAATACAGAGTAAATTCCATAATTCATGGTATCAATTCCTTTCTTAATTTGTATAGTTATTGTATCACATTAGGGGTTGTTTGTCAACCCCTAATTTATTTAATCATCGGGCAAGTGTTCATTCCATTGTCTTTCATCCAGCGGATAAAATCTTCTGCGGACAATTCTCCCGACAACTTCTTGAAACTCATGTCATAATCAATTGGTTTATAAATTGTTTCACGTGAAACAGGGAAACTGATTTTTTCGGGCTTGTATTCTTCGCCTTTCCAGTATCTCATATCCTCGATATGGAATTTTTTGATTCTTCTGTCAAAAGTCCCACGCTTAATAGAACCATTGACATAGTTACTGCAAATAGCTACTGCAAGGTCTGTTGTGTTTTTAATTGTCAATACTTCATTTTCAGGCGGTTCGGGGCGATAAACAAGTTGCGGGTCCCAGTTCAGAATAGGCTCTTGACCATCATTCATTTTCATGTAAGTACGTTTCCAATACAGATTTTTCATAGTTCATTCTCCTTTAACCAATCAATAATTTTTTCACCACATTCAATGCAGTCAATGCCTTGGATATCTTCATCATCTCGGCATTTGAACATCAGAGGACAACAAGCACAATCATCAAATGTTTCGACCCATTGCTCAATGCAGTATTTAAGTTTTTCGTCAGAAGTCATTAGGTATTCCCTCCCTTAACCTTGTACCAATAGTATAGCAGGTATCGGGAAAAAAGTCAACTGTCATTTTGCACAAAATTTGGGGTAAAAAATTGGTGAAAATGCTGAAAATCTAAAATGCCTGCCGCGGCGTTGGTTCGCGGCAGGCTCAAATAGAATTTCCATTTAATTCCAATAGACAAGTAAGAAAATGGGAATCCAAAATCTGGATTCCCAAATTTTTCAAATAGGAAGTGAATTGAGAGGACAAGGAAAAACTGTAATACCAACATTTGGTTTCAGCAAGAATTTGGCATCTTCTCCGATATAATCAAAACTGAAAACAGCCCATTCATCTTCGATATCTTCATCATCCAGCATCAGATTCTGCCAAGCAGGATTTACTGCGGAAACTTTGTCAAAAATTGTCTGGACTGCTTCTTTCGCCATTTCAAAACTGTCGAATGCACAGTCCAAGTCGTTGAAATCTGCTTCTTCAAAATGAACTACCCAAATAAATTTTGTTTCCATTTTTATCCATCCTTTCAGCCCAAGGCAATTAAAATTTTAATGTCCGTTGCTTCTTCAAGCAAAATGTCAAGCTGTTCGTCATTCATTTGATTCTTCTCCCCAAGTAATAATTTTTGTGTAGGTCTTTACTCCGAACATAAGTCTTTTCATGTCTAAAATAAATGAATCGGCATCACGTTCTGTGCGAAAATCTAATTCATTGTTATAATATACTCTTTTTTCATCATAGCCTGAATATTTGACAGTAATTTTTTTAGGAATCATCATCTTCATCGTCTCCCCAAATGGCAACAGCCAAAGTATAACAGTCATTTTGTAAATCAGAATGAATTTCAAACAGTTTATCACTTAATTCTTGTGCGTTTGTAAAATCATAAGGATTTGAGATATTCTTTTTTTCACAGTAAATTTTTCCAGCTAATTTTCCAATCTGGTTTGCCAAGTCTGTAAGCTCTTTAAGAATATCATTCATTTCATTTTCCCCTTATGGGCTGGATTATTCCAGCCCATTCAAAATTTCTTTCAATACTTCCAGAATGTCAACCTTAGTCGGGTCGATTGCTCCGCCCAAGTCCCAATCCCTGCGGACTCTTGCATCATCATCAAAAATCAGGGCTTCTTCATCATCAGCAAGTCTTGCGGCTTCAACCTTATGCTTCGGCGTTCCATAAGCTACACATCGCAGACTGTCAAATGGAAAACCATATTCTTTCAGCCAAGCTCGTTTTGCTTTTCTGACTTCATCATCATACTGCTTGTTCGGCTCTTTTGACAGCCAAGTGATAACTGCGACATTGATACCGCAGTTCTGCAAGCTACGGAGCAGACAAGCAAGTTCTGCCATATCAACCAGCGGTTCGGCGGTCTGATAGGGTGTAGGGTCATAGGCTCGAATTTTATCAAGCCAATCTTCCACACCATAGAGGTCAACCAGAGTTCCATCAAGATCGAAACATAATTCCTTAATCATTTTATCATTTCCTTTCTCTTTTGGAGTATCTTTATTATAACAGGTTCAACCAAATTTGTCAAGTGTTTTTTTCAAACTAATTTAATATTTTTATAGTTTTCAATAGCCCAAGCACTTGCAAATGGCATAATAGACATATCTTTTACACCATTATTTACACTCATTTGGATATTTTTCCCAAGAGCATAAGCATATCCGATTTCCCAAGCTGTTCCAGAATCAGAATACAGACCATCATATACAACAAACACCATGTCACATTCTTGAATGGCGGCAATATCCATTTTGAAAACTTCCCTTGCCCAATCCTCTTGCGACATCTCCCAAGCGTTCGGGACTGTATGTTCTTGTGGCACAAATACATCATACCCAAGCCGCCGGAAACCAGCCGCATATGAATCAATTCTTGATTTTGTTTCAGGACGGAAGAACGCACCAGCCATATAGACTTTCATATCAGATTCTCCTTTCAAGAACCGATTGACAAAATATTTCCATTTTTGTCAAATTCAAACATAATGTCTTCGCCTAAACAGGCGTTCTCAATTTCGACATATGTTGATTCATCAGCAACAATAGATTGCAAGTTCCCATTCAGATGTTCCAGAATTTGGTCGAGGGCTTCGCGGTCAGTCATTTTAATCAGTTCCTTTCCTCTTGGATTGTTTATAGTATAGCACAGGGCAAGCCAAATGTCAAGACATAAAATGGAAAATACTTTCGTCAAATTACACAAAGATTTTGGGAAAAATTTCCAAGGGCTGGGCTGGAAGGATTTGGAAAACTTTTTTACGTTAGCACTTTAATTCGCGAAATTCCAGCCGCGGCGTTGGATCGCGGCTGGCTCAAATGAATTCCCAAATTATGGGATTGCCAAAATTTTCCGCATTTGATTTTTCGACTGGAAAATTATAGAATTGAAACAGAAATAAAAATTATTTTTTTTATATAAAAAATTATATTATTTTTTTCTATAATTTTCAAATAAGAATTTCCTCCCAAAATATGGGAGGAAACTCAAATTGATTTTAGAATTTATAATGCGGAATTTCGGAAGCGTCAAGAACTCTTGCGATAGGTTCATCATTTTCGACTAACATATAGTCTTTTCCACAGTGCTTCTGAATATGGGATTCAGCTTCTGAACGGCACGAGGCATCTACAAAAAACAGACGCGGCCAGTCTTTTGTGGGGAAGAAGTTAATTACCAGATATTTCCACGTCTTATCTCCTTCCATTTTTACCACTCCTTAATATTCAGTGTAGCTTCTACGGCGTAGACTTTTGCATCATCAGGGAAACAGTCAAATTCTCCGGTAGCTAAATCAATTGCGTTAATTTCATCGCCCTCATTGTCAATACATTCTGTTTTCATATGAATTGTGTCTGTCCTTGGGTCGCGGAAAACAGTTCCAACTTCCAAGGAAGCGAAATGTCTAAATTCTTTTTTCTGTGCAAATTCGATTTTCATTTTTATTTTTCCTTTCTATGTTTAATTAGCTTTTTTGCCATGTTCTTCTGAATTGCTTCATATACCACTTTCGGCATTTTCATCTGCCCGTTTCGTCTGAAAATTGCAGTTGCTTTGTCCATGTTGACATAATATAATGTGATTAGAAATTCCATCCGGCTATCTGTAATCAAAATCACTCCTGTGCTTGTAATAATCTGCCATTTGTCCTCATATTTGAATTTTGCAACAGGTTCGCCAAGTCCGGTATTCATTTGAATTTCAACATATCTGTCTAGCCGGTCTTCCTTGATATGCTGACTGACTTGCAATTTTGTAATATCCATTTTAATTTCCTCCTTTTGGAAGAGGGCTTTTTAGCCCTCATTCCTATCATCTTCAATCCAACGGTTAAGGAACTGTTCGCAAGATTCATCCGGATTATCAATAACCGCTTTCTCACAAGCCTTCTGAAAAGGACAGGCTTCACAAGAAGGAAGGTGTTTAATAAGTTCAATCAGCATTTTCTTATCAAGAATGTTGTTTGCAAATTCAGACATTTTCATTTTCATTTCCCCCTTAATCAATATAAGTAGACATTAGACAAACCCATTCGCGGCTCTCATACTTTGGGCTTCTCTCCCTAGCGTCTGCTAGGGAGTAGCCATATGCAGTTTCCGTTTCACCCGTGTTGACGTTGTACATTTCAAATTCAAACATGATGTTAGTCCTCCTCGATGCAACCGCAGACTGTGTACCACAGACCCATATACTCGTCGTAGTTGCGGGCATATGTGTTGCAGAAGTCATTGATGGATTCCGCACTGAAATCATGGTCATTATCAATCCATTCGTTCAGCAGTTCAGCGATTCTTTCAGTAGTCATTTTTTGTATCTCCATTTCATTTTTTATCTGTTCCCTTGGAACAATTATATATTAGCACACCCTATGGCAAATGTCAATAGGAAAGTCAAATTTTTTTATTCGTCAATATGCACAAAGATTTTGGAAATAAATGGTATGGAATTATATACCATAAGCTGGTAGGATATGGGAAATGGAACATAATGTCAGATATGGTAAAATTTGGCTGGAAATATTCGGAATTGGTATTAAATGGAAAATGCGGGGCGTGGCGAGCCTGCTGTGGATATAGCAATTTCGCCACGCCCCGGCGAGGAACTTCATTTGATTAAAGTGATGATGAATTAAAGAAAATGAATATTCATTTTGAAATGTATAAATATTCATTTCCAAAAGATAGAAAAATGGGGCTGATTTCCAGCCCCATATGGAATTAAATGTAAAGGTAAGCCGGATTGCCACGCCATCTGTAAATCGAAAGCTGATTACATTTCTTGCCAATTTCAACCGCCTCGCGTTTTGTGGAAACTCGTTTGGAAATGTCAATGTAATATCTGCCATTTTCAACCCAAACGCCGCAAGTGCCTTTGAACTCTCGAACCGCCTGTATTGCCATTTCAGGGCTTATGACCTCGACGCCATTAGTGGCTACCTGATAGCCACTCTTGTACCTCTTGATTTTTCCATTCTTAAGGGTCAGACCATCGCCATCAGCCAGCTTCTTGATTGTGCGGATGTTAATCATATTATCAATTCCTTTCTGTTGGTGAAGAGGGTCTTACCCCTCTTCACTCCAATTTGCCCTAGACCTATCAAGGTCTACCTTAAAGACTTCCCAATGCTGGGGAATGATTTCAAACTCCTGGGTTGAGAGGTTGAAAGCATTAGAGCCATCCGCCCAGCCCTCTGCACCAACTGGGATATAGAGAATATCATCCCATTCCCCGTTGAGAGTAAAGAGGTCATGTGCTCCAAGGGCTCCCCCCTGTGTCCATTCACCAGACCATCTATGTTGATTTTTCATTTCAAACGCTCCTCCGGTGCATTTTCTTCGTACAGTAGCTCGCCGCGGCTGTATCTCTGGTAGTGGATCTCAAGTAAATCTAAATGGTATTCATAGTAGTCGGCGTCAATAGGGTCGTCGAACGCCTCCTTTATAATTACCTGAGTATGGTCATTGAACATTTTAATGACTTCGCTATGCTGATTTTTCATTTCAATCCTCCATCATCGCAAAAAAGTTCCAAGAGGGATATTCATAAGCCCCTTCCGCCGGATTGTTATGTGCCACTACATTGCAAAATGAAATGCTGACCCAGAGGAAAATTATAATGCCGGATAGGGTCAACGCCAGTTTGAGATTTTTCATTTCAAAAATTCCTTTCCGAAAATTCAATTCATGTGCTCGATTGTGCGGTTGGTAAGCGGTAGAGGGACTTAAATGTCCCTCACCACTAACGTCAGGTGGTCTGCCATATGTTCAATGCACTGCACCATCTGATAACTTGTGAAATGGTAGGTAGTCAGCAGACCAGAAGTAAATACCGCAGACCGATTGCCGAACCCTACGATTTCCAGTTCCTGCATGATGTAGAGCTTTTCTTCAAGTTCGCGGTAAAAGGCAGGCTGCCAAGGGCAGTTGAATGTAGTGGATAATTGCCATCTGCAATAATCAGTTTGAACATTGTTCTTGTCAAGAAAACGGATCTCAGCATAGGGATTTCGTGCAGTTGCCATAGTGTACCATCCTTTCTATTGGAAGCCAAGGGTTTTAACCCTTGGCTCTGTAAGTTTCTTTGCCTTTCTCGAATGTGCTCATGACTTCACCAGTCTGCATATCAACGACATCTCTGTCGTTCCGTGCCCATAGACTGTAAGCATGTGCCATGGCTCGTGCTGCGGTCAGGCTACGGTAGATTGTGCCATACTGGCCAGTCGTGTGATTATAGATAGAGTACATAATGTTATCCCCTTTCTGATATTCTGGTTGAGCTATTAGCTCAACCAGATCTGCTTGCTTGTTGCAATAGTCCAGCGACGCCGACTTGCTGCCAGCCGTTCGACTTCCCACTTGACCCATTTAGAACAACCGCATTCGTCCATATCAGCGAAAATACGTTCCAGCTCCATATGGTCGCTCTTCATCGAGGATTCAGTGTAGTTTGCCTTAGCAATCTGCCGTGCAATATAGTCCTTCTGATCCAGCAGCTTGTGAAAGGTGGCTTCGCCATCAGGGTCAGAGAATTTGACCCTGTTCATGGCATCGTTGATGTGAAAGATGGTGTTCATCATAGCTTCCTTGCGTGCGGTTCTTCTGTTGATACGGTTCATAGTTTTACCTCCATATAATGTCAGTTGGTTGTTAGGTGAATGGGTGAAGAAGCTTATGCTTCTTCACCATATAGCAGGTCGTGCAGTTTGTAGAAGAAGTCTTCGAGCATATGTTCAAAGATATCCGCCCATTCCTCGGCCTCGTCTTGCAAGTCTGTCAGCTTCTCATAGGCGGCCTCATATGCGATACATGGATTGCCAGTTTCCATATCCATGTTATAGTCCGTGTGCTCCAAGTCATATTCAGCACTATGAATAGCCCAAGTCAGGTTGTCCCACTGCGGGATATTCTTCGCCGCATATTCATGATACTTGTCCAGCATACCATCATAGTCGAAGCTATTGCCAAGCATATGGTATTGCTTGACATATGCTATCAAGTCTTGTGCCTGTTCTGCTAACTCTGCTTTGATAGCTTTCTGTTTGTCCTGTTCGCTTGTTTTAATTGCATATACCATGATTTTACCAATCCTTTACATATTATTTGACTGTTAGTTGTCAGCTGTCCGTGGTGCTATCTGCCGTAGGCGATGGACTGCCCTACCGCTTGCACCGCACTTTCCATGTTCTACCATTGCGTCCGCTATGCGGTGCAGACGTTCGGCTTAAATTCACTTGTCAATGTTCAACGCCGCTCGGTGCTTCGGCCTCTTTCCGGTCATTCTACTACACTTGCAAGGGCTTGCGTTGTTTGTTTTTCCCTTGCTTCGTTGTACTCATTGTACCATAGGATTTTCGGCTTGTCAAGAACTTTTTTCAAAATTTCTTGATTTTTTTTCGCTTGCCTTGCGGCTTGCTTTGCGTTGTCCCGTGGTCAATTTCTGATTATAGAATAGCACCTATGCCCGAAAATGTCAACTACTTTTTTTCAAAAATCGAAATATTTTTTTAGGGGGTTAGTCGTATCTAACTTGCTTCATTTGAATAAAGCAAGACAATAGACTTTAACATTTTAGTCAAGTGAAGTGGGGGGGCAGGGTTTCGTGTAAAAAAAATGGAAAAAATGGATAAATCTTCCTACCTGGCAAAATAATTTCTAAAACCTTTTTTAATTTTAGAAATCGGAATAAATTTATAAACTCATTTTTAATTTCAGAATACGGAATAAATTTATAAAAAAAATAAGCGGGAAAATATTTTCCCGCTTTAATTTTATTCCTTAATTACTCGATATCCATTCTATTCCAATGTTTCTTTCGCAAGAGCTACGGCATCACTGGCTTCAGGACATTCAATACATAAAAAAGTCTTACCATCTACTTCATCAATGTAAAATTCATAATTATGACCATTTACCATATGCAATTCTTCACGAAGTTTAGAAGGAATCATTAAACGTCCAACTGTGTCGAGTTTTCTTGTATAAGCTGTTTTCAGCATTTTAACTCACTCCTTTCTTTTTAATTGGGAGAGTATGAGCCATCCCATAAATTTTTTATAATTTATTTTACAAAATTTTTTGTTCTTTGTCAAAATTTTTCTTAACAAAATCTTAACACGAATTAATCAAAAGGAATAATACCTTCATCAGGGTCAATTACTCCTCGTTCTTGATGAAAGCGATAATTGACATATCCATTTTTAAATTTATAAACTTCTACTTCAGGTATAATATATTGGTCTTCTTTATCTACAATTTTAGAACCAAGAGTAATACCAATTGGATCTCCTTCTTCTTCATATTTAGATAAATCAATTGCCATTAAATCTTTTTTATTTTTAATAACATGAACTACACCAGGTCCAATGTATTTTTCTTCCAGCCCTTTATTATATTCAATATATTTTTTATCACTTTTAAAATTCATAAAATCTTCAAGGGCTTTAGTATAATCTTTATAAAGCTTTGCTTCAATAATTTTATCATAAATAAATCTGGCCGCACATCCTAAACCGAATGCCGCCCCAGTACCTAAAAGAAGCCCATGGACAAACTTCATTAAATCACTTCCTTCAATTTTTAAATATAATATATTTACTTTTTCTTACGTTCCTTAATAGGATTATAGGCTCCCTGCTGTTTAGGGTTTTCGCCCCACATAAGTTGATAAACAGCTCTAGTTGCACTATTAATTGCTCTACGTTTAGCTTTAGAAGCCATACTACCTAAAATACCACGAGGTTTTCTCATAAAATTATCTCCTTTAATTTTATATAAATATTATATAAAAAATTTTTATAATTGTCAATTTTACATTTTACATAATTTTTTTACTAAATACCATAAAAATTTTTGGCCATGGTTGACTTTGCAAATTTTTTGTGTTATAATTTTTTTAGAAGGATTGGAGGTATTAATCTTGATAAAATTAGATTATACTCTTGAAACTCCTGAAGAACGAAATGAATTAGTAAAAAAAATTTTAGAGGAAAATCCAAATCCTAATGAAAAGTATTTAGAAATCCTCGCAGATTATCTAATTCTATGTATGGAGAAACAAGAAAAAAAAGAAAAGAAAATATTAACTGATAATAGATTAATGACAGTTAATAAACGTGAAACTTCTTTCGAAGGACTTGTTTCCCAGTTAGAGAATGGTGAAGATGGTATATATAATTTAATTAATAGTGATAAAAATATGATATTTTAGCCAAAAGTTACAATTACAAAAAAAGATTTAGAAGAAATTCCTAGCTTAAAACAATTAAAAGACGCTATTACAACTTGGGAAGCAAAAATGAAAGTAGTGAGTGGTAAAGATGCTTTTACTATAAAAAAAGCATTAATAGAAATGCGCAAAGACCAATATGTTATTAAAAATGCTTATCGAAAACCAATAGTACCAGTAAAGCTTACACGATCTAAATATAAAATTAAATTAGATGAAGATGTAAAAATGTTTGATGATGATGGATATCCAATTCCAGAAGGAATTTCATTAATGAATCCTGAAATTTGCTCTTGTATCTTATGTAACTATTCTCGATTAAAAGAAGATAGTTGGGATCGTTTTGAAGATGATACTTGGTATCTTATTTATGATTTTGAAAATATTTGTGATGAAGCCTTAGCTGATTATCCTATGTTAATGCGTATTGTAGAATGTAAAATTGATGGATTACAAAATATAGAGATTCAAAAAATTTTACAAGAAGAATTTAATATTACCCACAGTTTAGAATATATATCAAGTTTATTCCGCAATAAAATACCAAAGCTTATTGCTGATAAAGCTGTTGATAAATATTTAGAATGGTATTATACAACTCAAGAAAAAGGTAAGTATAAAAAATGCAGTAGATGTGGACAAATTAAATTGGCTCACAATAAATATTTTTCCTATAATAAAACAAGTAAAGATGGATTTTATAGTATATGCAAAAAATGCCGAAATAGTTCTCGTAAAGAAAAAATGAAATCCTAAAGAAAGGAGAAATATTGATTGTCCAGCGAAGGTAAACAATATTACTGTGAAAAATGTAATAAAACTATGGATGGAACTTAGTTTTATACATCTAATAATTTAGATAAATATCCTAATGATGGTAAATTACCAAAATGTAAAAAATGTATAACAATGCATGTAGACAATTGGAATCCGGATACTTATCTATGGATATTGCAAGAATGTGATGTTCCTTACATTCCTGAATAGTGGAATTAGTTAATGGGTAAATTTGCGAAGGATAGGACAAAAGTCACTGGAATGACAATATTAGGTCGCTATCTCTCTGCAATGAAATTAAATCAATGGAAAGATTATAGATGGAAAGATAGTCAATTCTTGCAAGACTTACAAAATAAAAAAATAGAAGAAACAATGAAGCAATAGGGATATGACATTCAAGATATTACTACAGCTATTCAACGTGCTTCATTTGCTTTGCCATCAGAAGAATTAAAAGAGCCGCCTCCTCCCGCACCTCCTCCATTAGATTTTGGGAATTCTGGGGAAGATTATTTTAAAGATAAATTAGATTTTGATGTTCCTGATTTAGGTGCAGAGCTAACAGACGAAGATAAACGATATCTTTATTTAAAATGGGGAAAAGGTTATAGTCCTGATGAATGGGTGCGCTTAGAGCAATTATTTAATGAAATGATGTAGTCTTACGATATTTAGTCCGCAGGCCATATTGATACATTAAAACTTGCCTGTAAGACATCATTAAAATCTAATTAGTTATTAGATATAGGTGATGTAGACGGCGCCCAAAAGATGATTAAAATGTATGATTCTTTAATGAAATCGGGCAAATTTACTGCTGCCTAGAATAAAGAAGAGTCTGGCGATTTCATTGATTCTGTTGGTGAATTAATAGAAATGTGTGAGAAACAAGGCTATATCGAAAGATATTACATTGATACTCCAAATGATAAAGTAGATTTTACAATTAAAGATATGCAAAAATACACTCGTACTTTAATTGAACGAGAAACTAATCTTGGCAATATGATTGATTAGGCATTAAAACAAAACGCTAAAGAAGATGAATAGGCTAAAGAAAACGTCGAAGATACAATTGTTGATGATGTTGATATGTCTATTGAAGACATTGAAAAAACTTTAGAAGATAAAGATATTGAAGACTTTAGTGAATTTTTAGATAATGAAACAGAGTTAGATATAGATGCTTTCTCTGATAGGGAAGATTAATGGCGTTACAAGATTTACTTGACCTATCTACAAGTCGAAAAAAGATAGGTCTTTCTGAAGAACGTATTAATGCTGTAATGCCAGTCATTCGTAAATATACTGCCTTTTGGCGCGAATATCCAGATTTATTTGTTGATTTTTTAGTACGAGGAACACGTACAGAATAGAAAGAAGGAGAATTTAAATTTTTCTTCTATTAGCGTGTTTTTTTAAGATGTGTAATGCGCTATCAATATGTTTATGCAGTTTTCCCTCGTGCTTATTCTAAATCATTCTTATCAGTTATGGCATTAATGGTTAGATGTATTCTTTATCCTGGTGTTCATTTATTTGTTACTTCTGGTGGTAAGGAACAAGGCGCAAGTATTCTACATGATAAAGTTAATGAAATTTGTGATTTAATACCAAGTTTTAAACGTGAAATTGATTGGGGCCGAGGTAAGAGCCAAGAGAGTAAAGATAAAGTACGTTATGTATTTAAGAATGGTTCTGTCCTTGATAATTTAGCTGCGAGAGAAAGCACTCGTGGTCAGCGTCGTCATGGTGGTCTAATGGAAGAATGTGTAGGTATTGATGATTAGATTTTGCGCGAAGTTATTATACCAGTTATGGCTATTCCTCGTAGAGCTAAGGATGGTACAACTCATGAAGAAGAAGCGGTAAATAAATCATAGATTTATATTACTACTGCTGGTTATAAAAATACTTATCCTTATGATAGATTAATTGGTTTATTGGTTCGTATGATTACATAGCCTGATAGATGTATGGTATTAGGCGGAACTTGGCGAACTCCTGTTGCTGTCGGATTACAGCAGAAAACATTTATTACTGACCAGAAAAATGAAGGAACTTATAATGAGGCTTCTTTTGAACGTGAATATGAATCAATTTGGTCTGGTACTGTTGAAGATGCTTTTTTTAATGCAGAAATATTTAATAGGAATAGAATACTGAATTAGCCTGAGTATGAAGCTTCTGGCCGTTCAAGTAAATTATCTTATTATATATTAAGTGTTGACGTAGGCCGTAAAGGATGCGATACTGTTGTTTGCGTATTTAAAGTAACGCCGCAACCGCATGGTGAACCGATTAAAAGTTTAGTTAATATTTATACTATGAATGATACTCATTTTGAAGATTAGGCTATTAAACTTAAAAAATTATATTATAAATATAAAGCTCGCAGAATTGTAATAGATGCTAATGGACTTGGTGTTGGTTTAGTAGATTTTATGGTTAAGCCATAGATTAATCCTGAAACTTCTGAAGTAATTCCTGATTTTGGAGTTTATGGTGGAACTCAGGATGATGCAGTTCAAGAATATAAAAAATATAAAACCAATAGTACAGAATTAGATGTTTTATACTTAATGAAAGCTAATGCACCAATTAATACTGAAGCACATAGTATTACTTAGTCAGTATTAAATTCTGGTAAGATTAAATTTTTAATTGATGAACGAACTGCTAAATAGAAACTATTAACTACTAAAGTGGGCTAGAATATGACCACAGAAGCACGATCTGATTATTTAAGACCATTTAGTTTAACTACCTCATTACGCGAAGAGATTATGAATTTGCGCGAAGAGAATGAAGGTTTAAATATTATTTTAAAACAAGCTAATAAAAGTATTAAAAAAGATAAATTTTCTGCATTAGAATATGGATTATATTATATAAAAAAAATAGAAGAAGATAAAAAGAAGAAAAAATTCCGGGCTGCTGATTGGATGTTTATGAATTAAGCCGGGCAACTCTTATTATTCTTTTAAATTAATTTTTAAAAGAATAATAAGAGGAATTTATTTGTAGATAAGAAAGGAGACTTAATATATGGATGCCAGTCGTGCGGAGATTAAGATTAGAGAAATCTTAGAGGAAGCCGGCCTGAATTTTAAGATGGAATATATATTTCCAGATTTAAAAACACATAATGGTCGTCCTTTACGTTTTGATTTTGTTATATTTGATGATGATAATAATATTGATTTTTTAATTGAATATCAAGGGAAATAGCATTATGAAGCCAGTAATAAATTTGGTGGAAAACGTGGATTATATCAATAGCAATATAATGATAATCAAAAACGTAGATTCTGTGCTTTACATGATTTACATTTAATAGAAATTCCTTATACAGAAGAAAATTTAATTTCTTATGATTATATAATGCGAAAAGCTGGATATTAATTGAAAGAAGGTGAAGTATGGAATTAGAAAAGGAAGAATTAACCAGAAATGAATAGATACATAAAAAAGGTTTTGACATAACTGGAGGAGTACGTGAGTATTCTGCAGTTGGCCCAAATGAATATAAGAAGATTAAGGTTGGTGTTAAGACATTAGACGATGCTGTCTTAAATCTTGGATCTTTCAGATGGGACACTTACGGTCGCCGCAATGAAAAGTATAGCCGTGAACGTATTTATACAAAGCCCATGGTTATGGATGCTTTAATTCGTAATGATATTCAAGAATTGCGAAGAATATCACGCTTCTTTTTTAGAGTAAGTGGTATTTATCAAAGAGTATGTAATTATTTTGCGAATATGTATCGTTATGATTGGGCTATTGCTATTTAGTCTAATAATACTGACGGCTCTGCTGTTAAAGATATTAATGAAACAAAAGCAGTAAAAGATTTCTGGCGAATTTTAAATTATTTAGATAATTCTTATATTAAGAAAATTTGTGGCGATATGGCTCTTGAAGTTATCAAATGTGGAGCTTATTATGCCTATATTGTTCCCTCAAGTACTGGCTTAATTTTATAGCAACTTCCTATTGAGTATTGTCGTTCAAGATATTCAGTAGGTAATTTACCTGCTATTGAATTTGATATGAGATACTTTGATACTTTTGTGGATACTAATTACCGTAATAGAGTATTAAAATTATTCCCTGATGAATTTACAATAGGTTATCGTCTCTATAAGGCTGGTAAACTTTTACCTGATGTAGCTGGTGATAATACTGGTAGTTGGTATTTGTTAGATCCACAAAGCACTATTAAGTTTGCTTTAAATGGTACTAATGATATTCCATTATTTGTAAATGCTATTCCAGCAATTTTGGATTTAGATGCCGCACAAGATTTAGACCGCCGCAAGCAGATGCAAAAATTATTAAAGATTTTAGTTTAGAAATTACCACTTGATAAAAATGGTGATTTGATTTTTGATATTGATGAAGCTCGTGATATTCATAATAATGCTGTTGAAATGTTGCGTAGAGCTGTAGGTGTTGATGTATTAACTACTTTTGCAGATGTAGATGCTATTGATACTTCTGATAAAAATACTTCTGCTACCACAGATGAATTAGAGCGTGTTGAACGAACTGTATATAATGCATTTGGCGTTTCGCGCAATTTGTTTAATACAGACGGCAATATTGCGTTGGAAAAATCTATTTTAGATGATGAATCTACTATGCGCAATTTAATTTTGCAATTCAACATATTTTTTGATAGAATATTATCAGTCCTGAATGTTTAGAAAAAATATAATTATAAGTTCTATATGTTAGAAACTACACAATATAATTATAAAGATTTATCTAAAATGTATAAAGAACAAACTCAGATTGGTTTCTCTAAAATGTTACCTTAGATTGCTCTTGGACAATCATAGAGTTTTATTCTTAATACGGCTCATTTTGAAAATGAAGTTCTACATTTAAGCGAAGTTATGATACCGCCTCTTATGAGTTCTACATTAAATGGTGAAGATATTTTGGGTAAAAAAGATTAGAATAGTTCTAACACTTCTCAAAATAAAACAAGTGGAAATACTACTACTACAGTAAAAACAGAAACAAAAGAGAGTGGCCGACCAGAAAAAGCTAATGATGAAAAAAGTGAAAAAACAATCGCTAATCGTCAAGCAGCTGGTAAATAAGGAGGATTTATAGTGAGACATACAAGTGTTAAGTTAGATACTCCTGTTGAGTTTATTAATATCACTAAAATCAATCCTTTAATTTCTAAATGTTAGATTAAAGTTTGTTATGTTGGTGATAAACCAAATCGCAATAGAAGTGTTATAACAAAAGAAGTTGCTAAAGATTTAGCGCAAAGTTTACCAGGTAGTCCTATCGTTGGTTATTTTAATGAAGCCAATGGAGATTATGAAGAACATAATCGTGTTATTGATATTTCTAATGGTAAATTTGATATTAAAGATACTACTGTTCCTTATGGTTTTGTAGACTTGGGAGCTAAAGTATGGTTTTAGAAATTTTTAGATGATGGAAAAAACGAGCATGAATATTTAATGACTGAAGGCTATATCTGGACAGATATCTATCCAGAAAGTAAACGTATTATTGAAAAAGGTAATAATCAATCTATGGAATTAGATGATGAAAAAATTAATGCGTATTGGTCGAAAGATAAGAATGGAATGCCCGAATTTTTTATTATAAATGAAGCAATAATTAAGAAACTTTGTATTCTTGGAGAAGATTGTGAACCTTGCTTCGAAGGAGCTAATATTACTGCACCTACGATGCATTTCTCATTTAGTGATAAATTTAATGAGCAATTATTCTCTATGATGAAAGATTTAAAAGAATTATTAGAAGGTAAAGGAGGAACAAAAGTGTTCACAAGATATAGTGTGGAGATTGGTGATTCCATTTGGACTTCTCTTTATTCTTACATTAAGGGTTTCGGAGCAGGTAATGCAATGATTGAAGAAGTTTGCGAAGACAATGGTAATTTATTTGCTATTGTCAAGGAAGATGATAAGTTCGTTCGTTTAGATTTTTCTATGGAGAATGATACTTTCACTCCTGGTGAAGTTTCTGAATTAACTGATTATTCTGTTTCTGATAATCCTCAATTCGATCCTGAAAAAGTTGCAGAATTTGCAAAGAAAAAAAAGGACGAAAAAGATAAAGACAATAAAGAGAATAATGATAATAATAAGGAAGATCCTTCTAAAGATCAGCCAAAAGATGATGAAAAGAAGGACACTCCCGAAAATAAACCAACTGATACTTCTGATGAAGAAGAAGAACCAACTGAGGATGATGAAGAGAAAAAAAAGAAAAAGAAAGCTAAGTACTCTTTGGAAGATGTAGTTGAATATGGTTTATTAAAAGACGAGTATACCGCGCTTGAAACTAAATATAATGAATTAGTTGAAAAGCAAACACAACTCGAACAAGAACTTGCTTCTTTAACTCAGTTTAAGACTGAGGCTGAAAGAGAAAAGAAACAAGAAATGATTAATAGTTTCTATATGTTATCTGATGATGATAAGAAAGATGTTGTTGCTAATATTGATACTTATTCATTAGATGATATTGAAGCAAAGCTTTCTATTATCTGTGTTCGCAATAAGGTCAATTTCGATACTAATGAAAAGAAAGAAAATGACCCACTTACATATAATATTAATAATGATGTAAATGACGATAGTATTCCTGCTTGGATTAAGGCAGTATAGGATGTTGCGAAAACTATGGAATAATAAATTTTTAAGGAGGAAAACCTAATGCTTTTAAAAGATATGCTTAAAGACCTAAGCGGCGTATCTGCTGTTAAGGGCGGCTACGTTGAATATGGCTATGGTCAGGTTGAGCCTAATCATTTAAGTGCTCAACGCACTGGTCAGATTTATGCTCAATTACCTGCTAACAGAAATATCCAGCTTCTTGAAAATGGCCAGTTTGTTAAGTATGACTATGCTGCTGGTGAGCTTGGTGAAGTTGATTTCACTGGCAAGGGCGAATGGATGTTAGTTTATAATGAAATTAAACTTTATCGTGAGGAACAAGCTGATTGCGAATTTGCTATGCGCAAAGATGATTATCAAGCTCGTTATTACAGCCCCTATGATGGCAAGCAGGAAATTGGTACACGTCAGGCTCGCTATTTAAATGGTAAGGATGCCGAAGGTAATACTTCTATGACTATTACAGATAGTCAGGGTGTACAACATACTTATGAATATGATGATGTTACTGCTGGTCCTGATATTCGTGAACTCTTCTATGAAGAAGATCCTTTACATTTTGATGGTCCTTATGAGGCCCGTAGAATGCCTGCTGGCACTAATATGGTTCCTCGTGTTTTCAAGACCAATGTTGGTGATATTTTTACGACTAATACTATTGCCGAAGCTACTCTTGTAGTTGGTGATATTTTAAGTCCTCGTGCTGCTGACGGTATGCTTTCTAAGACCGGTGATGGTTCTATCCAGTGGTAGGTTGTCAAGGTTTATGAAATGCCTGATCATCAGAAGGGCGTTAAGATTATGCGAATCGCGTAAGAAAGGAGAGAAGAAAAATGTTAGATAGAAAAAATCTTGTTCAATTAATGAAGACTGTCGCTAAGGCTGATCCTTCTACTCCTACTGCTTACAGCTTTAATGGCGAAAGCCTTTCTTATGATGCTCTTAATGAAACTCTCCGCAGAGAATTAAATGAACTTGCTGGAACTTATTCTTTATATCGTGATAATAAGAACCTTATTTTCTCAATGATTGAGGAAACTATTGATGAAGTTCTTCCTAAGAAAGTTGAAGAGCAATATAATCAGTTTGCTGAAGTTAAGACGTTTAAACAGGGTGACAAGCCTATTTTCCGTAGAAAGTTCAGCAACAATACTCGTGCAAAGCAATTCATCACTCGTGTCGGCCTAGCTGGTATCTATGAAGTATTCAAGCTTGGTAAGACTGAAGAAAGCTTTGAAGTCCGTACAAGCGCTATCGGCGGAGCTGCTCAAATTGGCTTTGAGGAATTCCTTGATGGCCGTGTCGATTTTGGTGTTGTTACCCAGATCGTCATGGAAGGTATGGATGAACTTATCTATAAAGAAATTGCCGGTGCTTTAAAGGCTTCTGTTAACCAGTTACCTCCTGCTAACCGTTTAGTTGCTAATGGTTTTGATGAACCCGGTTTTGATAAGTTACTTATGATTGCTTCTGCTTATGGTACTCCTACTATTTATTGCACTTATGAATTTGCTGTTCGTATGATTCCGAAGGATGCTTGGCGTTATACTGAAGCTATGAAAAATGAGCTTTGGAATACTGGCCGTCTTGCTTCCTATAAGGGCTATAAAGTTGTTATTCTTGAGCAGGGCTTTGAAGATGCTACCAATGAAAAGAAAGTCATTGACCCAGGCTATGCTTGGATTATTCCTACTGGTGCTGATAGTAAGCCTGTAAAGGTTGCTATGGAAGGCAATACCATTGTTGATGAATACACCAATTATGACCGTAGCCGTGAAATTCAAGTTTATAAGAAGGTTGGCGTTATTGCTATGTTAGCTAATAATATCTGCTGCTATTGTGATACTGAACTTCTTGGTGATATGAAGACCTGGCATCTTGATGGTGTAACTGGTAAGGTCCGTGACTATGCTGGTCAAATTACTGGTTCTCATGATACTATTGATGGCGGTAATGAAGATAAGCCGTAATTGATATTAACTAAAAATTAATATATAATATTTTTAGGGGAGAATGGGGAAATCCCCTTCTCCCCTATTTTGTTTTATGAGTAAAAGGAGAATAAAAAAAATGAATAAAAAAGTTTTATTAGTTACTAATAGAAGTGCTGGAATGGTTGTTTATACTATTCCTGAAGAAGGCATCCGTAGAGAATTTACACCTGGTGAAACTAAAAAAATTCCTTTTGAAGAATTAGAAAAGCTTGCTTACCTTAGCGGAGGCCGCACCTTGATGGAAAATTTCTTAAAAATTGTAGATACTAAAACTACAGAAGAATTAGGTATTCATACAGAACCTGAATATTATTTAGATGATGCTGGAGTTATTAAACTTCTTACTGAGGGAACTCTTGATGAATTCCTTGATTGTCTTGATTTTGCTCCTATTGGAGTTATTGATATGATTAAGAGCTATGCTGTATCTCTTCCTATGAGTGATTATAATAAGCGTAAAGCTCTTAAGGATAAGACTGGATTTGACCTTGATAGAGCATTAGCTAATAAGGAAGCTGAAGCTGCGGAGGATGAACAGATTACTCCAAAAGCTCCTGAACGTAGAGTGAAGACTGAAACTAAGCCTACAACGCCTCCTGGTCGTAGAACTGCTCCTCGTTATAACGTTGTAAAAGAAGGTTAATTATAAATAAGGAGGGTTTTATATGACATATTTTTATAAGATTTATGAACGCTTTTTAGGCAAAGTAACAGATGATATGTATTTAGAACTTACTCCTCATGATACATTTTTAGATTTACGTCAATTGCTTGTTGATAGTATCCCTGGATTTGAATTTCCGCGTAAAAAATTAGATTATGTTTTAGTTGATGAAGATGCTCCTGATTTTATAAAAGGGGAAATTGATGGCGGAAATATTGATATACCATTAGGCGGAGATTTATCTGAAGAAGTAGCTGGCAGTAACATTGATATAGATAATGCTTTTTAGGAGATATTTTCTGAAGAAAATACCTCCTATTTTAATGCCGATTTGGATGATGAAGAAATTAATATCTTGGCTTTAATTATGGTTGAAGCTTGGGTAGAACGTCAATTGGCATCTATTGAAGTAACAAGAATGAAATATTCTGGTACAGATTTTAAATTTACTTCATAGGCAAATCATATGTAGAAATTGTTATCATTGAGAACAGAAGTAAGACGTTAGGCCTTTCATATGCAGAGATTATATAAGCGTCGTAAAACTGATGATAATGGATATATTAAATCTAACTGGTCTGTTCTAAGGGAGGTAAGCGCCCTTGATGACTAAATATAATTTTAATATAGATAATGATTTAATTAATACTAATATTAATAGATTAACTAATTAGATATGGAAATTAATTCCTATGCGTGAAAATGAAGAAGATTGGTTATCTTAGTTAAATACTGTAATTATTGAATTAACTGGTCTTGGGGAAATTTTTAATGATAGTTAGTATTTAATTCTTTTAAGTAAATTAGAAGGACTAAAAAATATTGAAATTGAATTTCCTATTTATAGAAAGACAGTGTTTGAAGCTATTACTTTATTAAGGGGGCTTCACATTGAATAAAAATGAATATTTAGATGTAATGTATAACCGTATTCCAAAAGCCAATATGCTTACAAGATATTTATATGGCGATGGAGTAACAGGACAACAAGAACGAATGATAAGAGATAAACGTAAAACATTAAGTAGAGCTTTACTTTATTCTTATCAAGCTGCCTTGGTAAAAAAATTATATGATGACAAAGATACTATTGAACGTCGTGCATTAATTAATCCTGACAAAATAAAATAGGATTATGATGAAAAAATTATTTCAATTGGTTTTGAAAGTAATTTTAAAACTGGGGATATTTTTTAGTGGTTAGGTACAAATACTTATTGGTTAATTTATTTACAAGATTTAACTGAATTAGCTTATTTTCGTGGTAATATAAGACGTTGTTCTTATGAAATTGCCTGGGAAGATGAAAATAAAAATTATCATAAAACTTATGTTGCTTTGCGTGGTCCTGTTGAAACTAAAATTAATTATATCCAAAAGCATGAAATTAGTATAGATACACCTAATCATTCTTTAAATATATTATTACCTTATAATGATGATAATGTAAAATTATGTTAGCGTTATAATAAATTTTATTTGTAGAATGACCCTAATAAAACATGTTGGCGTATTGAAGCTACTGATTTGTATTCTACTCCTGGAATAATTGAAATTAATGCTGTCGAGTATTATTCTAATGAAACTGCTGATGATATTGATAATGGCATTGTCAACGGTTTAATATAGCCGGTTCAAGATCCTAATTCAGGTAAAGAAAATGGCATTATTGGTGATACTTTTATTAAACCAAAAGTAGTATATGAATATAAATATGATGGAATTAAATCTGGTAAATGGACTTGGGATAAAAAATTACCATTAACAGTTAAAGTAAATGAAGAAACAAATACTTTAAAATTACGATGGGAAACTACCTACTGTGGGTAGTTTGATTTATTCTATGGGCCAGAATGTAAAACCATTGTAGTTGAATCTTTATTTTAAAGATGAAGGAGAAAATGGAGAATGAAAATTGATAATGTAAAAAATCCAGAGTCAGCATTTTTAGCCCAAGAAAAAGATATGAGAATCATAGTTGATCGTATGGCCGCGAATCAACGTTTGCGTAAATTACTTTATTATACTACTCCTGATGCATTAAGATTGCCAGAAGTAAGTGATTAGAATTTTGTAAAAATGTTCGGTAAAAATATAAGGAATTTACCAAAATTATATATAGATAAAGATGTTTTAAATTATATTGTTATTAGTTTTGATAACTTTGCTCCTAATGGAGACAATCCTGAATTTAGGGATAATACTATTGAATTTGATATTGTTTGTCATTATGATTAGTGGCAATTAGCTGATTCATTTTAGTTAAGACCTTATAGAATCGCTGCCGAACTTGATAGTATGTTAGATAAAAAACATTTAACTGGAATTGGGCAACTTAATTTCATCGGAGCATAGCAAATTATATTAACTGATGAATTTGCTGGACTTTGTTTATTATATGATACAATACACGGAGGAGAAGATAAAAAATATATGCCAAATCCTGCTGATGAACAAATGTTTATCGAGGATTATTTTAAAATGCCTAAGATGAATTAATGGATTATAAACTTAGTTTAATGTGCGGAACAGATTTACCTGTTCCAGAAATTCCATTAACCCTCCATTAGCCTAAGATAAAGGAAATAGCATTAATTGGCGAAAAAGAATTTTTTACTGGTGCTTAGTGTCTTTGTATTAATAAAAATAGTATAACAAATCAGGACAAGAATGATTTGGATACTACTACCAATTTTTAGATATTTATGATGGTAATGCTATAGAAAGATAATAATGAACGGCGTAAAGCTGCGCAATAGGTTCTATCATTACTATTCCCAAATTCAAAGTCTACATTTACTCCTAGATCTATTGTTATTTAGTATAATGAGAGTGACATTTAGATTAATATTGATGATGATAACTTTGAATTATTTTAGTCGGTAGCAAGACAAATTTTTTGTTTTGATACTAATAAAAATGGGCAAGATAATTATAATCCTGCTAATAAGAAAGCTCAAGAAATAGCTAATAAATTAATGAAAGGGCGTCAAAGGGTCGCTGAACTTAAAGGGGTTACCGATTCAAGCATTTTGAGCCAATACGTTTCTACATTGACTATTGGATTAGATTCAATGTCGTTAGAAGATTGTATGAATTTAACATTGTATTAGTTATACGATTTAATAGAAAGATTTTCTCTTTATACTAATTGGGATATTGATGTAAAGAGTAGATTAGCAGGAGCTAAGTCAGATAAAAAACCTGACAATTGGATGAAAAACATTCATTAACTTTGTATAAATCGCTTTACTAATTTTTGTAGCGAGTTATATAAATAAAATTTAAATTTTATTAAGGAGGAAATAACCTATGAAATTTGGTGTTCGTGAAATATGCGATGTCGTATTAAAAGCTCGTGCTCCTATGAAGGTTGGTAATAAAGTTTTCTATGCGAACGAACCAGTTCTTTATTTCGATACATTAAAAACTTCTAGCCTTGAAGGTGCTTCTACGACCGTATATGCACAAGGCGGACGCGGCAATGCTCGTTTAGTAGCTTGGGACGGTGACCGTACTTTAACATTCACTATGGAAGATGCTCTTATTTCTGCAGAAGGTTTCATGATTCTTGCTGGAGCTGGCCTTATTGATGCTTCTAAACAGAATACAATTAAGCAACATGTAACTGAAAAGACTACTGCTGTGGCTCTCTCTGAAGATAAGGATAGTGTACAAATTTTTATTAAAAATTTACCATATGAACAAATTGATACTACCACGGGTGCTCATAAAGGTGAATATTATATTTATGCTATGCGTGTTGACAATGATGAACCAGTAACTGAGCCTTATCTTCCTACAGTTATTCGTCAAACTGAGGCGGGGGCAGTTGCGAAACCTCAAAAGTTCTATTTTGATGAAACTGAAATGAAGTATAAGACTTGTACTGATGCAGAAGCTGATACTAAGGCTAAAGCTGGTACTTAGATTTATTATGGTCTTTAGATTAAGGAAATTACTTCTGCTTATAAGATTGTTGATGAAGCTGAAGCTAATGCAGTACATAAATTAGAATTATTTAAAGATTCTGTTGTTCTTCTTGATTATTATATTGAGAAGGCTAGCAATGCTCGTCAAATTGAAATTACCGCTGAATCTTTTGGTGGCAACTTCTATCTTGAAGCTTCTACCTTATTCCGTACTCAGGATGGTGTTGATCTTCCTGCCGAATTTATAATTCCTAACTGCAAGATTCAGTCTAACTTTACTTTCAGTATGGCTGCTACTGGCGATCCTGCAACTTTCACTTTCACACTTGATGCTTTCCCAGGAACTACTCGTTTCAATCCTACTAAGAAAGTATTGGCTGCTGTTCAGGTCATTGAAGATATTGATAATGATAGTGTCTATCGTACTCAAACTATCCATGATCCGATGCATGACAGCTATTTTGATATTTAATTATGATTATTAGCTCTAATGCTCCACGACCTGTTAAAGCATCTGAAGTAGAAAAAGTTATAGTTAAAAAATCAAAAAAAGAAAATAAAAATTCTCAAGAAAAAGAGAATAAAATTCCTCTTACAGAGGATGAACTTATTGATAAGATTATTAAAGGAGAGGGTTAATCCCTCTCCTTTTTTTTATTATGTGAAAAAGGAGATATAATATATGGCAAAATTAACAAATGCCTAGAAAAATTAGTTAGTTTATTATAAACAAAAAGGAGTTTCTTATAAAAATGAAGTAAATACTCCTACTTATTTAAGTAGTCTTTTAGAAGTATATAGAGCTGCTGCTCGACCAAATGATACAATTGCTAATAAAGAAGTTTAGGATGCTAAATTATTAGAAAAAGTTTTAAATGGAATAAAGTAGATTCAAAATAATTATACTAAAAAAATGTCTTTTTCTGCTGAATCTTTAATAGAGATTGTTTAGGATTAGGCTTTAGCTGAATTACTTAATTAGTTATATACGGTAAATCCTGGATTATTTATTGGAGGAGGTTTAATTAAAAAAGGAGCAAATAGCTATGAACGTGGTGCCTTATTAGAGAATTTTATGAATGAATTTATTACTACTATTGACTATACTTTTTAGAATATGGAAATGCCTTATGGTCCTTTACCGTAGACTCATCGGTCTGGCCAATTAGTTGATAATATTAATATGAAAAATTTAATTACTAATATTGGTGGAGAGTTTATAGATAGCACTACAAAAACTGCAATAAATAATTTGTCTCGGTTTATTTATAAAGTTGGATAGGAAAAAAAAGATTCAGGTAATACTACAACTGAACGTCGAAAAAATAATTTAGAAGCTACTACTATTTATACTCAAGTTAAAAAAAATGGTCGAGTTGGAGCTATTTAGGGCAAATAGATAAAAGCTGATAACACTGGTTTAAATTATAGTATTTCAATTACTGCTACAGCGACACTGTTAAATCAAGTAGTTAATGCCTTATCGATGGCTACATTCAGCGATAAAAATTATTTATCAACAGATTTTATAGGTTTAGGTAAAACTAATCCTTATCGTGTTTTTTTAACTGTGGCTGATGGAGATACAGGTTATAAATTATATAGATATGCTCGTATGTTAAATTGTATGGCAAAGCATTCTAAATTAGCAGAACATAATGATGTGCCTAAAATGTTTTTTAGAATTAGAGCTATTTATGAATTGACTGGTGCTAAACAACAAGTTGGAAATACTAAGTATGCTTATTAGAGTGTAATGGCTAATTTTATTAATGATATTGGTCGTACTAAATTTTTAGTTATTAATAATCCTAAAAAGCAAGGTTTTTTAAAAGTTTTATCAACAGCTAAATTAGCAGAAGATATAGAAATGAATTTATATTTTAATAAAAAACAAGGTTCTAGAAGTATTTTAGAAAATGATGAAAGAAGAATGTCTATGGAGCAAGCTCTATATGGTCCTATTAGTATGAATTTCAGTAAAATTTTTGAAGATTAGTAAAAAAAATTTTTTGACTTTGGAAATTTTTTTTGTTATAATATATTTATAAAGGATAAAAATTAAAAAATTTGTTTCTGACAAAATTTTTAAAATATAAAGTTAAAGGAAGTGAGAATGTGGCGAAAATAGCTTTTACAAAACTCTCTCTCCAGAAAAATTCAGAAATAAGAAATTGGCAATATAATGATCAAGTTATTGAAGTAAAATAGTATCTTCCAATAAAAGAGAGAATGGATATTGCTTAGTCGGTCATTCAACAAGTCATTGATTTTAATAATGAATTTTTGAATGAATTTGCTTTCCATATGTATATGGATTTAGCAATAGTATTTAATTATACAAATTTATCTTTTACTGATAAACAGAAAGAAGATTTGTATAAACTTTATGATTTACTTGTTGGTTCAAGGTTTATAAAAGAGTTAAAGAAACAAGTAAATTGTAATCAAACTGATGATTTAGAAGTCTATACTTATGAAATGCTTAATGGATATTATAAATATCATAATAGTGTTTATGGGATTATGGATACTATGAATCAGAATTATTCTAATTTAAATTTAGATGTTAATGAATTACAAGATAAGATTTCTAATCCTGAAAGTCTATCTTTAGTAAAAGATATTTTAACCAAGATGGGTTAAAATATCATAATTGATTTCTAATTTAGATAGGAATATTAAAAGGCGAGAGGCTTTGTTCCTCTCGCTTTTTCTTTGTATATAGAAATTTATAATGAGAGAAAGGAGCTATTTTATGGCTAATAACAGTGCTAATTATAATGTTAATATGCGATTTACGGCTGATACAGGCCAAGCTAAATAGCAATTACGTGATTTACAAAGTTCATTAGATACTTTAATGAATTAGATAGCAACAAAAAATATTAAATTTTTTGATGTTAATGCCACTAAAAAAGAAATAGATGAAGCCTCGGCAGCAGTTTAGGAGTTAAAAATTGCTTTAGATTAGGCGACTAATGTTAATACTGGACGTTTAGATTTATCAAAATTTTCAAAGAGTTTAAGCCAGAGCGGTTATACTCTTTAGGATTTTGCTACACATTTAGAGAATCTAGGCCCGACAGGCGATAAAGCATTTGTTGCATTAGCATAGTCTGTTATTAATGCTGAAGTTCCTTTAAAAAGAACTAACGCTATATTAGATAATTTTAAAAAGACATTAGCTAATACAGCCAAATGGCAAATTTCATCTAATTTAATGCATGGGGTATAGGGGTCTCTATAGAAAGCTTATTACTATGCAGAAGATTTAAATAGATCATTAAATGATATCCGTATAGTTACTGGATAGAGCAATGATTAGATGGCTGAGTTTGCTGAAAAGGCGAATAAGGCTGCTCAAGCATTAAGTACAACTACTACTAATTATACTAATGCTTCTTTAATTTATTATCAATAGGGTTTAAGTGACAAAGAAGTTGCTGATCGCACTGAAGTTACTATTAAAATGGCTAACGCCGCGGGTGAAAGTGCATCTAAAGTATCTGATTAGTTAACTGCTGTTTGGAATAATTTCTATGATGGCAGCAAATCTCTGGAATATTATGCTGATGTAATGACTAAACTAGGTGCTTATACTGCTTCTAGTACTGATGAAATTTCAGAAGGTATATAGAAATTCGCGTCTGTTGCTAATACTATTGGTCTTAGTTATGAATATGCTACATCTGCATTGGCTACATTAACTGCCAAAACACGTGAAAGTGCGAATACAGTAGGTAATAGCCTTAAAACCTTATTCGCTCGTATTTAGGGTCTGACTCTTGGAGAGACTCTTGAAGATGGTACTGATTTAAATAAATATTCTAAAGCCCTTGAAAAAGTTGGTATTAGTATTAAAGACCAATAGGGCGAGTTAAAAGATATGAATACTATCCTTGATGAAATGATGAATAAGTGGGATAGTTTAAGTCGTGCTGAATAGGTTGCCCTTGCATAGACTGTTGGTGGTGTCCGTCAATATACTCAATTAGTTAATCTTATGGAAAATAAAGATTATTTTAAAGAGTTAGTTGGAGTAGCTAAAAATTCTAAAGGTACTTTACAAGAACAAGCTGATATTTTTGCTGAGAGTTGGGAAGCTTCTAAAAAGCGAGTACAAGCTTCTCTTGAAGAAATTTATAAACAATTAGTTAATGATAAATTCTTTATTGGATTAAATGATACATTAAGTGATACATTAAATATTACAAGTAAATTAATTGATTCATTAGGCGGATTACCTGGCGTATTAAGTGTTATTTCTACTTTAATGTTAAAGAGCTTCGGTCCTGATATTGTAAATAATATGCAGCGTATGGCTTCCAATTTGTTTATTGATAGCGGAGCTGCTGAAAATTAGGCTGCAATTATGAAAAAAACAATGATTCAGACTTTACAATCTTTTTCTCCTGAATCTAAATTAGCATTAAGTGATTAGGGTTCTGTTACTTTAGAAACTACTACAATGATTAATGCGGCTTAGGCTTCATATGATTTATAGATAGCTAATAGCCAATTAAATGAAACAGATAAATTAAGACTTTAGACTTTGTTAAAAATTTCTTAGGCTTATGGAGATATTGCTATATAGGCTAAGAAAAGTATTGAAGTTTAGCAACAATAGACTTAGGATAGTTTACGAGATGCAAGAAATTAGATTTTTCTTACTACTAATGAAAATTTTGGTGGAGATGCGGGAGTAAAGTATTTTAATAAAAGTTATAAAGCTGGACAAAAATTAATTGATCAATTTTATAGTAATAAAGTTTTAAAATAGTTAAATTCTTAGAAATTTGATAAGAGCGATTCTTATTAGAATTTTTTAGCTAAATTTAATAATATTAAAGGGTTGGACACTGATTAGAGATTTAATACATTAAATTAGTTAATAAATAATGCAAAAAAAGCGGCTAATGGCTCTAATAGTAGCCTTTAGTCTCGATATAGAAATTAGATTATAGAAGAAATAAATAATTTAAAAGATGTTAATGTTGTTTTAGATAAATATGTAAATGGTAAAGTTAGTGCTGATGGAGCTACTAAAAAATAGATTGAAGCATTACGGCAATGTTTAAATGGCTATGTAAAAGAAAAAGAAGCTTTAATACAAAGTAATAATGCTAATAAAAAATACACAGATTCAATAAATGATTTTTAGAAAACTTTGGCAAAAAGCCAAGGAGCTATTAGTAATTTTTCTAACGGATTAGTTACTACAGTTTAGGGTATAAGCCAATTTAGTATAGGAGTAACCAGTTTTAAAGGATTGCTTGAAACATTATCTAATGATGATTTAAATTTTGGTGAAAAATTAAGTTCAGGAATAATGTCTGCGAGTATAGCTTTACCTTCTTTAGTTAATGGTTTTAAATCTTTAAATTCTGGAATTTAGGCTATAGTTAAAAATGCTGGTGGCTTAGGGACTAATATTATTTCTATTGCTACTGGTATGGATGGTACTTAGTTAGGAGAAGCATTTTAGGAAAAAATAAAATCTGGCGGTTCAGGCTTTAGTAATACAAAAAAGGGAAGAATTCTTTAGAGTGGATTTAATGCTTTTTCTGCTAATTTAGGAATTAAAGATACTCAAAATTTTGAAGAAGAGTATAATAAACTTATTAAAGCACAACTAAATAAATTAAAAGCTGATTATAAAAATACTACTGGTGTTAAAAATATATCTAATGAAGTTTATGCTTAGCTTAGAAATCAAGCAAAAGCACAAGTTGACGCTTAGGGTAGTGGTGCCGCATTAAGTGCTATGTTAGGTAAATCAGTTCTTATATTTGCAAAATATGCAGCAGCGATTGCGGCAGTAGTAGCTGTTGTATGGCTTTTAGTTAAAGCTTATAAAGCTGCTGAAAGTTATTCATTAGATGCTCAAATTGAACGGTCAGAAAAAGCTATTGAAAGTTTTAAATCATAGTTAGAAGAAACAAAAAATAAAGCTGAATAGCTAAAATCAGTATTTAATAATTATAGTTCTGTTAAATCCGCTTTAGATGAATGTACTGTTGGTACTAAAGAATGGCGTGAATAGTTAGCTAAAGCTAATGAAGAAGCTCTTAATATTTTAAATACTTATCCTGAGTTAAAAGATATGGAAGGGGCTTGGGGTAAGAAAGATACTGGTGAAATTTGGATAGATAAAAATGCAGTTGATAAATTGTAGTCTATTTATGATAAATAGATTCTTCAATAGCAATATGCTTTAGCTAATGAACAAAGTAATTTAGAAGACTTAAATATTGAAAAAGCTAAGTAGAATTTAACTAGTAATTTTTTAACAGCTTCTTCTTCAGTTACTACTAAAGGTACCTTATTAAAAAATGATGGAACTGGTGCCTCTTATGCAGATACTCTTAATTTACTTTTGAATAATTAGAATGAATTAAATAATAGAACAGGCCAAGATTTAACTGAAGCAATTAAACAATTACTTATTGATAATAATTATTCTGTAACTAATGGAAGTAATGAAAAAACTGATGAAGAATTATTAAATCTTTATGCTTAGTCCTTAGCAGATAAATTTAGTACTGATGATGTTCAAGCTGCTATATCTAATGTTTCAAAAGTAATACAAAATAATACTGATGCTACATTATAGGCTACGAAAGAAGCTTCAGTTCAATAGGCTCTTGGATTAGATACTATGTCTACTGAAGATGCTAAAATAACTACGGCTTTGGTAGATGCTAATATTGAAGCTATTAAAGATAGCTTTTATAATGACAATGGAACTATTAGTTGGGATGACGGAACTGATAAGGACCGAGAAATAGGAACTCACGATGAAAATGCTGGTGGAGCTGGTAAAGGAGATCAAGCTTTACGTAATTTATGGGATGCTTATTTAGCAGCGGCTAAAATTGATAAAAATGATAGCGAATATAAATTAAATTAGAAAAATTCTGTAATTGGTGAAGGTTAGAATAGATCATTCCAATTAGAGAATGGAAAAACTATATTATTCTCAGAAGTTGCTACTACAATAGCTACTATGTAGGCTATGGGAGAAGAACTTTAGACTACTTATGCTATGGCTCAAAAATTCTAGACTGGTATGAGTAATCAAGGAACTATAGGCCAAGGTATTTTAGAATTTTTTGGTAATGATGGCGATTTAAGCAATTTTACTCAAGATTAGCTTAAATAGTTAAAAATAGATATAGAAAAAGGTTTTGAAGATGAAGATTTACAGAACTTAATTGGATAGAGTTTATTTGGCGAAGATTTTAATTTATTAAAACCTGAATAGCAAGAAACCGTAAAATCATATATGTCTAATATGATGAAAGAATTAGGCGTAACTAGCGGTAAAGAATTAGGCGAAGCTATAGTAGAAGAAGCATCGCATTAGATTGCTAATATTGAAGATATAAGTAATAATAAAGCATTTAAATATATATTAGGGCTTGAAGATGAAGATGATATATCAAAAGCAATTGATGAATTTGAAGGATATAGTGTTTCATTAAAATCTCGTATTTCTTAGATTGCAGAAGACATATTTAAAGTGGCAGGAAAAAATGGGGTTGTTGCGTTTACCGAAGCAATTAATACAGTAGGAAAAGATTTAACTTTTGATTAGTTAAATAAAATAGCTGATTTTGATTGGTCTTCTGGAACTTGGGAAGAATTTATTGATACCCTAGAAGATTTAGGCATTGTTGTATCAGATGATGAAGGAGCTTGGAAAGGCTTCTATGATATGATGCAAGAAACTGCTAATAAATTGCCTATAGAAGATTTTACTACTTTTAGAGATTTATTAATCGAAATTTTTGATTTAATGGGTCAAGATGTTGGCAGTTCTATTACTAAAGAAAAGTATGATGAAATTACTAAAGGACTTAAAGCAGCTGGATTAAATTCTGAAGATTATTATGTTTAGACTGGTCCAGATGAATATATAAAAGTTAAGGATTTTGATACTAAAGATAAAAATGCTTTAATTTAGGCCGGAATAGACAGAGCGGAAGAATAGCATAATGTTGCCGAAACTGCTTAGGATAATTGGAATGATTAGTTTAATTTAGGCACTAGAATACGCATTAATGGATAGGATTATGATAATAATTTAGCAGCTATGGCAGCTGGGAATTTTACAGATGTTCGAGGCCGTTATATGCAACAAATGTTAGATATTTTTGGTAGCCCTGAAGAAATTGCGAAATTAGTTGGTACTGATGAAGTAGGTAACTATGATTTAGATTATTATAAAAATTTAAGTTCTTCTGATCAAGCAAATATTATTCAAGGAATAATAGATGCTTATATGGCTAATATTGATGGAGCATACAATGCTGATTTATTAAGAACTAATGCTTATACTAATGCTAATTCAGTAAAAGAAATGAGTGAAATGACTGGTTTTGATTATGCAGATGAAGCTAGTCAAAATGGATTACACACTTGGGCTACTAATAATCAAGATATTGAAGGAAATACTGAGGCTTTAAATCAATATAATCGTGAATTAGAATTAGCTGGTGAAGACACTAATGCTGTAGAAAAAGCGACAGAAAAATTCTATAATACTTTACGAGATAATGAAATTAGAGAAGCTGTTAAAGGTATAAGTGAATTAAAAACATAGTATAAAGAACTCCGTGAAGAAGGCGAAGACACCACTGAAGTTGAAAATGATTTAAAACAAAGTGTTAAAGATTTATTTAATTTATCTGAATCAGATTATGAAGTTAACTAGCCTTTAGTAGAAAAATTTTTATGGGGTAATGATGATGAAGCTGCTTTAGCCGGACAATTCCTTGAATTATTTGGTAAATTAGATGATTAGTTAGTTTAGCAAATAAATGAATCTGCTGGGAAATTAGATTTTTCAGCTTTATAGACTGCTGCTTAGGCAAAATTAAATGAAATAACTAATCTTTTATCTTAGAATGATGGATTTGTAGTTGATGGTAGAATTACTGCAGATGCTTCTTAGGCATTAGCTGCTCTTGCTCCTCTTGGCGGAACTATTGAAGAGATGTGCGGCTATATTAATGCTATGGGACAAGTTGGTATCCATTTTAATACTTCTCAATTATAGATTTTATTTAATGCTTTTTAGGAAATAGCAGAAATTATGAAAGACCCAACTAATGCTGATCCAGCTAGAATTGCTGAACTTAAAAGAACTATCGGAGATACTATAAGTGTAGCTTCTGAAGGTTCTTTAGTCACTAAAGGTGATGGTGGGAAATATTTAACTACCGAAAATGGCAATAATAAAGGTGGCGGTGGAGGAGGAGGTTCTGAATCTAAATCCGCTAATGATATTGGTAAAGAAATTCAAGATGAATTGTTAAAAACTAAAGAAAAGAAACGTGATCGTCTTGAAGCTTTACGTGAGGGAGCTAATCCAGAAGACTCAGCTAAATATATTCAAGAAGAAATAAAATTATTAGAAGAAGAGCAGGACATTCTTGAAGATTAGATTAAATCTTGGAAAAAATTATTAAAACTTAAAGTAGAAGAATTTAATAAAGACCATCCAGAGTTTGAAATAAAACTTACTGATGATGGTGAAATTGCTAATGCTTCTGAATTATGGGGCAAAGTTTGGGCACAATATCAAAAAAATCTTGAAGATGGTATGAGCGAAGAAGACCTAAATGAATGGTTTACTAAAATTAAAGATGGTCTTGACGGCCCTATGGGTATTCAAGAGCGTATTGATGAAAATGTCGCTCTTATTGCTCAAAAAGAGAAAGAAGCTGCTGAACTTGAACTAGAAGCTATTACAAAGCAAATTGATTGGAAAGTTAAGTAGATTGATTTTTAGATTAAACGTCTTAATTATTATCAAGAAAAACTTCTTAAATAGGCTCATGGTAATAAACAAACTATTGAAGCAATGCTTGAAGGATTTGCTTATCAAGAACAAGAGATGTTATAGCTTTTTGATAAAGGTGCTACATTACGTTAGGGTATTGATGAGTTAAATGCTGCAAAAGCTAGACACCCAGGTTATGAGTAGATGTTCGATGAACAAATACTTGAATACCAAAGTGATTTGATTGACGTTAATGAGGCTATTCTAGATTTACGTAATGATATTGAAGATTTGGTTTAGAATGTTCTAGACTTGGCTCTTGATGAAATTGATAAGTAGATAGAACGTCTTGATACTTATACATCAATGCTTGACCATCTTAATAATATTATTGATTTGTCTGGTCGTTCAATGCTTGATATGGGATTAAAAACTTAGATTGGTGCTACTAAAGTAGAAACAATGTTAGGTAAAATGAAATCTTTAAAAGCGCAAATGGATGGTTTGGCTAAAGCAACTAAAGAAGCATAGGCTGCCCTTGCTGATCGTTAGGCTGATGGTGACACATCTTCTGTAAAATTCTGGGAGAATCAAGTTGAAGTATTAAAACAAGAAACTGAAAAAGCTTCTGATGAATTTTTAGCTTCTTGGGAAGAAACCCTTGAAGCTGCTCAAGATTTATTTGAAATGCGTGTTGAGATGGCTGTTAATGTATTAAGTAATGCGTTATCGCCGTTTGAAACTCTTGAAGATTTCCAAGATAAATATGAAAAAGCAAAGACTATCAATGAAGAATATCTTGATGATGCCGAACGCTTATATGAATTAAATAAATTAAATCGTTAGCTAAATTTATAGCTGGCTGATACTAATGACCTTTTAGCTAAACAAAAACTTAGAGACATTTAGCAAGAGATTCACGATCTCCAGGCCGATGGCGTCTAGATGAGCCAATATGACCTTGAGTATTTATAGAAGAAATATGACTTACAACTTGCTGAAATAGCTCTTATGGAGCAACAAAATTCTAAAACTTCAATGCGTTTAGTGCGTGATGCCGCGGGTAACTGGACTTATGCTTATGATGCAGATGAAGAAAAAATTGAAGACGCCACATAGAAATATGAAGATGCGGTTCATGAATTAGGTAAGTTAAGTAAGGATTATATTAATGATGTAAGTGAATAGTTAATTTAGAATCAAATTGATTTTAAAGAAGCCTTACAAGATCTTGATAAAAACTCTGCGGATTATTCAAATCAGCTATTATCATTGCAAGAGTATTATGTTGAAAGACAAAGATATTTACTTGATGAATTAAATAAAGGTGTTGTAAATAGTGGATTAACATTCCATGATACTCTCTACGGCCAAATGACTGATTTGTATGATTATAATGATGCTTATATGTTATTTGTTAATAATTCTAATACTACAATTAGTGAATTACAAACCAATTATAAAGATTGGCAAAAAGTTGTTGAAGCAGCAATGAACGTTGCTGGTACATCTTGGGAAACTTTCGGTTCTGATATGGGCGGCACTCTTGATAGTCTTGAAGAACATATTCAAAAATTATGTGATGAAATTGAAGAACTTGTTAATGTATTAATGGGCTATATTTCTTAGTCTATTGGAATGGTTCTTGATTGGGAATAGAAATATTCTAAGCGAACTGATGAAGAATTAGCTAAAAATGAATAGTATATTGATGGTAACTTTGGTAGTAGTGGTAGCGGCGGATTAACTTATGATATTGGTGTTGATTATAGTGCTGCTATAATTTCTTTAAGTAAAAATGGTGGTACTTATACAGATGAAAGTGGCCGTACTTGGACTACTGATGACATCAAAACTTTGAAAGATATCCGTAATTTAAAATTATCTGATATGGAATAGGAAGGTTCATAGATTTTAAAGAATGGTTCTTCTACTGATTATTGGTCTGAAGAAGAAAAGAAAGAAATTACAACTAATAAAAATGCAGAATGGTTAGATAAAGTTTTAGGAAATGGTGCAGCTTCTGGTGCCTATACAGGCAATTGGGCTAAAGGACAAGGTTTCGGACCTGATAATGGTAGAATTATTAAAGTCCATCCTAAAGAATTAATTCTTAACCAAAAAGATACTTCTAATATACTTCGTGCAGTTGATATTGTTCGTAATATGAATGATTGGGTTGATAAACAAGTACAATCAATGATTAATTTTGGATAGATAAAATTAGGTAATTTGATTGATAAAACTACTCCACCTGTTTATGAAACTTAGCCAATTAAGCAAGAAGTTACTATTCAAGCAGACTTCCCAGGAGTTACTGATCATTATGAAATTGAAGAAGCATTGTCTAATCTTAGTAATAATGCGGCTCAATATATAAGTGCAAATAAATCTAAATGAGGAGGATTAATTTCCTCCTCATTTTTGAGGAGAGAAAGGAGTTAATATGGCTTATAATAGAAAAGAAGAATATTTAGCTACTATAAAAAAGCCAAAAGAAATAACAGATGCCTTATTAGAGACTATAGATTATATAGCACGGGCACGTGATGCTGAATTATCATTTGATAAAACTATAATTGCTGAAGTTATAAGTCTAAACGATGCCAGTACTGGAGAATATTTTGTTGAATATCAAAAAGGGAAATTTCGTGCTTATGCCCCAACTACATTAACTTATGTATATTCTAAAGGAACTAATGTATATGTAAAAGTACCAGGCGGTGATTTTACTCAAAAAAAAACTATTGAAGGCAAAGCATCTGCTACTTCTTATACAGAAGAAGAATATAGTGATTTATCTTAGCAAGTAGTCGAAATAAGTGAAATATATAGTAATGGTAATGAATATGGTATCTTAGCTTATGCACCAGAACCTAAAAAGGAAGAAGAAGAAACTCCAAAAGATGATAAAAATAATTCATCAAATGATACAGAAGAAGGTACTGCAACTGATACTTAGGCTGAAGATAGTAAAGAACCGATAGAAGAGGAAGAAGATAAAAGTAAATATTATGAATAGGTAATTTATGAAAATGATAATCTCACTGAAGATGTAATTTTTACTAGTTTATTAACTACTTATCCTCGTATTATGATTTAGGCCGATTTTAGAACATAGTTTTATGGAACAATGATGGCTGGTAATTATGGATTAAAAATTGATTTTGTAGAAAAAGATACAGGTATTGTTTTTAGTCGTAGATTAGATATTATAAATTTCTCTGGTAGTATTTACGATTATGAAGTATTTTCACCATAGTATGTAATTTATGATTTAACTGGAATTAATTTAATTGGCATAAAAAAAATTACATTTTTTCAAGAAAGATTTTTAAGATATGATACTGTTTTTAACGGCAAAGGTGAGATAACTGCGGTTTATGATAAAGAGCCTAATCTTTTTGTTAAAAATATAAAACTTAGTTTTGTTGATGTCCAAGATTCTACTAAAGATTTATATTATGTAGGTATTAGTGCGCCATAGGGTTTATCATTAATTCAAGATACCGATAAAATAAAATTAATAGGTGTTTTTTATTATGCTAATAAGAATATATTAGAAGAAAAAACTTGCAAATGTTATTGGTATAAATAGAATCCGGCAGTTCTATCTGGTAGTGAAAAATATGATTAGATAGGCGGCCCTGGGTGGGAATGTATTAATGATAGTTCTAATGTAAGATTTAATGAACTAACTATTTCGGGCAAAGATGTATATCAATAGATGCGATATAAATTAGTGGTAGTATATAATTCTAATGTTACTTTATATAAAGATGTTAGAGTAGTTAAATATTATAATGAACGATTTACTATAATTCCGCAATTTATTAGTGAAAATGAAGTTAAATTATCTATTGTAGATTCATTAGAAACTATTAATGAAGCTGATTGGTATGTTGATTTGATGGATGGATCATATTTACCTTTATCTACTGGAGTTAGTTAGATTGATGTAAGTTAGTTTTTAGAATATGGTAATGTAATATTTTATAGTGTTAGTAAATTAGATACTGGTGATTATGTACCTTGCGAATATAAATTAATTACTTATAAACAAGAATCGCCTGTACGAGTAGTATTTAGTGGAACAGATACTTTTTAGTATGATGATAATGGTAGTATTTCTTTAGATTAGGCTAATAAAGAAATAATTATTACTCCAACTATTAGCGTAGATAAAGAAAATATAGGAGTTAAAAGTGTTACTTGGTATTCACCCGATGGAGGAGAACTTTTAGAATACCCTACTACTAAAATTACTAATTCAATGCTTTCAAAGCTTTGGATAGATAAAACTAATAATGCTTTACATTATTATATTAAACCTAAATATGTAGATACTTATACTAATAATACCTTATCATTAAAAGTAATAACATTAGCTGATAAAGAATTTAAGTTTAATAAAAGTATTGTTTTTATTAAACCAGGTGACTCAACAGTTAGTGGTTTAGATTATCAATTAATTATTAAAGATTGCAATGCTGATGGCAGTGAACTTGACACTAAACCTATTAATAAAAAAAGTGGGTCTGATTATGAACCAATTTATCTCATGCCAGAAGTAAGATATAATGGTAATAAAATAATAAATGGTTCTGCTTATTAGGATGCCGTTGGTAACACCACAGATAAATATAAAATAACTGTTGAAGCAGACCCTATTAATTTAGATTGTGAAAAAGTAAATAAAGAAAAAAATGTATTTAAAATTTCAAATCCAGTTGAAGATTGTAAGGGTTAGTATTTTATAAAATTTAAAGTAACTATAGGGTTAGAAAATAAAGCTATTACAAATTAGACTTTATATTATTATAAGCCTATAATGGTTAGTACTAATTTTGTAGTTAATAGCATTGGTAATATTAATATACCTTCTAAAATTACTTATAATGAGAAGGGAACTCCTTCTTTAATAAATAAATAGATTTCTTTTATGTATAAATATGATGGTAAAAAATTTATTGATTTATTATAGGTTACTAATCCAGTGTCTCTTACTGATTATATAATTATAGTTAATTCTACTAATTCTGATAATGTAAAATAGCAATACCTTAGACCACAAGAAAATTATCCAGGTGCTTATTTTGCTAAATCTACTGACCAAGTAAAGACTGTTCCTATGGGTGCGTTATAGATTTTTTTACCAGATAATAAGGGCAGTTTATTTTATCCAATAGTAATGCTTAATAATAAAGATATTACTATTATAACAGATGAAGATAATGATGGTACTAATATACCTGTGCTTGATGAAGATACTGTAGAATCTGAAAAACCTCTTGACCCAGGATTTTCTCATGGTAGACCTTGGGCACGAGATGAAGGCAAAACTTATGTAGGTTCTTTATGGGAAAACAAGCGTAGAAAATATACTTTGCCTATCGAAGATCCGGGAAAAGATTTAGAAATTTAGACATTGAGTTTAGAAGCTGAAGAAACACCAATAGAAGAATCAGATAGTTCAGGATTTGTTTCAGGATTATATCAATATGATATGGATGGTATTCCTACTAATATTTTGCGTTCTGATGGAGTTGTAAAATTAGCAGGAGATGCTTTATGCTTTAATGTTGATGGTTCTATTTAGTTAAAAGAAGAAAGTGTGACTAATATTTTAACAGTAGCTAAATTGCTAAATGAGATAGCTACAAATGCTGATTTAAAACAATAGTTATCTGATTATATTGCTCCTAAAAATATAAAATTACGTGATTGGTATATTGAAGAATGATGGATTTTTATCCATCATTCTTTTTTTTTATTTGGACCAAAATAGTATGTTTACAATATATAATTTTTAAAAATAAATAGAAATAAGAGTTAAAGGAGGTCAATAAATGGCAGCGTCCACAATAAATATAAATAGAGTATATCCGCCTATTGTAGATAGTTCAATACCAGCATTTTTAGCAACTGCGGCCTCTATTAATATAAATTTTTCTTTACCTAAATCATTAAATTATGAGGATGTAAAGAATATTTCAATTAAATTTGTATAGCAATCCAATAATAAAAGTATAATTAATACTGATAAATATTGGGATGGTATTATTTATATGGAAAAGCCAACTACCTCTACTGATAATGGAATATATACAGTTACTGTAAATAGTTCAGATATTAAATTAGGAGATACAATAGGTTGGGTTTCTAATACTTATTATAAAATTTAGATACGTTTTGGCTATGGGAAAATAGATTATACAGATAAAATTTCATTTTTTAAATGGAAAAAATCTTAGACTGTAGCTGAAGCTTTTTCAGAATGGTCCAATGTTATAATTACTAAAGCAATTGATGATCCAATTGTAGAAATATTAAATAATAAAGATACTTCTTCATTAGACGTAGGATTTATTTTAATATCAAGTAATAATATAGAAGTTAGCCGTTTCCCTAAATTTGAGGGAGGATATCAAAGCGATACTGAACCATTGGATAAATATCGTTTTAGATTATATGAAGGCAGTTTTAATTCAAAGAATCCTCCAAGTTCTGAGCCATATTTATAGAGTGATTGGCTATAGTATAATGGTGGAGGGAAAGATAAATATAGTGCTTTAGTCTCCTATAGTTTTAATAGACAATTAGATTAGACTGGAACAAAAATGTATTCATTGATTTTTGATGTTATTACAATGAATAATTATCAAAAATCTTCTGAGTATTATAATTTTACTATTACTGAAAATTATTTAAAATAGTTATAGACTTTAGTATTCACAGTAAAAGATAATACTGAATCTACCATATTATTAAATAAAATAGCCGGAGCAAATCAAGTTGCTTTTTAGATGTATAAGGAATATTTTGGATTAAAAGGATAGGCTCCTAAATTTATTAAAGGTTATTATGATGACGCAGATGGGTATAATGCGGGAGATATAATTTATCAAACTGGTAATATTAATGAAGATAATATAGAAACTCATGTATTAAGTAAAATTACTAGAATAAAAGCAATTGAAGATTTTAGTCATAATTTGCGAGCTGATGAAAATGGCAGCTTAGAAATTTATATTAAAAATAATCCTTATGAAGTAAAAGAAAAAATAACCATTACTACTATTACTGGTGAAAAAGTAGAACGTGAAATAGATGTAGAAAAATATCAATCTCTTGATGGTACTTTTATTTTATCAAGAGCTTGTGAAACTGATAATTATACTCAATGGAAAGATATAGCTCAATTTGATTGGTATAATGAAACTAATTATGATGATAAATTAACTTTATTATATGAAGATTTTACAGTTGAAAGCGGAGTTAAATATAAATATGCTTTATAGAAATAGAATGCTGTAGGATTAAGAAGTGCCCCTAAATATGAAAGTGATGATATTGATTCATCACCAGCACATTGGTCTAATTTTTAGTATAGTTATATTTATAATAATGGTATTCAAGTTCGTTTAGATTTTGATTGCAAAATGAATAGTTATAAGCATACTACTTTATTCCAAAAGCAAGATAGCTTGAATTCTAAATATCCGATTATTTTGCGTAATGGATTGGCACATTATGCAGAATTTTAGTTGGGTGCAAAAATTTCTTTATTAAGTGATATTGATTCTTCTTTTTTAATGCGTAATGATGCTAAAGGTGGTTATTATCATAGTTGGTATGGAGATATAGTTATTTCAAAAGATAAATATATTAAAACTTTTGAGCGTGATTTATAGAATCCATATAACAATGATTATAATATAAGACAATACAATATTCAAAATGCTTCTACATTTAATACTAATCCAACCAATGATAATATATATATGGAACGTATATATAGACATTGGGTAGAAGAATTTTTAAATGATGGTGGTTATAAATTATTTAAGTCGCCAACTGAAGGAAATCATATAGTTACTTTAACTAATGTTACTTGGACTCCTCAAGCTTCTTTATATCGTATGATTTATGATTTTAACTCAACAGCTTATGAAGTGGCTGATTGTACCCCAGAAAATATTATTTTATATTAGATAAATCCATTAACTACTTTGTCTAATAATTCTAAATTAGCAATTTAGAATGCTAGTACAAAAACTAAAACAGTTATTGGGCAAGTAGCTCGAACATTTAATGGAAAATATGCACAGGAAATTACTAATAATAAATTATCTATAGTTGATAATAATAAATTTAATCTTACTTATGATAACATTTGTAACGCAATAAAACTTCAAGAAGAACAAGAAATAAGTGAAGATAGAAAATATCGAGTAAGAAGAATAAAAGCGATTTGGGTAGAATAGTATCCTAAACTAAATCTTAAAAATAAAATAGAATATTTAAAAAATAAAACTAGTTCAACTATGATAGGTCAGTTAACTAATGCAGTTGAATTATTAAGATGTGAATAGCTTTTATAGGAATATGAAAAAAATTAGACTAATATTATTACTATGATAATAAATGGTAAAGAAATTTCTATGATGCCCAGTCGTATTTATCATTTGGATGATGCCATTATTGATAGTATGTATTTAAAATTTACTCGCCCTATTTTAATTAATTATATAGTTGATTTAGAGGAAGAAGATTTCTTAGAAATGGTGACTGTTGTTAAACGTGAATTTGCACAATGGGGATAGCTTGGTGGAGTATTTACTGATACTCAAGATATTCTTGATAACCATTAGTTCTTTAGAAATGATGATACTTATATAGTTAATGAAAAATACAATTATGGATTATATTCCACATTAAATTTAATGGATATAATAAAAGAAAAAGTACATACTTCTATTTTAAATAATTATAGTGATCAAAAACTTGAATCTACTTTTGATTTATTATATAATGGTATAAATGAATTTTTAGATAAAGTTAAAGATGCCACAGAATCCATCGAAGAATTATTAATAATTGGTACATAGTTATTAGAAAATTATAGACCTTTATCTGGATTAGCTTTAAATAAATAGACTGACGCTTGGATGAATGGTTCAGATCAATTAATTATATATAATTTTACTGGTATTGATAGTATTGAAATTGAAGCAGATGCTAATACAGATTTAGTTTTTTATAGAGACTATGATTTTGATGCAACTACTGGTAATTATCATATTAGTTCTCCTGGCACTCATGTACGTATTGGACCTACTAATAAATTAGTTTTAAATCCTTTGAAAGATGAGATTGTTAAAGTAGAATTTGTTAGACCTACTTATGCAATAATTAATTATAAATCTGTTTCGTCTTTAGAAGTTAAAAAAGGTAAGCAGAAAGAAAAAGATGAATCATAGGAGAAAACGGAATGAGAGAATATCTAAAAGATAGTGAGTTTTTAACTGCATTAGATGAAATGCGTATAAAAAAACATTATATCAAACTTACCATTTTATCTTTTGTTGATGAAAAACCTATACGAGAGGTATAGGGTATAGCAACGGCAGGCTCTATTACAGTTAATGGGTCTGCCGCCTTGCGCCGCACGATTAGTCTAACAATTAGCGGTATAGAAAATGAGAATGACATTAATAATATTGAAAATATTATTTCAATTAATAAAAAAGTAAAAGTAGAGGTAGGGCTTGAAAATCCATTTGCAGATTATAAAAACTATGGAGATATTATTTGGTTTCCTCTTGGAACATTTGTAATTAATCAAGCTACTTCTTCTACTACAGCTTCTTCAGCAAATATTTCTATCTCAGGTAAAGATAAAATGTGTATGCTTGATGGTACTTGCGGAGGTACATTATCTTCAGCAGTTACCTTTCATGAAACACAATATGAAGATGAAAATGGAGATATTACAATTGAGCAAGTGCCTATATTTACGATTATTAAAGAATGTGTAACACATTTTGGTAAAGAACCAGAATAGAATGTTATAATTAATGACGTAGATATAACAGCTAAACTTAGTACAAAATATATGGGCCAAAATCCTATATGGTTTTCTAAAGATTATAAAAGTTTTGTAATTAGTGAAAACGCTCCTGAAGATGAAAATTTTTTATAGCACAAATTTATTTATGGACAAGACGTAGGATATCAAGAAACAGATTTTACTTATCCAGGAGAATTAGTATTTTCTGCGGGAGACACAGTAACTTCTGTCCTTGATAAAATTATTGAATCTTTAGGAAATTATGAATATTTTTATGATTTAGATGGTCATTTTGTATTTTAGTAGAAAAAGAATTATTTAAACTATTATTATACTCCTATTACAGAAATAAATGATACTTATTATATAAAAGCTTTTTCAGATAGTAAATATTATTATACTTTTGCAAATGCTAAAGATGCATTATCTTATTATAATAGTCCTAAATATGAAAATATAAAAAATGATTTTATTGTATGGGGCGATAAAACTAATAGTAATGGAGTTACTAAAACTATATAGTATCATTTAGCCATAGATGAAAAACCTCAAATTGATTTAGCTAATCAATATATGTGGGATGTAGTTCGAGGTAATGGTGACCATGCTTTTTATTTATTTGAGTATAAAAAAAGTAATTATAATTAGACACCTGATAAAAAAGCTTTAGAAATTATTTATTCTGTTAATCATGAAGAAATGGTGGATGAAGTAATTGAATCTAACATTAAAGAAGATATAATTGAAAATATTTTAAAGAATTATTCTTTTTACACTGGTGATTAGTTTATTTTATATTATAAAATAATATTTTTAAATTAGATAAGATATTATAAAATTACTTTATTAGATGGAGAAATTATAGGATTTCAATATCTTGAAGATTTAACTGATATTATTGACTTTACTCATTTAGCTCTTGGTGTTTATCCTAAAAAAGATGCTACTGATAGTTGGCCAAGTAATAATAATTCTTCTAATAAAAATAATAATAATAAAAATGATAGCTATAAAGATGATAATACATTAGATCCGGGTTTTGGTATTCCTACCTCTTGGTGGCGTAAAGGCCAAGGAACTGGAGATTCAGAAAATTATGGTATTATGCTAATATCTAATACAAAAGAGTTAGATCCAGGTTTTATGGTACCAAATCCAGGTTCCACAGTATTAGATCCTGATTTTATGTTACCAGCAGACCAAGAAAATAATGCAAATAAAAATAATAATTCTTCTAATGATAAGTCTGATAATAATAATAATAATACAACGATTAATGAATCTAAAGAATATTATTTAACTATAATAAAAAATATAGATAATAAAAATATTTTAGGTTATTATGATAGTGAAGGTTAGTGGATTTAGATTTGTGAATTAACCGAAGAACTTTCATTAAGAAACATAGAAAATTTTTTAAATACAATTAAAATTAATTATTATATTAAGATTATTAAAGATATAAATTTTGATGAAGAAAATAAGGATTATGATTTTAATTTTATTGATTCTAATAATTTAATTTCCATAAATAATACTATTGTTGCTAGTTATAAATTAATTAGTTATAATGAATCTAAAAAGAAAACGGAATATAATTATGTATTTCCTAATAATTATCCGGCAATAAAAAATAAGAATGATGAAATTGTTATTACTGAAGAAGAACATAACGATTTAATTAAAAAATTATTAGAATACTATAAAACAAATAAAGATGATTTAACTTCAGATATTGAATTAATTTATAGTTATAAAAATATAGAAGAAATTCCTAAAGATGATCCATCTAAACCAAATAAACCTGGCAATTCAGAAGATAATAATATACCTGGTCCTACTCCTAGAGATCCAAATTATGGAATTATGCCCTTAGATGTTTTAGATCCAGGTTTTACGTTAAAGCCCAATGAAGAGAATAACAATAAAAACAATACATCAAATGGAAATACATCAGGAGGAAGTAATTTATTATTACCATTTTTAGATCCAGTAGATGGTAAAAAAAATTAGTTAAAAATTTTAGGTGATTAGGAAGATATAATAAAGAAAATTTTTATTTTACGTGATGATGGTAATTATTCATTAAATGAAATTATTGAAGAAATTACTAAAGCTTATAATTCTAACATTCTTGATTTTTCTACTATTAATGATAATAATAAAATTAAAATTATTACATATACTCCTGAAGAACCACCTTTTGATTATGAAGATAATTTTTATTTTACTTTAATTGGTACTCCTTGCAATGAATGGCGTGAAGAATTATTTAGACAAGCTTTATTAAATAATGAAAATGGTTCTCAAAAAGGAGACTATGATGATGAATTATTAGCTAAAATAGATGGTGAATACTTGTGGCGTAAACAAATATTTAATCCTTAGAATGAAACTTGGCATGAAGAATGGCGGAATCAAATTGATTAGATTGAATCAAAAAATTCTTCTGAAGAAAATCAAAATGAAGAAATCATACCTGATACTTGGATTGGATGGAATCCTGCTATTTATCTTGATCCTAGCTTAATAACATATTGGTTAGATTTTATTGATGTAGATTAGTTAGTATCTAGATATTCAGTTAATAAAATAGGCCGGCGTACTAAAGCATTGACTAAAACTAATATGAGTCTTTTATATAAATTAGAAGTGCCTGATATCATATTTTTTGAAAATACTGGGGAAGCAGATTTAATTCAAAAGATAGAAGATTATACATTAAAAGGTTAGGCTTATTGTGCTTTAAAACCGGGGCAAATGAAATTATTTAGTTCTAGCGGAACAGGAAGTACGGCATTTGATTATATAAGAGAAATGTTATATTAGTATTTAATTTATAATTTAACTGTTACTATTAACTGTGCGCCAAGATATTATTTAGAACCTAATAATTTAATCTATATAAATGATAGAAAAAGTAATATACAAGGGGAATTTGTTATAACTCAATATACTCTTCCTTTAACTTATAATGGAAATATGTCGATTACAACAAATGAAGCTTTAACAAGAGTATAAGGAGGTAAATAATGGGAATTCAATTTAAACAAATTGTTTATAATTTAGAGGACTATGGTGGTTCTGGTGGATTAGTTTCTACTAAATAGGGAGATTTATCTGAATTAGTATATAGTGCTGTATATTAGAATAATTTAAATGATTCTACTGAAACTACTACAAATGATGAAACAGATTATGAAAATAAAAAAATAGATATTTTTGGGGCTAATATTTTAAAAGGCTTCAATAATGTAAAAAAAATAGGCATTTAGGCACCCCCTGGTACTAAATTCACTTTTAATAAAGCAACTACGCAAGATACTGGGGAATGGATTATGGTTGGACGTACTGGTATTTATGAACTTAATGATGATATTGTAATTAATTATTTAAGATTTCAACGTCCTTAGAATTATATTATAAATAAAGAATTGAGTCAATAGTTATAGGCTACTGGAACTGGAATAATGAAAGTAGCAAGAGATACATTTTTATAGAAAATTAATGATTTAGAAAAAACATTAGGTTTGGCTCCTGATCGCACTGAAGCTGGTTCAGAATATTGGACTGAATATAATAATGCTCATCAAAATTATATAACTTAGTATAAAAGCGGTTTAGGAATTTATTTAAAAGGTAAAGCAGGAGTATATATACCTGATCCAACTATTGTAGATTTATATAATATAATTATAGACTTTACTTATGAAACATATAAAGGGGGAGAGTAATAAATGTATAGCTTTTATGGTGGACAAAAAGGGCAAGACTTTAAAATAACACGAATATTTGCCAATCGTGCTATTGACATGGTTGGAGATTTAAAAGCAAGATGGACTTCTCCTGTGAATGTTGGAGATTATGTTTTTATTAATTATGGTGATCCATCTTATATGAATGAAGAAACCTCCAACTATAATACTAATCTTTAGATAGATTTAAAAGATAGCGGAAAATCATATACTAATTCATTGTGGTAGAAAATCTATGTAGATAGAAATTTAACAGTTTCTCCAGATTTTCCTTAGAATGATAATAATATTTATATTTTCTTAAATTTAGAAGAAGATAATAAAGAAGAATATGGAGAATCTCTTCATGAAGTATCTGATTTAGAAAGTGAAGAATGTTTTGGTTTTGGATATCGTTTAATTGCTTGCGTAACTGGCGTTACTCCTCGTATTCAAGTATTTCATTAGACTATAGATATTGAAGATGGAGATCCTTATGTTACTTTAGATTTAACCAATCCTGATACTCCTAAAATTAAATTTTATTTACAACGTGGATAGCGTATTGAAGAAGTATATAAAAATATAGTTGGCTCTTAGGAAGATCCAAATGTTTATTTTAAAACTGAAGGAACTTATTTTGATAAAAATGGAAATATTAAGACAGCAACATTAACTAGGCCTCAATTAACTTTTGATTTGCCTAAAGCTCCAACATTTTTTTCTGGTTCTTTATTTGGATTAGGACCATTATCTTATTTTCATAATATGGGTAATTATAAAATTTATGGATATCAAAATTATGATTATAAATATACAATTCGGAAAAATTAGGTTTCTATACTATCACGAATTTCGTATTATTTATTACATATCCTAAAAGAAGATAAAGTAATATATAATGAAAATGGGAATATTATTGATAATAAACATTTTTTCAATAATAATTTAAATGCAATATATGCTTAGCCTGATGAAAGAGTTTTATTTAATCCTCAAAATAATTTAAAAATAACTAAATTATCTTAGCAATTATATACTTATTTAGTTGATAATTTTAAATTATAGCAAATTAAAAATGAGTTAGAATATGAATGGTACTGGATAGATTCAGAATATAATCCAAGTAGCCAATAGAATTTATTTTATTTATTTAATGATATGTATCCTAGATCTTTGGTTTAGGTTGATCAAATAATATATTCTTTATTTAATATTTTATTAAAGTTAATAAATAATAATAAAAAAGATGACATTAGTTCTGTATATTATTTTGAAAATAGTAGTATAGCTAATTATTGTTTATCAATATTAGCTGAATATGCTACATTAGGAGATCATTTTTATGATATAACTAATAATGGCTATAAAGCTGATTTCTATATAAATGAGCCAACTGGGAAAATTTATAGCTTATATGAGATAACTTCTTCTTAGATTACTGGCATTTATTTAGGGGCTATTACAGCACCGGCTCCATTAGCTAAAACAGAATTAGTTGATTCTTTTATTAAAGATAAAGATAATAGTTATATTAAAAATTAGATTGTAGTTGAAAGTAGTATTTTAGAAGAAGATAATATTGGTACTTATTAGGAAATTTTTAATTTTTCCATTCCTAAATATCCTGATATATCAATAAAAACTATAAATGTTAAAAATGAATAGACTTATAAAGTATCTAATATAAAACCTATAAGTAAAAATATGGAACAAATCGATTTAGAAACTCCTTTGCCTATTCATATCCTTACTCCTAAAAATTCTGGATTAACTGTTTCTATAGATACAATTAATAATAATATTGAAAAAGTAATAGGTAATAAAGAGAGTTATATTGGTCCTATTCTTTCTAAAAATGATTTATTTATTAATATTACAGATAATTTAAGTGATTCTACACGTGGACATATTTTTTAGTATAAAAAAGATCCAGTCCAATCATTAGAAGATTAGGAGTTTTTATTTGATAATTGGGAAAAAATTGGTACTTTAACTGGTTTGCCTGGAATCCCATTAGCTAAAAAAATTATTAATATAACTGCTGTAGAACATTTATCAAATAATATTGTTTATGAAGGTTCTGAGGGCAATGGTAATAATGATTATATTTTTAATTACAATATTTTAAAAACATATTATGTAGATCATGTTAATGATGGATTAGAATTTATTATCAAACAAATATTAAATGGAACTAAATTAAATCAAGAAGCAATAAAAAATGCAGGTAGTAGCACTCCATAGTTAATAATTAATTTTGGAGATAATGCTGGGGCTAATTTGCCTGATTTAACAATTAATTCTGACAGTGGAGAAGTAATTCTTATTAATTTTTATAATCCTACATTAACTAGCAGTTATTGGGGACTTTATATTCAAAATAATTGGGATTTAATATCTGTTTCAGGTAACAGCCAGGATTCTATTATTTCAATACAATAGAATCCTTAGCAAGAAATTAGTAAAAAAACTGCTTATTCTAGTTGGTATTTAGATACTCAATATTTAAACAATAATTTAGTTTGGAATAAATGGATTGGAATTACTACAAAAAATCTTGTAGATACTTCAATATCTATTGATGGAATCTCAAAAACAAATATTCCAAAATTTACAGCTAAAGAAGGAGATAAAATAACAATTCATACACTTAGTAGAAATAAATCTACAACGGAAATAGGAGAAATAACTAGTAAAATTTTTTATAATAATACGTTGATGAAAGAATCTGCTAAATGTTAGGTTGCTCCGTCAGAAGGATTATGGGGATATGCTGAAGTAACTTATGAATTTAACTTAAAGAATGATATATCTATTGAAGTCATAAGTGAAAAATATCCAGATTCTTCTCCTTATGTTTTTGGGCAAAATGTTTATATTACAGATTATTTAGATTAAGGAGGAATTTTAAATGGATGCTCAATTAGTTGCGCAAATATTTCAAATTTGTATTATTCCTTTACTTGGAATTTTAACGACATTCTTAGTTACTTGGATTAAATCTAAAAAGGACGCTTTAAAGCAACAAACAGATAGTGAATTAGCTAAAAAATATTTAGACATGCTTGATAATACAATTACTGATTGTGTTATTGCAATGAATTAGACTTATGTTAATTCATTAAAATAGCAAGGAAAATTTGATGGTGAAGCTTAGAAAAAAGCATTTACTGATGTTTATAATAAAGTAATTGCTATTTTAGGTCAAGATGCTATTGAATATTTGAATTCTGCTGTTGGAGATCTCAATGAATATATTTCTTCTAAAATTGAGAAAGAAGTTAATTCAAATAAAATTACTCCAACAGAAACAAAATAATAAAATGGGAGAACCAATGCGGTTCTCCCATTTTTTTTTATGCTTATTTATTATATTAAAATGCCCTAAATTTTTTCCCAAAAATTTTGACAAAATTGGGAAATTATTTGACAATAATTTTTATATACCTATGGAAAGAATAAATAAGAAAGGATTTTAGTTATGAATTTATATCAAGGTTTTGGAAATAATCAAAGTTATTATCAACCACAAAGAGCAAATACAATAATACCTTCAAGTTAGTAGCAATAGCCAGCTTTTATTGGGTTAAAAGGTCGGCCAGTTTCTTCATTAGAGGAGGCAAGAGCTGCTGCTATTGATTTTGATGGTTCTGTATTTTTCTTTCCTGATTTGGCTAATAAAAGGATTTATACTAAGCAAATTAATTTAGATGGAACAGCATCTATGAATATGTATGAGTATAAAGAAGTTCCTACTGAAGCTTTTAATTCATCTAATTTTGTTACTCGTTAGGAATTTGATGAAACATTAAATGATATTAAAGGTGCATTAAATATGATAGCTTAGTAGACTTAGCAGCAAAAACAATAGCCAAAAGTAGAAGAACAGTCTAAACCACAGATTAATTTTTAAGGAGTAATGAATTATGCAGATGAATCCTATGTAGATTATTCAAATGATAAGAAGTGGGTCTAATCCTCAATAGCTAATGATGTCATTTTTATAGCAACAGAATAATCCAATGGCGAATAATTTGTTATAGATGGCATAGAATGGAAATATTAGTGGAATAGAGCAAATAGCACGTAACATGTGTGCATAGAAAGGATTAGACTTTGATAAAGAATTTAGTTCCTTTAAGCAATAGCTTGGAATTAAATAATATATTTATTAAAGGAGGACATTTTTATGTTCAACACAAGTAATGGTTATAGTTTAGCTGATATTGCCGCAGCCACAAGCGGTAATGGATACCGTAATGGTGATGATGGTATGTGGGGTAATGGTGCATGGTGGATAATTATTCTCTTCCTTTTCTGCTTCAATGGCTGGGGCGGAAATGGCTGGGGTAATGGCGCCAATGGTTCTGGATATCAGGGAACTACAACAAGAGAAGAATTAACTTATGGCTTTGATGTAAGCGACATTAAGTCTGGCATTAATTCTTTACAGACAGGTTTATGTAATGGTTTTGCTGGCGTTAATAATAATTTATTAACTGGCTTTGCAGGCGTTACTGAAACTTTAAATGGAAATGCTCGTACTTTGCAATCTGATATTAGTAATTTAGGCATGAATGCTATGTAGAATACTTTTGGTATTACTCAAGCTATTAATGCTGATACTATTGCTAATATGTAGAACACAAACGCTCTTTCTCAGCAATTAAATAATATGGCAGCAACAAATGCTCATTGCTGCTGCGAGAATAAGAATCTTATTACATCAAGCTTCGCTGATTTAAATTATAATTTAGCAAGTCAAGCTTGTCAAAACCGTCAAGTAGTTAATGAAGGAGTAAGAGATATTATTGACAATACTAATGCTAGTATGCGTTCTATCCTTGATTTCCTTGTTCAAGATAAGATTGAAACTCTTACTGCTGAAAATGCTACTCTTAAAGGTCAAATTTCTCAAAACTTACAGAATGCTTATTTAATAGACCAATTAAGCAGCAAAGCTCCTATCCCAGCTTATGTTGTTCAAAATCCTTATGCAGGAACTAATTATACTGGATGTGGATGCTAGTATACTGCTTAATAAAGAAAAGAGGTTAAAAAATGGAAATAACAGCTAATGCTTTACAAACGGTAAATGCCAATGGTAATGTAGTGTTTACTAATACCGCTGTTCCAGGCAGTTGCGCCATGGTTCATCGTGAAGGTAGCGGATTAGTAACTTTACGAGGTATAACTAATCAATGTAGAGCCAGATTTAAGGTTACTTTTGGAGCTAATGTAGCTCTTCCAACTGGTGCAACTGTAGCTCCTATTTCTTTGGCAATAGCTATTAATGGGGAGCCTGTTGCAGAAACTACAATGATTTCAACTCCAACCGCAGTAGAATAGTTTAATAGTATTTCTCGTGCTTTATTTTTAAATGTTCCACGTGGATGTTGCCAATAGATAAGTGTTGAGAATACCAGTGTTTCTGCCGTTAGTGTTGAAAATGCCAGTCTTATTATAGAAAGGGTGGCTTAACTATGATGGAAAAATTATGTTAGATTAAAAATAGTTTAATAACTTTAGTTGAATAGCAAATGGCTAATCCTCAACAAGCAGATACCCATGAAATGGGAGAAGTCATTGATATGATTAAAGATTTGGCCGAAGCTTGTTATTATGGATCAATCGTAGATGCTATGTTAGAGAACAAGGAAGAAGAAATTTATGGCATCGGTATGATGAAAGATCCTCGTAAACGCAAAAATCCATATCCTTATTATGTAAATAATGATTATTATGGAGATAAACATTATAATAAGGATTATGATGGCGGATATAATGGTTATAGTTATACAGGCACAGGCGGAATGAATGATGATAGTAAAAAAATGGGCCATAGCCCAATGAAGCGTAAATCCTATATTGAAAGTAAGGAACACCATATGGACTAGGCCCAATAGATGAGAGAGTTAGAAGATTATGCCCAAGTTCTAACTTCTGATCTTTTAGAAATGATTCAGGATGCTACTCCTGAAGAAAAACAATTATTACAAAGAAAGATAGCCACATTAGCTACAAAAATTGTATAAGAATAAAAATAAGGGGAAGTAATTACTTCCCCTTATTTTTATTCTTATACGTCATGGACAGGTAATTGGATTGCCCGTTCATAATAAGTCTTTGCTTGACCATTTCCGCCCAAGCTAGTATAAACTTTATAAAATTCTACTAATTGTTCGTACTCACCATTTGTCATAAATCCTTGCTGGATATAGGCTTTACATAATTGAGTCAATCTAAAACGATAAGAAGCTAAAATTACATCCATATGATTATTTGCAATTTTATTGCTTTCTAGTACATACTTTCGTAGTTCTTCAATTTCTTGACGAATTGGCTCAATATGAGTTTCAATTGTATTATCTAAAGTACTATTCTCTTTTTCTTCAGTTAGTTTTTTATAAGTTTTCATTTTGCTATGAAGATGTTTGCAAAAAGCTAGGGCGCCCGCAGAAATTAATCCAAAAATAATTTCAAGCAGATGTGTTGTGATAAATTCTAACATTTATATAATCCTCCCGACATGAATTTGTCGCTCTTTCTCATATTATAAATGAAAGAAAGAATTATATAATTGTATAAAATTGCCCGTCATTCCCAATTTAATTCATCCTACTATGATTTAAAATATGCAGTATATAAACATATAGCATCGCAGACATCATCATTGGCCTCAATACCGTATGTATCTTTTACATATTTTATATCAAGAGGCTTGAGGTTTTCACGTTTAATACCGCGACCTGTTTTAATTCCTAAATTTTTTCGCCATTCACTAGCTTGCATAAATTCTATGCTTTTGGAATTTATATTATCATTTACACTATGAGCACCAAGGACTATAGAGCCTTGAAGCCACATAAGTAAACGAGCTGTATCTGAGTAGCCATAAGCTTCTGGATGAACATCTTCAGCTATTAATTTTTCTATATTATACTATTTTACTAATTCAATAATTCCACTTTGTATCTTTTGGATACGGCTTACATTATTAGAAGAAGATGCAGTAATTAATCCATAAGTAATTAATTTACCTTTGTCATCTGATATAGCGTATCCAGTAGATTTTGTGGATAAGTCTAAAAATAAAAAATTCATATAAATCTCCTCCTATTATAGAAGGAGATTATTATTTATTGATTAATTATTAACGTCCTTACTGGTTGAACCAAATCCGCCAATTCTTGTACCTTTAGCTTTATCATCATCTGTAATAAGATAATTACGAATAATCCCTTGACCAATAATATCGCCCTTGGCAATTTCAATATCAAAAGGTGAGAGATTAATTAATTGAAAATAAATATGACCCTCATTATCAGGATTGTTATAATAATCAGCATCAATGATGCCAACACTATTAGCCATAATAATCCAATGCTTTAAGGGTAAAGAAGAACGAACAGATAGTTCAAGGAATTGTCCATCTTCCATATGGCACTTCATTCCAGTAGGGATAAGAGTAGGTTTTAAATTAAGTCCCTTAGTAATTTTAGCCATATCATTCAAAGAAATAATATCGTTAGTAGCTGCCCCATTTTTAAAAACTTCTACAATATGGGTATATGAAGGAATTACAACATCTTCAGCAGATGCAAAATCATAACCAGCACTATATTTAGTCTTACGTTCTGGCATTGGTAAATCCCAATTATTATATTTACTTACCTTTTCAAAATAAATACTCATTAGTTAATTATAGTCTCCCCGTCAAAATTAGTTCTGGTTGTATAACAAAGTGAAATATGATCTGTCGGTTCTTTTTCATCATTAAATTTTTTTACAAGGGTTACTTGATACCATTCATCAATAATCTCGCCCTTCTATTTACGTTCTTTCTTTGTAGAAGAATATTTAGCTAAATCATATTCTCTATCCTACTTAGCATTATTAATAAGCTCAGCTGCTTCTTTTTCTGTGTCTACTCTATATACTTCAGTAGTATTAATTAAATATTCAAACATATTTTCTCCTATTAATTTACATAAACTTTAATATTATTATTACTATACTTAGTAATTAAAGAATTTTCAATAGTTTCTTTAAGACCTTCGCCATAAGTTTGATTACCATAAAGATGAATATCACTATCTTTATATTGTTCTGATAGCTTAGTTAAAGTATCACTAAGATTGTCAAGACGGCAAGTGCAAACCATAGTAGGCTTTTTATCATTCGGACCTTGGTAATAAACAATTTGTGTTGTATTAAATAAATCAAAATAAGTAAATAACATAATTATCTCCCTATCACTGGAACAATGCCAGCATCATAATCGAATAAATGATAACAATGAGTTTCATCGTTATTTGTAATCCAAATTTCAACTGCCCCAGAACCACTATCATTAATGTCTTTAATCTGTCCTAAATCTTTAATAATATCATAAACGGCAGAAGTCATATTAAGATAAGGATTATCATTGCTCAAGCTATTAGTTTCAAATACTGTATAATAATTTAATTCATTACATAAAAGCATAAAATACTTATTAAAACTTTCTTGAACATAGGTATCAATAACTTCTAATTTTTTATCTATTTCTTCTGGAGTTAGTTCTTTCATTTGGCCAATTACACATTTATTTAATTCATAATTGCTCATTTTAAAATCGACACCATCTGCTAATACACCCCATTCAGTGCCGGACCAGACATAGTTGTGGGTATCAGTTGTGTTATAGAATACATCTCCTACTTTTGGTTCTTTCTATATTGCTTCTTCTAAATTGGCAATCTTTCCTCTGTATCTCATTAATTCATCTCCTTTAAGTTTATAATATTTTGATTTTTACTACCTCTCATTGATAGTGTAATATCTCTTTGAGACTGAATATATGGACCGTCAATTAATACATCAGCTTTTTTAAGAATTTCTTGAAGCTTACCATTAGTAATTTGCTTAATTAAATCTTCATAGTAATACCCAGTCCAAATATAAATTTTAGTATCAGGAAGTTTTTCTTTTATTGTATTAATAAGAAGTAGAGTAAGTAATTGATTTTGTTCGCATAATGGCTCGCCGCCCATTATACAAAAATTTCTATGAATACCATTAGCTTGAAGAGCTTGGAATATTTCTCCAAAAGTATCATTAGTAAATTCTTTACCTTTCTCAAAATCCCAAGTTTCAGGATTGTGGCATCCTGGACAATGATGTGGGCACCCTTGCGTAAAAAATGAAACACATACTCCCGGAGCTGCGGCAATATCATTTTTTATAATTCCTGCATATTTCATTCTATAACCTCCCAAGAACAACAATATAAATCACAGCAAGGTATAATTACTTGTTCTAACATTTCTTCATTATCATAATTTTTAGATATTTTTACCTTATTAAATCTATACCCTCTAACGTTATGTTTTATTGGAGTCCATATCCATTGTTCATTATTTTCTTGCCATTCTATATAAGTTTTTGATATTCTGATTGGTGTAATATTATTTTTATTCAAATAATCATAAACTTCTTGTGAGTTATTTGTTATATAAGCACATATTACTATCTAATTAGAACAAGGATATTTTCTTCCTTCTTCCTAATTAAAATAATTAGCTAAGTCATAAATTGAACGTATCATTCCATCTACCCCGTATGCTTTACTCGTGCTTCTACTTCTTTTTGTTTGCCATAATTAAAAGCAGTCTTATAATTACCAGTTAAATAACCAGTTACACGACGTAATTGTTGAATGTTAGTACTACCGCATTCTGGGCATTTATCATTAAATTCATCACAATATCCACAATCAAGACAAGTATCATTAGGCACATTTACTGCGAAATAAGGAATATCCTTATCCATAGCATAATTAACAATTTGTTCAAGAGCATCAATATTGTGTTTTACAGTAGAATCTAACTCTACATATGTGATACATCCAGCAGAAGAATAACCAGTCAATTGGCTCTCAATGTCAATCTTATCAAAAGATGACATTTTTTTCCAAACGGGAACATGAATACTGTTAGTGAAGAATTCTTTGTCAGACACATTAGGGATAATACCATATTTCTCTTTGAATTTAGTCATTGCCGTATAGCATAAATTTTCAGCAGGAGTGTAATAAACTCCAAAATTAAGTTTAAATTGTTCTTTTGCTTTTGCACAGTAATCTTTAAACATTTGTTCAATTCGTTTCGCTAATTCCATACCTTCTTTAGTTGTATGGTCTTTACCAATAAGAATCTAAAGAGTTTCTGCTAAACCAATTTGTCCAATGGCTAATGTGCCATGCTTAAGGGCACTTCTAATTCCTTCTTCTGGAATATAGCCAGCCATTAAATTATTTTCATACATAAATTTAGCAGACTTAGGATCTTGAGAGCAAATCCAATCAAAACGCTCCATTAATTGAATGCGAGCTTCATTAATTTTTCTATTTAATAAAGCCATAAATACTGGAATAATATCTTCTTCTTGCCCTTCTTCTTCACATTCTTTTTTAGCAATCATAGCTAAAGTAGGAAGAATAATAGTTACTGGACAAATATTACCACGGCCATCTTTTAGCTAACCAAAACCGTTAATATCGTATCCATTGGCTGTTCTGCATCCCCAAATATGTTCATATAAGGTCGTTAATCTTATATCGTTTATAAAAAACTGCTATATATTACTATATAAGTTCAGACTATATCATATTCCTATATTGTTTTAACCTTTATAGGAATCCTATCTTTTCGCTTCACTTGAAGCTACTCTACTCATTTATTCATAAAAGTTTTTCTCTTTTATTATATTTTCGATAGTCGTTTAGCTTTTATTCTACTTACACTATTATTTTTTATTTATCATATCTTAATCCAAATCCTCTACAACTTTTTTGCTTTTTATTACAACAATTATAGATATTGGTACGAGCAACTTTTAAATCTTTAGCACAACTATCAGCATTGTTATAAATTTTAACAATTTCACCAGTTGTTAAATTATAAGCGATAATTTTATGTTTAAATTGACAAGGATAAGATTTTCTTAAATTATTTTTGTAGGCATGTAAATCATTTTCAGAGCGAGTAACCCACTCTAAATTTTCAACTTTATTATTGGTTTTATCTCCGTCTTTATGATTTACAATTAAATTTTCTTGATAACCTTTACAAAAATGTAAAGCAACAAGCCGATGAATAAAAAAACGTTTTTTAATAGGAGCATACAAAGTAACTCTTCGATATCCTAAACTATTTGTATCACCTACTAAAATTTTGTTAGTGAGAAGGCTTTTCACTTGACCGTAAGAACTAATCTAATAATAACCTTCATAATCTTTTATATCTTTCCAGATTTCCATATATTTACCTCCCAAATCGAGCAAATATAGGCAAGTAGAAATTTAGCACTCGGTTATCCTTTAATAAGGATTTTCCGTGTTTAGATAGGTTTTTCAAAATACATTACTGTATTAAGCGACAGATTTGTTTATCGTAGAAAAATAGGTGCGGGGGTCATTGATGTCATATCCAGCGTTCCCTGACCAATCAACATTTGCATAGTTGGGATATAATCTTTGGGCGGTGGACTATAGTGCGAGTTTAAACAAATCGTAATTTGGGTCACCTGGTTCACGGTTAACTCCTTTCATGCATTGGAAAATACCACAAGGGAAAATAGATGTTTTATGCAATTTACCAATACCTTCAATAGATACATCTAAAAGTGCTTTAGTAATCATTCTTCCTTCTGGAAGAGTACAAGTACCATAATTAATAGATGTGAAAGGTAATTGATTACCAGAACGAGATTGTAAAGTATTAAGGTTATGATACATACCTTCTACTGCTTGATGAACTTCTTTTAAAGTCATATCCATAGCGTATTGATATACTTTATCAAAATCTCCAGCATCATCTGCTTCATTTAGATAAGCTGAATAATCATTAATCGGAATATCTATGATTTTTTTATAGGTATCGCTATCTTCTAAATAGTTATCTAAATTCCAATTACAATTGCATAAGTATTTCATACCATCACGATAATGCTTATAAAAAGATTTACGAACATAAGGAACCATAGTCCAATCAAGATGGGTCGCACTAACGCCACCAAATTGAGAAAGACTTTGAATTTGAAAAATAACAGCCACTAATTGGAAAGCTGTATTTACTGAACCTGCTGGACGTACATCTGTCTGGCGTGTATTAAATCCTTTAGCAAGTAAATCATCAAAAGGTACACTTAAACAATTATGAGAACCAACATAATAAGCATCTAAATCATGAGTATAAATTATATTTTCTAAATGATTTTTGCGTGTCATAGGAGATACAATATAATCTAAAGCTAATTGTTTAGTTACTACACTACTGGCTTCACCAATACGGCCACCAAATGATGCTTCATCTACATTGGCGTTTTGATTTTTAATATCTTTGCCATCTAATTTTTTTCTAATGGCTTGGATAAAATCATCTTTCTTTTGTCGTGCTACTTCTTTTTTATATCTATATCTAATATAAGCCCGTGCAACATCACGTCGTTCTGACTACATTAAATAATCTTCAATTATATCTTGGATATCTTCTACTTCAATACTACCATCTGGACATTTATTTATCCAAGATTCAATATCATTGGCAATATCAGTAGCTGTATCATTTTCATATAACTATCCATCGATTTCTATAAATGCCTTATTGATAGCATTAATTATTTTATTTTTATCAAATAATACAACTGTACCATCACGTTTAATTATATACATTTTAACCTCCGCACTAAATATAGTATAAATTTTTGAACTTATACTATATTTAGTGTTTATTATTAGTTAATTATCTATTTTGGCTTAATATTTAGTACCAAAACCAATCATAATCTGTAATTATATCACAGCATTTTAATCTATCTCTTTCCGTTTCATTAAATAAAATTTGCATATTATCAAAATTTATATTTTTAAAGTCTTCTTCATCAGCAGAATAACGTCTAATAATTTCTTTGACATTAGGGTATTCTTCTCTATTTAATTGACGAAGGAAACGTTGTTTATCAGAAGCATGAATATAATATATTCGTAAATCAATTTCTGAAAAATTGATTAATGATCTAATTCCAGAAGGATTAAAAATACCTATATTAATTTTATCATCAGCTAAACATTTAATGCCAGTTCCATACCACCAATTATTAAATTGAACATATTCAAGCATTTGATTATTATTTATCATTTGCTTAAAATCTTCTTCAGATATAAAATGATATTCCTTTCCTTCTGTTTCTCCTTCACGCATTGGACGAGTTGTATAAGAAACAACAATATTCATAGGCAATTCATAAGCTTTTACTACATCTTTTAAAATAGTATCTTTGCCTGAACCGGCTTTACCTATGAGTGCAACTAATTGATATTTTTTATTATTCATTTATTATTCCTTCTATTAAAAGACTAAAAACAATATTTACCATTACAACAATTATAAGAACACGATCCTAAAAACTATGTTAAAAGGCATAAAATATCTGAAGTATATACCATCCAATAGTCATTTCCATTTAAGTCTCTTGTAATTACTCTAAGATAAGGAGTCTATTCAAATTTAATTAAAATTGTTCCTCTAATTTCAATATATTGATGGGTTTTTAACAAATCCTATAATTCATCATAATCAATTTTATTCTTCATCTTCTGCTACTCCTTGATATCGTTCACTTCTTAAAATTAAATCCCCATTTGATTGAATAGTGTCAATATGATAAAGTTGATGACCAGCAGTTGAGGCGTATTTTTTAGCGATGAAATCATCGCCTGACCGAATACCTTGAACCACAATCATATTACCGCGATTAAACCAGGATTTTTCAATAATTTTTTTAGTTCCATCAGGTTGTTTCTGAGAAATTTGTTTATCAAACAATGTAAAATATTCTTTCCTAAATTTTACATTCACTACTCCTGTTGGAGTAAGAATAGTTACAATACTTTTATTTTTATTTTTAGCAATACAAGTACCGCATAATTTAGATAAATAATAAATATTTATTGTTTTTCCGGCTTTAACAAAACTTCTCTCTACTACTGGATCTTCAGGCAAACTGTAAAAATCAGCAAACCCATATTTACTTTGATTAACTTGAGCTAATTCATGTTCATGATAATAGAAGCATAATACTTCCATTTCCCAAGCTGAATAATTTACTTTAGGACAATATTTTTTCCAATCCTCTTTAAATACAATTTCATTTAATTTATTTAAAATTTCTTCTTTATTATCAGCAATCTGTTTACGATAAACATCCATCCAGCCTTGATAAACTTTATCATTCCAATCTTTAATATTTAAATAAAAGTTAGAATCTTTACTCTGAATTAAATCATCTTTATCAATTTTTTGTAAAAAATCAATAGCTCTATCATCCAATTTATAATAAACTTTATCATATTTACAAATTTGTTTTAAATAACGAGTAAATTCATAAATGTGTAAAGCTTGCTGCCGTTCAAGAGTATCCGCAGGAAGAAGATTGAATTTCATTAAAGTAGCTAAATTTTGAAGATTAAGATTTTTCTTTTTATCACAAGTTTCCCAAATATACCAGACCATACAAAGTTTTCTATCCATCATATGATCAAATGCTCCACCTTTAATAAGTGAAATCATTGCTTGCTTATTAGGATTAACTTTATTTAAAAAATCTCTTGGGGATTTATAAGGTCTATTTTCAATAATAGTTTTAACTACATCATCACCAACATTTAGCATACCTTTTAAGCCAAACAGGATTTGATTATTTTCAACATCAGGAATAAAACTAAATTCTGATTTATTAATATCAGCAAGACTTACTTGAATACCAGCTTTACGAATGTCTCCAATAGCCTTAGCAATCTTTCCATAATCAGTAGAATTAGTTTTTCTTACTTTTGATTTTTTATCTGGCAAATCTTCAAAAGTAACACCATTGGCTAAATCATCTGCTTCAGGGTCATAAATATCTACGATTTCTTCTTCGCTATTATCTTCTAAAGAACCGCTATTAACAATCAAACAAGCACAATTCCAGTAGATAGGATTATAATGAATAACAAAATAAATCATTTGAATAGCCACAAAACTATAAGGTAGACTATGATTTAATGAAAACGCATATCCTAATTGTGGTGCTACTGCTGTTTCCCAAAAATATTCTGCATCATTTTTATTATCAAAACGGCTAAATACTTGTTCTTTTAATTGAGGAATTTTAGCCATTTGTTTTTTAGCAACAACTTTACGGGCAGAATTCGCTTCTCCTAATGTAAAGTGTGCTATGTCCATAAGAATTTCCATCATTTGTTCTTGTAAAGGGCAACAACCATAATATTTATCACAATGCTTATGGAATTTATCAATAAGTTCTTGCGGCAAATGATGTTGTTTCATTTCTTTATCAAATGCTTGGATACCTTGATGCTGAATACGATAAAATCTATCTTGCTGTGATTCTTTACCTTTTTCAGACATAAGACGCATCATAGCATTAGCCGCGGTCATTTCCATAGGATCTTGTGGCTTTAATTTTTTAGCAATGGCTAATCCTACACCAGTAGAAAACTGGAAACAGTCTAATACATCTCCGGCAGCCAGATGATCCCAAATTTTTTGATCAGTTGTATCTATTACTTCTGGATGAATATATTGATTATAAAAATCTCTTAAAGATAAGTTAGGAATTTCTTTTGCCTTTAATAATAATTCATAACAAGTAATAATTTTATCAGAAGCTTCAGTAACAAGGAAATCATATTTTGTATCACCTGCTGCTTCAGCTTGATGTAAGTCCCAACAAGTAATTAAACTACCGCTTGGCGTTCTCATAAATGCTGCTGTATCATATGGATCATCGCCATAAAGAATAACACCAGAAGCATGAGAAGAACGTTTATTAACGATACCACCAATGTAAATAATTATATCAAGAAGCCCTGGATATTCATTTACTTTATTAATAAATGATTTAACAGGCTTTCTATCTTTTTCTTCATTACCATAAATAACATCATTAATTTCCCATAAGAATCCACGTTCTTGTGGAATAAGAGAGGACATATATTGAGCTTCATCTACATCAATACCATTTGGATATTTATCAGACCTATAACCTCTACAAGCCGTAAGAATAGCAGATTTAGTAGTTTCAGTACCAAATGTAGCTACCTGAATTAATCCTAATTCTCCACGCTCTTTACGAATAGCTTCAAAAATCGCTGGACGCTTTGAAGGAGCTAAGTCAATATCAATATCAGGTAATTCAGCACGTTCTTTGTTTAAGAAACGCCAATAAGGAAGACCCCATCTTATAGGATCAAGCTGAGTAATACCTAACAAATAATTAGATAAAAAGCCAGTGGCCGAACCACGTCCTGGACCTACTATCGAGCCACAATTCCAAAACAAATCAATATAATGTTTAAAAGTATTAAAATAAGCAAAAAGGCAGTCATCTAATTTTTCACCAATATCTTTTATAATGTCAGCTTCAATTTCAAGACGAGCTAGATAATTTTCATTATAATAAAGTTGTTTTTCTTGCAAGGCTTTAATACATTCATTTATCCAATATCGTTCTTGAATATTATCACTATTAATTAAAGAACAAATAATAGGATATTTATCAATCCATTCTATAGGGATAAAACCTTTTTTATAATCTAATACTTCTACTTTTGGAATTATTTGTTTTCTCTCAAGAGAAAAATCTTCAATTTTATATTGAATTTCAAGAGTATTATTTAAAATTTCTTTAGCTATTTCTTCTGGCTGCTCTTCAATATCTAAATATATAAAACAAGGGGTAATTAAATCAAAAACTTCATCATAAGTCATTAAATGAGCAAATTCATAAAATTTGTCAACTTCTCGTTCTCCATCTTTTGAATTAAGATAAGCCTTATGGATTGGTCTATCTTCTTTTGTTAAATAATGACTATCGGTAGCAACTTCTACTTTAATTCCATATTTATGACCGATTTTATAAATCATATGGTTTACAAGTTTTTGATCTGCCGCGGTCGATGGAGCAATTTCTAAATAGAAATCGTCACCAAATAAGTCTTGACAGAAGGTAAGAAAAGTATCTATTTGTTTTAAAATTTGATATAATTCATAATTATTCTCTTGTTCTTTATATTCTACAGCCTTTAAAAGGCAAGTACCTAATTCTCCACCAATACAGGCAGTAGTGGCAATTAAATGTCCCTTATATTTCTCTACTACTGATTTTAATTCATTCTTTAAAAGTGGAACACGTTCCATTTTTCTATCAACATATAAATTTTGCCAAGCAATTGAGCTTAATTCTTTTAATGCTCGATATCCTATAGCATCTTTAGCAATTAAAATAAAATGGTAATACTTTTGTCCTGTGCTTCTATCATCAGTTAAATAAATTTCATTGCCTAATGCTATTTTAAAATTTGGATATTTTTCTTTGATTTTTTTAGCATATTGATTTACTGTCATATGAGCAGAAAGACTTTCGTGATCTGTGATAGCAATTCCCGAAAGTCCTAATTCAATAGCTTTATCAATTAAAGTTTCTGGTTTATTTATACAATCAAGTAAACGGAGGTTCGAATACATTGTATGATTATGACAACCAAAATAAGTATCCAATTCCCTACCTCCTTAATTCTATTATTTTCTATAAATATTATATCATATAATTTCATCAAAAGCAATTTTAAAAATCATCTATCTAATTAGCTATTCTATTTATGATACCGGCTAATTCAATTAAATTCTATTTATATGTTGATAAATTATTTTTTAATTTTTGATTTTCATTGCGTAAATAATTAATTTGGTTTTGATTTTGTTGTTGTTGTAGATCTAACTCATGACCTAGCTAATTAAGCAAATTTTGTATTTCCATTATTCTATAATCTCCAAATGATAATTATTTTTTTCATTTAAACAGTCCAAAAGAGTATAAAATAAACTATGATAATAAGGTGGAACCCATTCTGGAGATAAACAGATAAAATATTTATCATAAGAATTAGCAAATTTAAATTCTTTAAATGGTATTTTGTTATATTCAAAAGGTACTTCATAATTAGGATTCCAAGAATTATTATTATGAACCCAAGTATAACTTTTTAATTTATTCTAATCATAGAAATATTTAACCCAATCAGCACAACTACAATCACACAATTTATTTTCTGCGTCTTTAGGATTATAAAAAATATCATGATGATGATCTATATTAGTTATATTTAAATCATAATCATATTGTAAATATTCTTTTATTTTATTATGACCATAAGAAATATAAATAGAAGTTGTTTTATCTATAGTCCGTAATAAATATCTAAGTATATTAGAATAAATGTTTAAATCAGCAGGAGTTGTTGTAAGATTGGGTAAACTTTTTAATAAATCATCCCAATTAGTCCCAGGAACCATATTATTATATAAATTAATACTTGGTGCCATAATAATATCAAAATCTATGCTTAATACATTCATATATTATTTCCTTATAACTACTAATTTTTCACTGGCTCTTGTAATGCCAGTATATAAATATTTCTAATGTTCTAATGTATCAAAAGGATGGGCTTCTTCAATTAATAACACTTTATCCCATTCACTACCTTGAGCTTTCCAAACAGTTATTGCATAAGCATAAGCAAAATAATAAGGAGCTTCTAATGCATCAGTATTTCTAGCAAAACTATTCATTCTAAATGCTTGCTTATTATCAAAGGCTGGAGTACCTGTAATTAAAGCGTCATAATCAATAGGTATAGATTCAAATCTTCCATTGGGTATATCCATCCCCGTAAACATATATTGGAGTTGTTTATTATAAATAAAGCTTGGATAATTATATGGAATAATTTGATAATTAGTAATCGTTCCAATACATCCATTAGTTAAAGGCCATAAACCATCAGTAGATGTAAAATCCCAATGGTTAGTTAATCCTATAATTTTATCTCCTATTTCTGGAGTAGCTCCTCGCCCTTGTCGCTCTCGAACTTTATTATTAATTTCAATACGTCTTTTATTAGAAGCACATAAAGTTTGATCTGCCCAATCATACATTTCTGGAATTAATTCATATGGCCTTAAAATCTAGACCTATTCTTTAGCTACTGGGAATTGCCCAAGGGGCTTACCTTCTCGTACCCACATAGATAATCTAATAATTTCACTATCTTGGGCCTGTCGCATAATTTCATCTAAAAAGATATGCGGCTTATCCAAAACATGATTATTTTCATTTGGGTCTACTGGTGGAAGCTAAAATGGATCACCACAAGCAATTACATATTTATGATGTGAAAGAAGCAAATCCCACATTGTTTTAGGCAACATTGATATTTCATCTACAATAATTACTTTATATGGAATAGGCCATCTTTTTTTTAAATAAAATGTACCATTGGATCTTGGTTTAGCTTCATATAATAACTTGTGTGCTGTTGTTGCATTAGGACATCCTTTTGTTTGAAGAACAGTGGCTGCTTTACCAGTATAAGCTACATATGCTACATCAGTTTCAGGATTTAAATTCAATGATTGAACTATAAATTTTACTAATGTAGATTTGCCCGTTCCAGTTAAGCATAGCCAGCAATACAAGTATAAGGTTCACGGCTCTTGTATCTGGCTACGGCAATTTTCAATCCAGCATTCTATTTATCAGTTAGTATCAATGGGATTTACTTCTCCTTTCCATATAAATTCATCATTTTCAAAGACTACCTTCATTGGTTTTTCTTGAGCTGTTGGAATAATATAAACATAATCTTCATCAAATGGCATTTTTAATCTACTATCACCATTTTCATCAAAAATTTCTAAATCATATTTTCGATTTGAGCTTTCGGTCTCTACGCCTGCTCTTGGCCGGAGCATAGCCATTTTTTTGTTGCCTCTACCGCCCCTAATTTCATAGGCATCACAAGGAGCTATTTTATTAAATTCATCAAGTTTAGTTATTAAATCATTAATAGCTTTTCCAGCTTCTTCAGCTGAAATACCAAAGCTACCCCAAGAAGCAGCCATTTTATTTATAAGTTTATTAAATTCATCTTCATTGAACGAAGTATTCATAGGCTATTGTTGCATATTGTTGTCTAACATAATTTGATTGTGGTAATCCTCTTTCATAGCATTTCATAAAAGCTAAAGCAGCTTCTTGCTCATTTTCCAATTCTAAAAATTTTTCAAAATTAAAATTATTTGAATAACAAAAACCAAACATATCAATTTGATATTTAATATCATCACGAAGAAAATCCATTTGACCCTTTAGGTCTGCACCCCATACTTCATCAGTAAATACCTGATTCCATTGACATAATCCATAAAATCCATTACCATAAATAGTAGTTTGCAAATCTAAAGTCCCGCCACCAACCTCAGCCATCATATTACCTAAAATTCCAGCACATACATAATTATTCCAGCCAAGATTTTTCATATATTCCCAAATAAGAGTAGCGTCCTTGTATTCAAGGTCATCTAATTCTTTATTAATTTTATCTAATTGATTTTGATAAAATTTAATAATTTCATTATAAAAATACCACTGACTTTTAGCACTTATAATTGGTTGACTATTTTCTGTATAACCAATCATTCGAGCTTTATCAGCCACTAAATGCACTTCTTCTTTTTTCAATGTATATTCTTCAATTAAATTGATAAGTTCCCAATAATTATTGGTTTCTTTTAAAGGAGTATATTCAACAGCTATTGCACTTACATTAATAGTTAAAATTAAAAGAATACTAATAATTATAATAATTTTTGTTTTCATATTTTTCTCTCTATCTATTAAAAATAATATTTTACATTTTTAGTAATATGATAATCAGTAATAAAAATTTCTGGATTAGTTTTTCCTAAAAATTCATTTATTTTACAAGTACCTATAATATCAATAATAATACATCCTGTATCACTATGTAAATTATTATATTCTTCTTGATTGACATTAAATTTAATTAAATCTAAATCATTTGGTAATTTAATCTTTAATGTTCCAGTAGTCTCTTTAGGATAATAAATTACATTATTATTTGTAAGTTTTAAATTTTTAATAACTATATATGGCTCTTTAAAATTCTATCCCCATAAAGGTTCAAATTCTGGTATTTCTAATATAGTATTTATATCAATATTATTACTATCAAAAATATAATCGGCTAAATAAACTGGCTAACCATCATAACCATACAATTTACTATTTGTATCTGTTATAAATTTTCTTATATTGCTATCTGCGATTTTCGCACCAAAAGCTCCCTAATGACCTTCTGCAAATTCAAAATATCCAGTAGAGTTAAGATAAGCCTTAAAATCTTTTATAGGCTCAAAAAACTCATAGCCACGACCTGATCCTTCCCAGTATTTTATTCCATTTTCAATTACTTCATTAAGTATAAGAGTTGGCTTCTAAAATCTATTTGCAAATTCATTTGCAATTAATCCAGTTAAATTTTTATTTACCTCATACTTTTTCTCCAACTAAACAACTAAAATCTAATCATTTAATAAACCTTGTTCTTCGATTAATTTCTCAATTATTTCAACATTAGTATCACGGATCTTAGTCTATCGCGTTTTTACATTACCACTTACTCGGCATGCTTGTTCTACAATAGTTTCTGCCTATCCTTTACATCCTCTTTTGGTTGATGGAACTAAATCATAAGCAAGAAAATCTAACATACTCTAAAATACAACTTGTCGTTCATCAATTTCTCCAACACGTGTGACTGCATTAATAAGTGGAGCAATATAAAAAGCAACACCCATAGGAGTTAAAGTTTCTTTTAATTTGAATTTATTTTTTTCCATCATACCTTTAATATAGGGATTTTGAGGATTTTTTAAACCTTGATTGATAAAATAACGAGTTTCATAAGGTCTACTATCTACCATATCTCCGATTAACCCAAGAGCCACTAAATCTAAATACTTGTTTGAATAATTAGTATTAATAATTTCATCAATAGCATTACAAAATTTATATACTATTGCAACACCTGATAGTGCTTTATTAGGGTAATTGTCTAATTGATTATTAATCGTACAAGCATAAGGAGATATTTTATCTACTTCGTGATGGTCTAAAATTAATATATCAATACCTTTATCATAAAGCACTTTATGTTCATTATACTAATTACTTCCAGCATCTGGGATTATTACTAACTTAGTATCTTCTGGAATAGTATCTAAAATAATACCATGAGTTTTCTGCGTATGGACTCTATAATAAACATTATTAGATACATAATAAGGAAATAAATTATATAAATAATTAATTAATAACGCTGATGATGTATAACCATCACAATCAGCATCTACCTAAATAAAAATTTTATTATTCTATTTAATATGTTTTAATAATAGTTTAATTCCCTATTCCATGTTATTTAATAATTTATTAGGATATATATCGGATTGCGTGGGATTAAGAAAATGCTAAATATCTTCAGTCTTAATCCCACGGTTATTCATTATTGTTTCTAATGGAGTTTTTTGTGTATCATTAATTAATTTATAATTCATATACTTACTCCTTATATAATTATTCGGTCTTTATATAATTTAAGAAATAATTCCGGCCCTTCATCAGTTGGACTATCCTTATAATTAGTAAGCATATTCTTATCAAAAATAAAAGATATATTAAAATAATTTCCATATTTAGCTTTTATTTTTAATAAGTTATTCTTTAAATGATAAAATTCTTCATCACCTATTTTTTGAAACTGTCTATCAAAAGCAATAATAATATCTTTGGCACCAACTTGTTCTAATAACTTCATTTGCTGCGCTGATACACTACTGCCGCAACAAGCTACTGTTATATCATTCTCAAAACCAAAATAACTTTGATATTGTAGAGTAGATTTTTCACCTTCAAATATTATTGCTTTTCCTAATCTACTTATATTTGCTTTACTATTATTTAAATTATATAAATTCATACCAAGAGGATGGGAATAAAGAATTTTATTAATTTTAAGTGGTCTATATTTACCATATAATAATGCTTCTTCTTTCCCTAATACTCTTCCTCTTAGGCCTATAAAATCTCCATCTATATTAAAATGAGGAATTGTAATTGCATCGCCGCCAGGGTAATAACCAATTATTGCTTGATCTATTGCTTCTTGACTTATTCCTTCTTTTAACCATGGAGTTATTTTTACTCGATAGTTAAATCTACTTAAAATTTGGCTATCATAAATTTTTAATTCAACTTTAGAATTTAAATTTTCTTCAGGATTATTTTTATCATAATTAGCTAAAAATTTCCAATCTTCTAAACCTAAATCTTCAGCCTCTTGTTCTACAGAACCAGCAATACCAAAATAATTAGCTATCCATCTAACTGCATCATTTAAATCATATTCTTTATTAGATTGAATATTAGCAACTTTAATTACTAATTCAAATATATCAAAGGTATTATCACAGCCAGTATAGCATTTAAATAATTGACTATTTGAATAGTAATAAAGTTTTTTACTTCCTACTCCTGGTTCATTATGACAAATGGTTTCAGAAAGAATACCGAATTCACTATATTCAGGATTGCCGCCCCAAATATTTAGTAATTCAAAAATATTATCTAAAGTTAAATTATTTTTTATTTCTATTTTATCATAATTAATCATTTTGGCATAATTAATTCATTAAATAAATCTTTATTAACATAATCAAGAGTAAAATCAAGATTAATATTTCCATGATCTATTTTTAGAGGATAATCTTCTGCTTTTACTTCAATTTTATATCCGTATACAAATTTACCGGTAATTACATTTTTATAAATAATTAAATCTTTCATTAAAATGTAATTACATTAACGCAAGTGCCTTTAACACCAAATTCTTCATTAACTACTTTAATAAGGTATTCCTTTGGATGTTTCTTTGCAAAGTCACCCTTAGCAGTCTTTAAATACATTGCTGCCATTTCTTTCGGCATTTTATATTCAATAGTTCCATTCATAATCTTTTTTTCAAACATAATTTAATCTCCTTAAAATACAATAAAATTATTTTTCATTGCTAATGGTTTAATGATATTTTTTATAATAAATTGTCCAGCTTTATCATCATAAAAATGTTTATCACAATATACTATATCCTATCGTTTCATGCAACTACCAGTATAATTAAAAGGATTAATAAAAATGACACTTATATTTTCATTCTGATAATTTAAGAACTATACTGGCCGAGGAACGTCTTTATTATCTATACGTATAATATAACATTTGTTTATTTTATTCATGATTTTTAAAAAGCACTATCTTCAGCAATTCTAATTTTTACATTTTCCATATCTACCAATTCATAACTCCAATCAGTACAGAAGATTGGAATAATACGACAACAGCCTAAATCAGCTTTACACCAAAGATAAATTCCTTTATATTTTCCTCGACGATTTTTATATACTGATAATTTTATTGTTGGACGTTCAAACGTATTTGTTTCAAGTATTTTTTCTAATGATTGATAATCATTATCACGAGCTTGAAGAAGAAGCATACCTACATCAATTTTATCAGCAATTGCTTTTGATCCACGTAAAACATTCTAGTCTGGCGTCTCACTATATTGATAATCAGCATTTAACTGAGTAGCAGACATAATAAAAATACCATATTGATTACAAATATCTTTCAAACGAGTAGAAAGCATAAAAAGAATATTATCTTCTCTTAGTTTTACACCACCACTACGCTTACTAATTTCTTCAAGAATTTTCATACTTGTGTGAATATAATCATGGAATACATATTTAACTCCATGATCGCGGATATTTTTCTTAATAACATTTTCTACATCACGCAAAGAAAAATCTGGCATTTCAACAACAAATAAATTAGCCTTACGAAGATACTGTGCAGCTTCTCTTACTCGTGCTAATTCATCACCAACATATTTACCATTTAAAATATGGTCTTCATTTACATTAGATAAAAATGCCAACATCATAGTTTGGATTTCATCTTTAGTCTACTCAGTAGAAATAAATAAAACAGGTTCTCCTCCGCCACCAGATTTGATCCATCCAATTCCTTCCTGATAATACTTTTCACAAGAAAGATAACAAGCGTCAGCGATCATACTACGAGACTTACCTACACCAGTTGCTGCTGAACGTAGATAAAATTTATTTAATCTTGCTCCACGAGTAACTGTATTAATTAATGGACCAAATAATGGAGCACCAACTTCAGGATGTTCCAAAAGATTGTCAATTAATTCATCAATATTATTGCCGGCCTAGTAAGCATCATTTTCCATTTCAGCTACGTATTGATATTTAATTTCTTCAATCTTATCATCAATACGTTGAGCAATTTTTTCTAATGAAGCATTATCTAACCATTCTTCTTGAAGCTGTCGTTTTTTAGTGTCTAAAATATTGTCAGGATCATAAATATCGCTTACATCAAAACCATATCTATCATAGGCTCTAAGCAATGACATTTTTTTTAGACGCCCATAGTAATAATCAAATGTGGTATTATCACTATGTAAACTGGCTTCTTGAATCCATTTATTTCCTTTTTGTGCTTCATAAATAGCTTGATATTTTGGTCGAGTGCTTAAAAAATCTCCAATAGCATCTAAAGTAATACTTTCAGCACCGAGTTCATGTAATTTATATATTGATCCATATACTATCTTATGAAAATCATTATCAAAATCATCTTCAGTGATAATATATTTGTCAGTATAATCTAATAGTTTAGGATTGTTATATACACAACCAATTGTCTAAATAATGGCTGTTGTATCAATATATTTTGAAGCCATTAATCCTCCTTGTCATCCAAAAAAGAAAACAGATGTTTCCGATAAGGTTTAGGCTTAGGCCGTGGTATTATTATTTCTGTTTCTTTTGGAATATAATTCTCAACTGTTTTATTAGTATTTTTTTGTTGAGCTAACCAAATAGCATAATAGTAATTAAATGCTTGCTTATATACCCAAGGCACTATACCAATACCATCGTTTGATTTCTCTACTGGATTTTGTTTTACTTCATAGAAATAAACTAATGATTTTAAAATTCCACTATAAGTAAAATTATATTCTTTAATATAATTTTTAATTTGTTTTTGAATACGAGGATCTACATAATCAGTATGAAATAATTGATTGATATACTATTCTAATTTCATTTTATCTAAATCTTCTTTATTCATTACTTCTTCTTTACGTTCTGCACATTCAGGATGTGCATAGCGTTTAGAACTTACTTGAACAAATGGATATTTATCTCTATCAAAAGTTTTCCCACAATATAGACACTTTACATTATGTGCTATTGGTTCTCACCACCAAACATTATAATTTCTATATATATTATACTAAAAAATAGATAAAAAATCAACCCAGAGTTTCCTCTGGATTGATAATTATTTATTCATAAGTTCATCCTTAATATCATCAATAATAAGGCTTACAAATTCAGCTTGATCAATAGAGGTTTCAGAAATCTTCTTACCCTTACCAAGATACTTTTCAACAATCTTAGTAACCCGTGGTGCATAATATTCAGAATTCTTTGCCATAAGTTCACTAGCAATTTGCTGGAACTCATTCATAAGACCCTCATAATCATAAGTAGGAGCTTCAGGAGCAACTGTCATTTTTTCATCAGTGACAAATTTACCCTTAGTTTCTTCAGCTTCCTTGTCAATAGCAGCATGAATAGCATTTACGAGGTTTTCATAACTCATAGGAATTTCAGGCTCAATATATTTAAAACGGCCACCACAGTCAATAGCATCAGTGCCAGAACGAAGAGTCAATACTGACATTTGACCTGGACCCTTTTGATGAGCATAACCATAAATATCAGCCATACCAGTAATAACAGTTCGAGTAGATTGAGATAAACTGGGTCTAATAATATTTGCTTCAGTCCCATCAGGACGATTAATAGTTTGTTCCTTCTCATGGCCTAAGAAGAAAACAGCATAACCAAGACGAGTTAAGCCACGGAACACTTCATTAAATTCATCCTTAAATTTAATCCAACCCTTACCATAACCAAGATCACCCAAAGATTCAATACCATTCTGATTACAAATATATTTTTCACAATATTTTGCTGCTTCATCAATAGTATCAACAATAATTGCATCATAAGCTTCCTTTACTTCTGGACGCTTAAGATCACGATAAACCTGCTTCATTTCAGTCCAAGAAGTAATATCCGCCGCCATTACGCCAGGCAAGCAGTTATAACCTTGTTCGAATGCTAACAAAAGAGACTTAGGCATTTGAGTAGCTAAAGTAGTCTTACCAGTCTTAGGTTTACCATAAATAAAAGTAATATATCCGCCTAAATCTTTACTAACCTTATGAGGCTAAATTTTTAAAAGGTCAATAGCCATTATTTAATTTTCTCCTTTTTTCTCTAAATCAAATGGTTCAAAATATTTATTTAAAATTTCATTTATTTCTTCTCGATTTAATAAACTGTCATCATATATATTTAGTTTAGCTCGATGACCTCTAATGAGGTCATCATTATTTGGCTATTTATTAGAAGTTAAATCCTGCATTTCCATTAGAAGCTGTAGCTGGTTTTGCACCACTATTATTCTTAGTAGCAAGATATTCATCTCTACGCTGCTTAATAGTAGCAAGATAAGTCTCACGATCAGCAATTGCCTTAGTAAGTTCCTCAGAAGTATAAGTATCTTCCATATCAAATACGAAAGGCTCTTTCTGAGAACCAGTAATTACATAATCCTTATAAGTATTCTTAAATTCTTGAACTTCAGCATCGCCCCAAGAACTTTCCTTAGTAACCTTTTTTACAACAGTTCTAGAAACCTGCTTACCCCAAACTTCTGTGAGAACAGGATTCTTTTCAGAAGCTTCAAGGCCTTCAAAATAATTCATACCGCCTTCATTAAGGACTGTATAAGAAACAGGCAGAAGAGCTTTACGGAAATCAAAAGCATAACCACTAATAGTTACCTTTTCAGGAGTTTCCTTTTCGGGATTAGCTTCAGTACGGACGGCTTTAGTAATAAGCATTGTAGTCTTAAACTTGCAACGTTCAATTTCCTTCTCATTAAATGGTTCATTCACCATAACATGAACAAATCCACCTTCATTACGCTTAATACTTACAAGTTCTTCCTTACCATCACGTTCAGCATAAAACTCATTAAGACCAACAGTAGAATCAACACGAATACGAGTTGCATTTTCAACTCCATCGCCCATTACTGTATTATATTCACCATCAATAATCTTACGAAGAGTAGTAAATGTAGCATTAGTCTTACCTTTAGAGGTAGTTTCAGTTACATAAGTAAAATGAACCTACAGAACATTTGTTAAAGCATTATCAGTAACAATACTAATAGTGCCGCTAATAAAAGGAGTGCCAGGATTCTTTGAATTAGGACCGCTTTCCTTCATTTCCAGATTATGCTCATATAGATAACCTTCAATATGTGTTTCATTAACAAATTTCATTTAATATTTTTCTCCTTAATTATTCTTCAATTGTAATTTCTTTTCCTTTATTAGTAATAGCATAAACAACTGGATTATCATTCAATTTTTCTACAAATCCATCATTTACCAATTTACGCATTCCGCCAGAAACACTACGAGAACTAATGCCAAGTTCTTCAGCTACTTCGCGTGCCTTCCATGCTTCTTTTTCTGGATGCTCTTGAAGACAAATCAAAAGCCGTTTTCCATTTTCAGTAAATAAAGGATTCTCAATTTCATTATCATTACTATTTTTAAGGTAATTCCAATAGAATTCAGCATCTTCGCTCATTCCTACTGGATGTTCACAATTTTTAATCAAGTCATTTACAAAATCAATAAATGCTTGTTTTCTATTCATTTTTATTTAATCTCACTTTCTACTCTTTTATATAAATATTATATCATATTTTATATAAATTTTCAAAGTAATTAATTAATCAATAACTCTTGGGCGTAAGGAAGTGTTTCAATCCACTTACAAAATTCACGCCACTCAGGAAGACGATGATTCTTACGCTGCTTATAGATATTTCTTAGACAACGATAATTAGTAGTCATGCGTGCCGTTAAAGTAAATCCAGCAGGATTAGAATAAAGAATTTCAAGATATAATTTCTTTAACAATTCAGATATTCTTGTTGCTTCAACTGGCTTATTTTCTTTAATATATTTTTCTTTTAATGCTACTTGAGTATTATAATAATCAACTTTTTCTTTCATAATCTTGATAATTCTATCATCAACATATTTATTATATGCTTCATCAAGATTAAATTTAGTAATACGATGCATAGTAGATTGAGAACTTACAAATTCAAGGAATCTATAACGTTCTGCTTCAACCCACATTTTATTAGAACAAGTTAAATCAAAATTAACTCGAATGCCTGTCAAAAACTATCCGTGTGCTTGATTATCTTTTACACAAGCATTAATAAGAGTATCACAACGTTTAAAATCATTTTCATTTAATTCTCTGTCCTATTGGCTTTCAATGTCTACTGACATAGGATAACCCGCCGCAATAATTGACTTATCTAAATCATAAATACATACATTACTTACAATATCCATTAGGTTTCATCCTCCGATAAAGAATAGCCAATTACATTTCCAAGGCATTTAACAAGTAATTCAATTTCATCAATTAAAAACTTTTGACTATAGCCGCGTCCTTTATAACAATTAACATAATCAGCATAAGACATAAAATTTAAATCTTTAAATCCATAATATAGGGCTTTTTCCTACATCATTGCAGGATTAGAACATACAATAGTAGCTCCTGTATCTTTAGCAATTAAAAATAATCTACCTGTTTTACCAGAACCACGTTTATCAATAATTCTATACATTTTTTTTCTCCTTATTTAATACTATAACCAAATTCTTTTGCTTGATAAAATTCCTGCCAATAATCTTCTCGACTATCCAATAGGGATTTATCACAATCTTCAAGAACTTCAAAAGTAAATTGTTCCGGACCTAATTCATACATTGCCGGATAAAGCTTATTACGGGTTGGTGCTTCAGCACCTACTCCACGTTTTATATGTTGTTTCCAACGGTCAGCTATATTAACTGCCTAACCAATATAGCATTTCTAACTTTCTATATTAGTAATTTTATAAATACCTGTACGAATTTTCTAACCAATTACTCTGCCTATTAAATCACTATAAGGTTTTTCATAATATACTTTCCAAATTACTTTATTAATTGGTTCAGCACTTCTTAAATAAGGAATAATTGAACGAATTTTTTTAATTTCTTCAATATCAATTTCACTTAAATTAAGTTTATAAAACTATTCTTTTTGTTTTACTTCTTCCGCACGTTTATTAGCTTCAACAATTGCATCTTGTTTTGCTTTTGCATCAGCTAATTTAGTAAGAACTAATTTTAATTCTTTCTATTTTTTATCAATAGTTAATTCATATTGTTTAGCGGTTTCTTCAATTACTTTTAAATATTCTTGTTGATAGTTATCTTCTGCCTATTGGTATTCTTGAGCCATACGTTCTGCAGACTAAGCAAATTTTTCTGTAGCTAAATCATTTGCTTTTTGATAATATAATTCAGCATTTTTATTTGCTTGTTCATAACTATCATCAAGAGTTTGCTTTTTATCTTTTAAATAATTTATATCTTTAATTAGAGAAGTATATTCATTATTTAAATTAGATATTTCTTCATTTAACTAATTTTGTTTTTGAAGAAGTCTTTGACTTTCTTCAATTATTTTTGCGTTTTCTTCTCTTGTTTGAGTATCTAATTCAATTGTGGCTTTTAATTTATTACGCAGTCCTAAATATAAAAGACCAGCACCAAGAAGAAAACATATTACGCAATAAATTACAGTCATATTTAAAAAGAAAAAGGGCAAATTACTTTGCCCTTTTAAATTTTATATTAAATTACTCAGCGTCTTCTGCGTCAAGGTCAAGAGCAAGACCAGCTTCAGTAAGAGAGAGGAACTTTACAGCCTTATGGGTGCCATCATCAAGTTCAACCTCAGCAGGGGTACGAACGCCAAAGCCCTTGCGCTGAATAGCAGAAGTAAAGATGCCATCAACAGTACGCTTCTCAAGACCGAGAGCCTCAGCAACATCAGCAGCGGTGACCTATTCACCATTAACACTCTTTAGATAACTAAAAACTTTCTTAGTATTTTCCTTCATCATAATAAATAATAATCTCCTTAAATATTTTTTATTTTTATTGTTTTTTTTCTTTTTTAAGCATTTAGCTTATGTAAATATTCTACTAAAAAATTTTTTTAAAATCAAGAATTTTTTAGAATATCCTAAATAAGTTCATCCATAAGCATAATATCTTCCAAACTATCTACATGGCCTGAAAGCTTCATAATTTCATCTTTTGCTTGCTGAACTTGCTTCGGGTCTTCATTACGCTAAATTATCTATTCTAATTTAGCAATTTTATTAGCTAAATTTTTTAGCTCTTTTCTTTTCATATAGAAAAATTTTTCTTCCTTATTTACGAATATATTATATTATTTTTTTTGAACTTTGTCAAAATATTGTATTCAATAAACAATCCTGTGGATTTTTATCATTGCGGAATCCTTTAAAGAAGGCATGACGTAATGTATGATCTTTTACAGATTTTTCCATACATTGTAAAGAAACTACTCTATTAAGATACTTTTCAGGATGTTTTGCAAAATCAGCACGTAATTCATCAGTTAGGCCTGAAGAGACTGTTCCAATTTCTACAATGTTGCCATCATCATCATAGGCTCCAATGTGAATTGCAGTTTTCCATCCATAAAAATATCCTTTAGTAACTGGTGTATAACATCTTTCATTATCATTTACTAATTGAGGACCCCAATTAGTATTACTGCGGTTTTGAGTATATTTATAATAATAATTACCGCTTACTAATTTAGGATTAACCCAACCAGCAAAACAATGATCTTCTTCAAAACAATCATAAAAACTTGGTTCTTTTACTTCCCAATATTGCCAACTCTGAATTTCTTTACCTTCATATTCTTTAGTCGCATCATCAAAACCAATAAGAATTGCATCAAGATAATCAATTTTTTTAATTTTAATAGACGACCAAGCTGGTCTTTTGTCAGGAGCATATTGAGCAGTTTTTAATTTAAGAACTACGCCTTCTTCTCCATCTTTAAGAGCTTGAGCAGTATAATCATAAATATCTTCATAAATTGCTTTTGCAAGTTCCATAAATGGATATTGACTTAAATTAAATTTTTCCCAAATTTTACATAATACTTTATAACGAGTTAATGCACCATAAGATTGTAAATCTATTCCATTATATTTAATTACATCATGTAAATAAAAATGAACTGGATTATCTTTTTGGCGGTTAATAGCTTCATCAGCTAAACAACCCATTACTCGTGTTACATCTTTAGATGTTTTACCTGGATAATAAATTTCACCAATTAAAATTGTTCCCGTAGGAATAACTTGTAACGCTTCTTTAATATGAGGAACATTTGCTAATTTTTCAGTAAGAATGCCAGTATTTTTACTAACATTCCTACTGAAAAGATACATATGATTATTAGTTTTTTCAAACTCATACCAATATCCATCTTTTTTTAATTCAGCAAAATAATTCCCATTAATACACATTTCTGGAAACATATTTTCTTTTCCATCAGGAAGTTTCCAAATTTTCATTGCTTGAATACACTCAGCTTCAGGAGCATATTTATCAATAAGTTCTTGAGAGAAAGACATAATTTATGTCCCTTTCTTTATTTATATTATATTAAAATATTTTTTGAAATGCAAATCAAATTTTAAATTGCATTAAATTATCTAAACATTCTGCAATATATTTTCCAAAAGTAGATTTAGAACAATTAATGAAAACATCATGCTTGTCAGGGGATTCAAACAAGATTTGTCTTTCATTATTATCATACCAACATATTGACCAAGGTTCAATAGATACTATTTCTTCTCTACCTAAATAATTCTTTACATTTAAAAATTCAATATCATTTTTATAACTTTCTGAATATTTATATTCATAATCATCACAAAAATGCCTAAAATCATAATCTTTATAAATAATTTTTATTCTTTTCATTTTAAATATAATCTTCTCTTAAATTTTTGTAATTGATTTTACTCTACTATTTTTAATTACTGATGAACCAACAGCATATTTAGAACCCAATGTAATATCTTTAGCAGAAATACAAATATTGTGCTTATCGCCACCAATAAATAAATTATCTGTATCATTAATCAAAGAACCACCAACAATCGGACCAGTCATTTTATCTACCTTATATAGATTAATGCCGCGGCCACTACGTTTTTGAATAGGTAATTCACTTAATTTAACTTTTTTAGCAAATCCATTTTGAGTAAATAGTCCTAAATAATCATTATTGTCTCTTAATGGCAAGACACAGACAATTTCATCATCTACTAAGTTAATACCTTTTACACCACTGCTATTTCGAGAAGTAGATCCAATTTCACTACTGTTAAATCTAATTGCATAACCATTCTTTGTGAGAATAATTAATTGTTCATCTTTAATTAGAGAAACATTAGCTAATGCATCATTTTCTCTAATAATAACAGCAGACATACCAGTTTTCTTTTTTGTTTTAATATATTCTTCAAGAGTAGTTTTTTTAATTAAACCATTCTTAGAGGCAAATAAAACAAATTCGGCGTTTGTATCTCTATAAATAGAATACATTGTAGTAACTTTTTCGCCAGGTTCCATTGTAATCAATGCTGAAATAGGAGTTCCTGCACTTACATTTGTTCCTACTGGAATATCATTTACCAATAGACGATACATCTGTCCTTTATTAGTAAATAACATAAGATTATCAATAGTATTAGTTCTTAATACACAATAAGTAATATCTTCTTGTGATTTTATTCCCTTACCATTTTTCTTTTGGGTTTTAAAACTGGTAATAGGAATACGTTTAATGGTTCCGCCTTCAGTCATTATGACTACACATTTTTCAGGTTCTACATTAATAATTTCTTTTTCAGCTTTTTCTTCTACAATTTGAATTAATTCAGTTCTACGTTCATCGCCATATTTATCAACTAAATTTTTAAGGCGAGAACGTAATTCAGGAATAGGATTTTCACAAATGGCTTTAAGTTTAATAATTAATGCTTCAAGTTCAGCTTTTTCTTTTTCCAAATCCATTTTATCCAATTTAGATAATTTAGATAATTTCATGTCAAGAATTGCTTGTGCTTGAATATCAGTAAATCCCCAAGAAATTAAAGTCTGTTTAGCTTCATTAGAACTTTCAGATTGCTTAATCATTGCAATAATTTTATCAATCATATCTAATGCTTTTAATAGTCCTACAATAATATGTAATCTATTTTCAGCCTTATTAATTTCAAATTTACATTCTCTAATAATACAATTAGAATTAAAATCAATATATAATTTAATACAATCTTTAAGATTTAATTCAGTAGGAGTCTTATTAACAAGAGCTACTTGATTATAAGAAAATGTTGTTTGAAGATTCGTTTTAGCAAATAATTTACTTAAAACTGTTTTAATAGAAGCATTTTTTTCGCATTCAATAACAAGACGGAAGCCTTGTTTTCTATTACTTTCATTACGAATATCTTCAATCCCAGTGATATCACCAGCATCACACAACTCACCAATTTGAGTCATTAGATCTTCAGTGGTAATTCCATAAGGCATTTCAGTAAATACAATATTATTATTTTCAAATTTATATTTACCTCTAACCTTTACAGAACCATGCCCTGATTTCATAATTGCGGGTATATCATTTTTATTAATAATTACACCACCAGTAGGGAAGTCAGGACCAGGAAGCATTGGTTCTTTACCATCAATATAATCATAAATGGCTTGAGCAACTTCTTTTAAATTATGTGGTGCCCAAGAACAAGCCATTGCAACACCGATGCCAGAATTTGGATTACATAACAAATTAGGAAAAATAGAAGGCAATTCGACAGGTTCTTGTTTAGTTTCTGAATAATTAGGAACGAAATCTACACTATCTTTTTTAATAGAAGATAACATTCCTTCTTCAGTAATTTTAGCTAAACGAGCTTCTGTATAACGTTGTGCTGCAGGAGGGTCACCACCAATATTACCATTAGCCCCATGAAAATCAATTAAAGGATAACGCATTACCCAATTTTGACTTAATCGAATTAATGCACCATAAATAGAAGTATCACCATGAGGATGCCAATCAGCCATTACATTACCAACGATATTAGCACATTTAACATGAGGTTTATCATTTTTAAAACCACAATCATAAGCACCATAGAGGATTCTCTTTGCTACTGGTTTTAATCCATCAGTAGCATTGGGAATAGCTCTATCTGTATTAACGGCAACGGCATACTCAATAAAATTAGTGCCTAATTCATGTAATACATCATTATTCAGCATTATAGGTTGCCTCCTTTGAATGTTCTTTGATATAAGCTTTTCGAGCATTAACGCCTTGTCCCATTAAATCTTCAAATAATTTGTCAGTTGCTTCTATATCTTCTACAGTAATCTGTTTAATAATACGATTTTCAGGGTCAGTCAATGTTTCTTCTGTTTCATCAACATCCATTTCGCCTACGCGATTATCCAATATCACTATTGGCACTGACTATTTCTTCACTCAGGCTTACGTATTAACTGCCTTCATTGTGCTCACCTTTTTGAAATGCGTATCAATAGCATTTCTACTCCCTAACAACAGGGATAGTCGATACAGGTTTAAACTATGATATTTTTCCAATTCTAATAAGTCCATACATTCGTAAATGAACCATATGTTATTTTATTAGAATAGTCCTTATAAACTTTTCTTATATTTTCACCATTTTTACGACGTAATCTTATTTGATATACATCATTTTCATTTAAGCGAGAACGACCATTTTCACTACCTTCATTTGATGTGTTGTGTTTATGAAAATTTTTATTTTCTTCAGTAAATACTTCTGGCATAACATTTTTCCACGTTTCACCATTCCATATTTTATGAAAACCTGATTCTCCAATTAAATCTTTATAATCTTCATAAACTTTATTTTTTCGTTCGTGATTATTATATCGAGAACGAATATTAATGACATCTTGTTTAGTTAATTTATGACTGGGATGACATTCTTCAGCATTAAATTGTCCTCCAGGAGTCATGTTGTATTGGTCAGGATAAGTATTATAATATTTAATATAATACTATTCTCGTTCATTTAATTGATTCATTTTACATTCTTCTAATATTTCAAATGTAAAATTTTCTAACCCAAATTTTTGAATAGCCTGATATAATCGTTTATTAGTTTCTTTATTCCAATTATATTGGCTTTTATGTTCTTTAAATCGTTCTTCAATTTGAGTACTCTATCCAATATAAGAAAAATTATTTATTTTATTTGTAATTTTATATATACCTATCATTATAATTACCTCACTTAATTAGTAAGATAATATCATAGTTTCTTCCCACGAGATTATCTTCATTTATATTTAAATTTTATCCATTTCAAGATTTCCTGAAATGTCCAATTGTTTTTTGAAGACTACCTCGTTAGCCTATTACAATTAATAGACCCCACTGATAAGTGGTAAAGTGAGTAAGGGCCAGACTTTCTTCTTACCCTTTCATACGATTAACGATATACTTTTTACCTATATTTTCTTTACGAAATGCTTCAAGTGCTTCATCATTTTTAAGGTATTTATATTTTTTACCAATAGTAATCTTATAAAGTGGTGGCACACCGGCATATACATATCCATCTTTAATTAATTCTGGACAGAAATTCCAAATGAAGGTATAAAATAGATTTTTAATATGAGCACCATCCACATCAGCATCACTCATAATGATAATTTTACCATATCGTAAGTCCTCTGGATGATAAGTGATTTTCATATTCTTAGGATCAATAGTTAAACCAAATGCTTGAATCATAGTCATAATTTCTGCATTCTTTTGGATTTTATCAAGACTTGCTTTTTGAGTATTTAAAATTTTACCACGGACAGGCAAAACTGCTTGAAATTCATTATTACGAGCATCTTTTAAGTTACCACTTGCACTATCGCCCTCTGTAATATAAATTTCACATTGACTACGTTTCTTACTATAACAATCAGCTAATTTACTATCAAATTTTAAGGCTTTTTGTTTCTTTTCATTCTGATTGCGGACAGTCTCTCTGGCTTTGCGGGCAGCTTCTCTTGCTCGACGTGCATTTAGAGCTTTATCAGCAATAATTTTAATTGATTTCTCATTAAGCTCAAGCCATTGTCTAATACTTTCAGTGATCCAAGGGGTAAATGGAGACATATCTAATTTTACAATTCTACTCTTAGTTTGAGCATCATAACTTACTCCAGGAGTAGTAAGATTGAATACAAGATATAAGCCTTCTTGACAATCATCTCCCGATAAATTTTCTTCTTTTTCTTTTAACCATTTTTTCTCACGGAAGAATTTATTTAATTCACGAGTAAGAATAGTTTTAATTAAGGTAATATGCGGGCCACTATCAGTAAGTCCGGTATTTACATAAGGAACAATGATAGATGAATAACTGCCAGTATAGGTTAATTCAAAATCTAATTTATTCTTTCCTTCATTCTTTTTAATAATTAATCTATTATTAATTATTTCAGTATTTTTAACTGCATCATTTACTAAATCAGTTAATCCATTAGCAGAATAGTATTCTTCACCATTAAGAAGAATTTTTAAACCAGGACATAAACATACAAGAACTTTAAATAACTGTTTAATAGTATTTAAATTGACTTCAGTATGAGTAAAAAATTCTTCACTGGGTTGCCATTGTACTAAGGTACCTGAAGGGTTATTTTTGTTATTCCAATCTCCACATTCGCGTTTAACAAATTCGCCTTCTTTAAACCAGACATGTTCATATTTGCCATCTCGATAAGTAATTACTTCAAGCCAATGAGATAGATATGTGGCTAATTTACTACCAATACCATTAAGACCCAGGGCAGTTCCTTCGTATACACCATCATCATCATATTTACCAGAGGTATTTAATACTCCAAATGATGCTTCAAGAATAGTTTTACCATCTTCTCGCATTGCATTTGGAATAAAACCTTGTCCATTATCTTCAACAATAATTACATTATCTTTAGTAATATCAACTTTAATAGTATCGCCATGACCTGCTTTAAATTCATCAATTGCATTTGATACAATTTCAATAAGTAATTGAGTAGAATATTCAGTTGAGCCACAATATACACCTGGTCTAAGACGAGTAAATTCCAATGGAGTTAATGATTGAATACTATCTTCTGTATATACTTTATTACTCATTCATATCTGCTCCTTTTTTTAAATTAATCGGATCAGTTTTACCAGTAGCAATCATATCAGCCAATTCATTGCCTTTAACGCCCGAATGACCTGCTACTTTACGCAAATCAATTCTATATCCTTTTTTGACTAAGTTATAATATGCTTGAATTAAATCAAGGTTTTCAGGAATTTTTTTATCACTTTTACGCCATCCATTATTTGCCCATCCATACATCCATTTAGTGAATGTCTGATGCACATAAGAACTATCTGTATATACAATAGGAATAGATCTAGGATCATTACCATATTGTATCATAGCATAAAGAACAGCTTTTAATTCTTGAATATTATTTGTAGTATTAGTCTCCCAATGGCCATAAGCGTCAATTAATTTACCATTATCATCACAGACTACTACACCATATCCACCTTTACTATTAGCTTTGCCATTATCTTGACAAGCTCCATCAGTGTAAATAATCATAAAGAAGGTCCTTTCTGCCAATCATGAGGATTATCCATCCGATATTTACGAATTAGCTGATTATAGGTTCCTTTAAGAAATTCTTCATTTAAGATAGCTTTTGGATTAGTATGATATTTTTTAAGAAAAATAAATACTACATCTACAAATTCTTTAACGACAGGATGCATAAGAACATGTTTACGTTTTCCTAGCCACCATTCGTATTCTTTTGTATAGGTAAAATCAGAACCCATGTAAGCTCTGGCGGCTCCAAGATAATCACAAATCATTTCTACACAATCTTTATAAGGCATAAGAATTGCATTGGGATGTCCATCACCAATATTATCAATCCAGTATTCCCAATGATGTGTATTGCAGCCTTTATGATGCTGCCAAGCTTTACTGTATCCATTTTCATCTTTGCAGTTATCTATTGGGCTTCTATTACCAGTCCAATATTTACAACTCTCTTTAAATTCAATATTTGAGAATTTGGATAAGTCATGTTTAATCCCTCGCCAAGGAATCCCAGCCATTCTACAATATCTATTAACCCATTTTTTATGAGTTAAGACTGTTTTCAAATGGTTGAAGTAATTCATCAAATTCAGTCCTTTCTTTTAAAATATCAATACCATCTATAAATTGACTATGAATAATTATAATTTTATTATCAGGAAATTGTTTTTGTATATTTCTATAAAGAGATAGTGTTTCATCAACTGGAACATCTTTGTTTATATATACTAAAATTTTATCCTATTTATTTAATACTTTACAATCTATATCTTTCATAATTAGTATTTTACCATAATTTTTTTTTAAAGTCAATGAATGTATCTTGACCTTGATTTTCTTAAAATTTTTTTGTATTCTAAATATAGAAAATATCTATATTTTTCTTATATATATTATATAATATTTTTATAAAAAAATAAATAAAAAAATAAATGGAGGATTTCTCCTCCATTTATATTAATCAGTAGTATTAATTTCGAGCTTATTATCGCCAAATGTTGCAGTCCAGCTTGTAACTGTCGGATAATTTTTACGAACAAAATCAAGTTCCAGATCAGCCTTAGCTTTTGTATAACGAATGAGTGCATTCTTATAAAGATTAGTAACTTTAGTTAATGTATCATTATCACAATCTCTATCACGGACAATTACTTCAGCCATAATATCCTTATAAGCTTCAGTTTCAAAATAGCTATCCTTTAGTTCATCAAGATATTCAGCAGGAATATCAATAAAATACTTCATAATTTATATCTCCTTTTTATCTTTTATAATATATTTTATTATATTATATTCTAAAAATCAAATACCGTAATCCATATTTAGTTCTTCACTATTCTAACTATCAGTATAAACTGTTAAATCAGTAGTAGCAGTAGAATTAGATGAAGAAGTAGAAACCTAATTATTTTTAATTAATTCTTTAATTACTTCATTAAAGTCAGCATTATTAGTATAAGTCATATTTAAATACTTCTCTAACTAATTATCTAATTCTTTCATTACAGTATCATATTTAATGCCGCCTTTTGTATTTTCCAGCATACTCTTTTTATAATAAAATACCTGGCTAACACCATAAGCCGCCCAAGGCAGAGAAGCTGAAGCAGTTATCCAAGGTAAAGACCCAGTATATCCTTGAACTATACAAAAAAATGCCAAAGCAATATATAAAAGGCTTGTTATCCAAATAAGAGCTGACTCTTGAATAAGTAAACCTTTTGAGTATTCTCTTTTTGGTTTCTTCTATTTAATATACATTTTATCTCTCCTTTTGGAGATTATTTATTATTCATAATACGATAAAGAACTTGAACCATTTCTTCACGAGTCATAAATTTCTTATACATCGTATGACCTTTACCATCGCCTTTAATGTAGCCATTATCTTCTGCCCAAGTACGAGCATCAGCAGACCATGCACTAGGGTCTTTCGCGGCAAGTTCAGTCAAATAATTAGTCATAAGTTCATTAAATCTTTCTTGAGTCATATCTTCATCTTCCTCCTATACTCCTAATAATTCATTTACTTTTTCGGCAATTTCATAGTGTTTATTATATAAATAATCACCAGGGCAAGATTTATTAGCAAACCATCTATGAACTGTCATATTCTATTCTTCTGGATGACCAATTAAATTTTTATCAGCCTTCCATTTTAATGATTTAATATTATTACGTTTACAAATATCAGCAAGTAATTTAATTAAAGAATTAAATGCTGCATCAGTTACTTTATATGGAGCAAAAGTATCACTGGCAACTTCAATGGTAATTGCTCTATTATCATTAGCTCCATTAGAAGAACACCATGAACGATCTTTTTCTTCAACGTACATACCAATTCTGCCATCAGGTCCAATACCATAATTAGAAGAAGCTTGTCTCGATGTTGGTGCAAATACTTCTCCAAGAGCTTCAACAGAACATTGTCCAACTACACAGTGAATTGTAACAGTATCAATTACATGGTTACGAGGACTTGTCTTATTAGGACTAATTTTAGTATAACTTACTAATGGACTATTAGTCTTACCGTAACCATATCCAGCCATAGGATCATTATCTACAGTATCACCATCTTTGACTGCTGGATTATAAATAAATCCAAGAAATTTATAACCGGCACCAGCACCCCAGTTGCCATTTCCCTTTTTACGTGTTGCATTCCAGAATGGATTTCTACTGCCCCAACCACTTTCAGATGTAATAATTTCAGTAGGACTTATTACTTTTTCTACAATAGCTACGTGGCCGACACCATCGCTACCTTTTTTAGTAGCTCCTCCTTGCCAAACCATGCAAGCTCCAAGTTTAGGCACTTGTCCGACTGGAATACCCGTATTATTATATTCCATAAAACGTTCAGCATTAACAGGGCTTAAATATTTACAATAACCCCAATTGCCAATTTCGTTAAAACGACCATATGCATAGCCTACACAATTTGACAATACATCACATTTGCTATCTGTTGGGCTACCTTTAATAGCATATGAATAACCACCATTAGCTCTTGTAATATAATATTTATTACCTGCTTCTGGTCGTGTTGTTCTCATTTTAAAAGCCATTATTTATCTCCTTTCTCATTATATAAAATGAAAAGAAGGTTTCCCTTCTTCTCACATTTGTTCTGCTAATTCAGCAATTTTAGAACGATGAATTTGTTTTAATTCAACTTCTCCATATATATTATTATTTCGTAATACTTCTGATGCACGACGCATACCATTATTTAATCCAGAGAAATTAATATCATCAACTTGCGTTTTTAAATCACCATCAATAATGCAGATACTATCTTCTCCAATACGTTGTAAACTTAATTTCATAAGGCCGATATCCATATTCTATGCTTCAGAAATATAAATACCTGCACGCATTCCTGTTGTGTCATAGCCACGAATATCTGATAGTGGCAATAAAACTAATTTATTTTCATCAATTAATTTTTCTACCATCATTTTATCGCCAAGTTTACTACTTAATAAATTACCAATTTGGCTATCTAAAAGTTTTTCATCACGAGTACCTGGATAAAAACCTAATTTTGCGGAATTTTTAGTAGCAACAGTATTACAAAATACAATTATTTTATCAATTTTATTTCTTTCAAGAGCATTCAATAAAAATGCTAATGATAAAAATGTTTTACCTGAGCCGGCAGGGCCTTTAATCATAGTGATTTTATTATTTAAAAAACTATCAACAGCTAATGCTTGATAAGGGTCATTTTTAAATGGTTTTACATTACCAAAATAGGCAGAATTTAAATTGCCATAAGAAATAGTTCTATATGTATCACCATCCCATACTATTTTATCTATTATTTCTTTCTCTTGGTTATAAATAATAGCATATTGATTAGTTAATAAATTAAATTTATTAATTTTTAAATCTTGATATAATTCAGTAATTTCATTTTCGTTTAAAATTACTTCAATATATCCTGTATATGGGTCATGATGCTCTTCTTCTATAGATGATACATTTGATAAAAATAATTTAGCTATACATTTTAGAGTTAAATCATTAGTAATAAAATTATCAATAGGATGATTCTTATTCTATTTATTATAACTTAATGCGGTTGCTAATATTTTCATATCATTAGTTATTGACAAATCATATTTTTGTATTGGTTTTATCATTTTTTCTTTATAGATAATTACTTGACATAAATCAGGATTATCATTTAAAGTTCTTAATAACTAACGAGCTGTGTATTTTGTATTAGCATCTTTATTAGCTGATGTTTTAATATTTTCTAATTCATCTAATGTAATAGATGAAATTATAATCTATTCATTTTTATCTTCTAATAAAGTTCCTTTAGTTAATAAACTACAAGTATCATAAAAATTATATATCATCTTCATATTCAACCTCGTCTTCCTATGGTATTGAGAAACCAATTACATGTGTATTGTTATCAGTTTCAGTCAAGTTTGTGATTTGGCTGTTGTATTCTGCTATTTTAACAGAAAACCAACCTTTGACCAATTCGGCAAGATTTGCTATTAATGCTGTAATAAAATCTAATAGAGTTAATCCAACAGTAGCAAATATAATACCTAGAATAAAATATAATATAAGAACCAACTCCTTTGAGGGTTTTTATTCCTATTATTATTAATTTTTTTAATAATATATTTATTTATTCTGGACCATTTGTTTATCCCAACTTTTGGACAAGTCCTCTAATACTTCTTTAGTAGATCTAAAAGTACCATCAGGATTAGTAAGAGTAACTCCTAAATCTTGGAATAATTTTTCTTTTTCTGCGGCTTTTCTTAATCTAAGAAATTTATTTACAGATTCTTTATTTGTTATATATTCTCTTAATTTACTTTGAGAATATTTAATTTTATTTTTAATGGCAGTATATTGATTTAATAAATTGTCATATTCTGCTTTAATGCGTTTAAATTCATAAGATTGTGGATTTAATTGCTTACTGTTTAACATAGTGCTAATTAAATGTTCATAAGCTTGAATTTGGGGAATAATTTGATTGTTTTTTATGTGTTGTAGAATTTTAATTTTACAACGACGTTCTGCAATTTCACAACCAGTATACTCACTCATATAATCCCAATCATCTGGATGACATTTTGCCATTCCAACAAAAGTATTTTGTCCATCAGAAATAGTGCAAGTAGTTTTACCACTTGCTTTAATATAATTAAATATAGGTTCTCCTATCATAAAAAGAAAATCCTCCTTTTTTATTTTAGTATATAATAAAAAAGGAGGATTGTCAATTTATTTTACAGGGGCTGTCAAGGCAAATATTTTTTTTACAGATTCAATCCAATATAAAGCTGCTTCTCTATCTACAGTACTTAGATGCACTGTTGTTGTTTTAGTAAAATCATCTGGATCAGGAATTTCTAAATCCCAAATTTTAATAGGATTCATTTTATCTTGATCTAACACAATACGTCCTTGATTTAAATTATTTAAATTAATAACAATAGTTTCAAAGGTTTTATTTAATAACATAGTATATGTCATTTTTCCATTTTCATCTTCATTCCAATTGCTTACAAGACCAGCGACACTATTATCACCAAACTCATTTATATAATTTTTATTATTATGTATTTTACTTATTTTTAAATTTTCAAATAACCTAAAAATAATCTTTTTGAGATTATTTATATCATCACTTTCTGCGATACGAGAGATATGTAAATTCTTTTCTAATTCATTTACTTCTTCACTTGTACAGCCGTTGTTACAATGTCCGATACAACCTCCAGAACAAGTTCCTGAACATTGCTCAGCACAAGCTGTTGTACAAGTACCAGAGCATCCTCCACTACAAGAGCCTTCACAACTAGAACAAGAATCATCACAGCCGCCACAATATCCAGTGCAACTATCACAATCACCAGTACAATCTGTATCACATGTTCGCTTTGGACCACAGTCTACACTGCATTCTCCACAACCTGCTACGCAATCACTACCAGAACAACTAGAGCAAGCATTCTCTCCCGTATTTATTGCCGTATTATAGCAATCGGATTCACAAGCTCCTCCTGATTGTCCTGGGAGATAATTATCTGTGCCTTCATAGCGACCCATTTCTCTACTATCTCGTCCTGAATTACAAGCCATAATTATTCCTCCTTTATTAAGTAATTATATTCTTCTTGAGTAATAATTTTATTTACAAAATTATAATCAAATTTGCCAATTCTATTTAAAGCCTTTTTATCATTTAGTTTTTTATAAAAATATATAGTGGATAAACATTCAGCTTTATGGCATTCACATATTGTCGTAGTTCTATGACATAAATCTCCTGTCATCTAATAGCTACATCCAGCACACCAAGCACATCCTCTTTCTATTGGACATTCTAAGCATTCTTTAGTAGATATATTCTTTTTTGTATAATTTTTAAAAATTTCTAATATCTATTTTTCAGAATTAGTATAACCAATACCATGTTTTATATTGCCAATTATTAAAGGAGGTGCATCATTACCTAAAGAACTTTCCATAAAACGGATACAAGTATAAATATCTCCTTTCCAATCTAAAGAAAACATATTAGAAGTAGTTCCACACCATCTTTCTTCTAATTTTTCTATTTCTAGTGGAGCATAATTATTAGGTTCAAAAGGCCTAAAATAAATATCATCTTGTAAATTATTATTGATAATATAATCAGCTATTTTCTTTAATTCATTATAATAAGTTTTAATATACTCTTCTTTAGTCCAAACATTCTCAAAAACACAATTGGCATAAATATTATTAAATCCTAATTCAATCATGTTTTTTACTCCTTTAAAAATATAAGATAAATTATCTGGACTAAAAGTTATTTTAGTTCCTCCATTACCATTTTTAAGTAAATCTAATCCTGCTTTAACTGCTAAATCATAGCTGCCTTGACCATTAGGAAATAAACGACATTTATCATGTAATTCTTTACAACCATCAATAGTTACATTTATTGATGCAAATGTTCCGTATTTTTTTAAAAATTTCTATACTTTTGGAGTAAAATATAAAACTCCATTAGAACATAAACTAAAGGCATGAAACATTTGCCATGGAGAATCTTTTGGAATTTCATTTAATTTATTTTCAAAATATTCACAAATCTAATCAATTAAATCAATTTCTAATAAAGGTTCTCCTCCAATAAAATCTAGAATAAATCCAAATACTTTTCCTTCATAAAAATATGATCCAGGATTAGTCCGTCCTTCAAATATATAATCAATAAATTTTTTAGCAATTTCAAAAGACATTTTATGATGCCCTTTATTTATTTGATAACAATAAGAGCAGCATAAATTACAATCATCAGTTACTTGAAAAGTAATATTTTTCATCATTTTTCCTTCCCAATTTGGGAAAAGAGTATAAACGTAATCAGCATACTAGTAATTAGGTTCTAACATATTTTTACTCCTTTATATCAATAAAATGGTTCGCAAAATTAAATATATATTTTTTATTGTCAGGATTATATTTTAAATTAAATTTACTTAATTCTAAATTAAATAATTTATTATATAATATATAATCTCTTAAATATAAATCATTAAAAGAAAATAACCATCTAATTTTATTATGTTCACTTAAATAAGAATAACGACTTAATTTAAGAAGCTCTTCTTGGTCTACATTTACTTTCATTTATTTACTCCTTTTTCTCTATATTCTTTATTTATATTAAAATTATAAAACATAGAATAAATTTAAATTGCCCTTTTTGCGTAAAAATTGCCTTGGGCGGGCAAATCCAAATCTCGGTCGTTGTTGGGT